GAACCTAGAGTTGAACCTAGAGTTGAACCTAGAGTTGAAACTAATGTAAAAACTAAGACACCTTGGAGTGCTCCTAAAGTGTCAGCAGGTGGAAGCGGAAATGGAAACAACGGTAACAACAATAATGCTGAATTAGCTTCAGCAGAAGCAAATACTAATTTTAAAGGAGGAAGAAAAATGGCGAAACAAGCCGACATAGTAAATCTAGTTTTAAACGTAAAACTAGCAGATATATCTGAGTTCTTACATAGAGAACTAGATATAGAATTTAATACAACTCTTAAGAGCTTCGAGCCCGGAAGAGTTATGGACCAAGTGTCAGATAACGAAAGAGAAGCTATGGATGAAATAATCCAAAGAATCGTGGCATTTGGTGAAGACGGAACTTATTTAACTACAGTTCCAGCAATTACAGTATCATCATCTTTACTTAAATCTCAAATAGATGATGTAAACTTAGTAGGAATTGGAATTAATCAAGAAAAACCATCTCTTGCTAGATTCCATTCAAAATACTGTGTTCCTCATGTAGTTGATAGAACTGGTGGGGAATCAGACGTGTTCTTAGATACTGCAACTGTAGTATCATTAACTGCAATAGGACTTCTAGGAGAAAATGTCTTGAGAAAAGAAGACATTGTTACTAGAAATTCTAAATTCGCTGTAGGTATTACTTACAACGATAGAGATGGTTATACAGTAACATTCACAAACAAAAACTACAGAAGAGTAAGATAATAAAGTTATGTGTGGGGTTTCCCACACATTTCTTTTTTGCGAAAGGAGATATAATAATGCTTACAAAAATATCAGCACTTTTAAGTGTGATAGGAAGTTTATATGAAACAGGTGAGAAAATAATTACGAAAGGAAAGGAACTTCTATTTGGTAAGAAAGAAGAAGTATCTCCTGAAAGACTTATAAATCATATGTCTTCTCAGGAAAAGATACAGTATGATACTACATTTAAAATGTACTCAAAAGATGAGATAGTAAGTGAATGTCTTGCGAAAGTAAAAGAGGAGCTGTTTATGAGCTTATCTTTAGAAGAAGTGTACTCTTTAGTTGTAGTGTCTCTTTCTAAAATTGTGAGAAAGTTACTAACTATATCACCAATAAAGATAGGAGGAAATGTGAATGTTATTATTGAAAGTGAATCCGAAAGAGAAGATACAGAAGATAAAGGTTCAAAATATATTATCTACAATGGATACGAAATATGAATTTGAATATGCAAATGAGGTCTATAGCACTAAGCCATTTTATGGGGCTATAATAGGTGCAATATGGTCTATGTGTATAAATGAAACAAATCAAGCTATAGTAGGTATAAGAGATATATCACTTTACGATAAGCGTATCTTTATTATAGATGATACTATGAAGTTTATAGATATGTGTATATCTGGAATTACAGCTATGCTGTCACTTATGTATAAACACGAAGGAACTCACGTTTGGAGTTTCTATCTTGTATGCTTTCCCGATATAGTACAGCTTATTTTGTGGAAAGCACTATATGAGTTTATATACTTTTCAAGATATGCAATTTATCCACCATATAAGGAAGATATTAGAAATCCTAAAAGTGATGGTGACAAGATAAGAAATGTAATTATGTGTATTTTAGATGGAGTTATAAGGAATAAAATGGAGGTGATAGGAGATGAACTTAACAGGGAAAATTGTATCGTTAAAAGAAAAAGAAATGATATATAGTGTGTATGAAAATGATATAATCTCAAAGATATCAGAGTTATGTAGTGAGTATGGGGATTTAGCTGATAGCATTGTAGAAAAGCTTAACTATGTTGTCAAGAAAGATGATGACCCATACTACAACCCTTTACTTGAAAGGGGAATTGCAGCATTTGCTATGTACGACCCTGAGTTTAACGAAACTGATTTCTGGTCAAGAGATGAAGTAGGTGGATATAAAGAAACTTTAAAAGATGCTCTTAAATCGAGCGGATATTATATTCCAGATACCGCTGATATGGTTTATGTTGGTATAAATCAAGATGATATACCACACGGTTTAGTATCAGGACAAAAGGTGTTTGATGAATATACTGATTCTGAATATGTAATTATAGATGATTTATGTCAAGCAAGCGATGACGGTTTTAATATATGGACAGGACTTACAGTTTATATAGATGAACCTCAAACTCTTATGAACTTCTTAGACGTATTATATGACGAGTTTTTGGATGCAGTTCTTGCGAAATCTGATAAGTACAGACACGAAGCAGCGAAATACTTACCATTTACACTCGTATCTGAGTTCTTCTTTGAACCTATGTTTTCAGTATCAGGAATTATGATATCTTATCTATATAGTGTATTTGGTATAGAAAAGGAAGTAGAAATACCAAAAGCATATAGAAATGCTAGTTTATATGAAACATTTACAAAATACACTAAACTCGATATGGTATCTGAAACTCTTTTGCGTTCATATATAAACGGAGAAGAAGCACCAGAGAATATATGTAATGTATGTATAGCAATACTATTTAAGAACTATTTGAAAGAGAGGTTTGTATGAAAATAAACTTACCACTTGTAAATACATCAAAGGTAAAAGAAGTAATGAAAGACAATAATGGTATGGACGGACTTACAAATATCATAGAAGATAATCTTAAAAGATATAATCTTTATAAGATATTTAGTATCTTCGACTTTTATGAAATGAAATCAGCTCTTATAGAAGCCGCTGACAATACTGAAGGAGTTTACCATATCATTATATTAGATGAGAACGGGTTTACTGAATGGATAGATTACACAGAAGATTCAGTAAATGATTTATATGCAAAATGGGAAGGTATCATAAAAGAAGATGATATAATAGGAGATGCGGAAGGATATACAAAAGACGATTTAATAGCTAATTTATATACTATCCTACGTGAAGACTTCGGGTTTGATATGTATATAGAAGAATATGCAGTGAATATAGGACACGGAGTTAGAATAGAGTCTCCAGATAATATATACGACTTCGCTTATAGATATGTGTCGTCTTTATACAAAAACCAAATTGATATGATAAAAAATACAAAAGATGACGGAAGACTATCTACTTGGCTTGGAATGAATGCGGCTGGACTTCTAAATGAGAATAATCTCATAGAGGATATAGTTCTTATAGACTTTGATATATCCGAAGTTAAAAGAGAATATCCCTATGAGATAGATATGCTTGCGTATAACGATAGGTCATATGATATGTCTGATACTTATATTTATCTTCTTAATTATATCCTAAAGGCATCTCACGAATTTGTGAAAGGAATCCGAAATGAAACTAACTAGAAAAGGTGTAGGAACTCGTTATATTCGCACAATGGATAGTCCTGACTGGTATGAAGATACAATAAACTACGAAATCGAAAGACTAGAAAAACGTGAAGTAGATACAAAGATAGGAATATTCTTACACGAACATAATGCAGAAATAGTTAATGTCTATATAGATGATACCAAAAGACTTATAACTGATGTAGACGTTTCTGATATGGATTGCTTTGAATGTCAGAAGATGTTTATGGTAACTGATGAGCTCTTAGTCGAGCTCATCTCATATCTTAATAGCGAGAAACTATTATATAGAAATGAGTCAAAGGAACTTATAGAGATAAAAGCTAGAAGTATATATTATCTAATAGATAGAGTAGGATTACTTCCTTATAATGAGGAAGTATCAGTTTTACTCATTTCATTTATGATAAAGGGGATTGATAAAGGTGAAGTTAAATAGTAGAATTTATAACATTGAAAGAACCGCCACAATGAGAAATACAATAAGAGGAAGAATGACTGTAGATGACGCTTTAGAGTATTTCTTTGAAAACGATACAAAAATGCTTGAAAAACTCATCGACGTTTATAACTACAATATGAAAATGTATCATATATGTAGCGAAGATACAGACAATATCTTAACTGTAGAAAAGTTAAGAGATATGAGAGTTGCAGCAAAATTTAAAATAGATGAAGATGTACAAATACACAGATATGATAGACTTAAATATGCAAGACTTTGTGATATGCTTCTTACTTGTATAGCTGATGTAACTATGGTAGAAAGTCTTATAGATTTTATGCGTTCAGATGATGCTATGAGTATAGAGTCTATGATATTAAATGGCGATTTAGCACTTGAGAAAGCTGTAGAAGATGACTTTGTAATAGATGAAAGTTTCGGTAATGCTTATTATCCATTTACAGTTAAAAAGACTATAAGACAATGGAGAGAAGATTATATGACAGGGTTTGAAGAAGACTTGCCGTCTAAACTTCTTGAAAAGATATATGGAAATGATGAGTATATAAATGTAGATATACAAGATGAAAAGAAAGCAAATACAACACTTATTCTTCTAACTATGAGTCTATCTGTCGCATTCAATATACTGTATAAAAATTTTGATTTAGAAGATGACTATATAGGATTAGATGAATGGATAACTGCTTGTATGGATTCAGATATGATACCTTCAATTCTGTATAGATATTGTGTAACAACAGCGGTCGCTCATATTATGGATTTTATAGTTCATAATATATCTTGGATAACTAATGCTTTATTTATATTCGCTCAAGACAGCAAAGCATTTATAAAGTTCATAGATGAGAAAGTTGACGGACCATATAATAAAAGTCTTATAAAGAAATACTTTGATATAGTAAAGAAAGATTCGGTATAGGAGGTGTGAAATGGCAGACCATAAAATACCTGTAGGTATATGTCTTAAAAGAATATCTGATTTACTGAATCTTAACTGGGGTATACACAAACCCGGTACTGTAACTTCTATAATACTAGATTTCAATTCAGCTCTAAATACGATATGCAGAATGGAAGGACTACAAGAGTATGGTCTTGCTAAGTTCCTATCAGAAGTCACAAATATGATAAGAGATTTCATATCAGGAAATCTCGATAAGAAAATCTATGTATTATATACAAGGAAAGAAAATAAGACTTATCTTAAGGAGAAGTTAGGAGCTAAGTATCTCGACTTCTTCTACGATAAGCGTCCTGAAATATCAGACACAATAATTAATATGTATATAGAAAAGCTTGAAGAAATGGGGAAAGTTTCTAATATAAAGGTAATAGACTGTGGAAAATTCGAACCGTCTATTGCAGCATATCTTATATTATCCTTAAATAAACACGCAATAGTTTATTCTCGTTCTAAGATAATGCTAGGACTTATAGGAAGTGGTGGAACATTCTGGGACGGTACTTTTCTATATAGAGAAGGTATAGACCCAATAGATAACGCATCAGTTAAAAGAACTAATGCTAAGTATCCATTTCCTACAGGACTTCCCTATTCACTATATCCATATTATATCTGTATGTATGGAATACCAGACCACGGATTTAAAGGAAAAGCCGGATATGGTTCAGTTAAATCAAAAACTTATCTTGAAAATCATCTTCAAGATATAGTAGCTGGAACTGATGAAGAGTTTGACTACGAGACGTTTAAGTATATATCACCATCTGAGTTTTTGATAAAAGTATCAGGAAAAGATGAAGATATAAGAATGGGTCTTGTAGAGCTAAGAGCTAAATTATTTACTTAAAATATGGGTCAAAACCCATATTTTTTATGGTCAGAAACATTTTAAGTAGTTAAATTTAATAAAACAAGGAGGTTTATAAATGATAGAAAGATTAAGCGAATATGGTGCAAACGTACTTACAACTGTCGTACAAGGAAGATTCAGACAAGTTGCAAGAACTCTTGCTACTGGAAAAACTTCACTTATTAACGCTGGAAATAATAATATTATTACGTTCCCAGTTATAGTGTCTTCTGATATTCCAGATGATACAGCACTTGATATTGCAAAAGATATAGAAACAAATTTAGCATTTGCGACTAAAAACTTTATAGAAGGTGATATATCTCGTGGAGCATTTGACGTATCTATTACAGCTATTATGAGTTCTCTACCTTTTAATAGATTGAATGCTGGTACGTTTGATGCAAGAGACCCTGTATCACAAGGTTTAGTTCTAGGAGCAACTATGGGAGCAGTATCAACTGGTTCTCCTTACGCCGAAGCTGTAAGAAGAGCTGGAGATAAATTAAAAGCAAGAAATCTGTATGCCGAAGCAAACAATGATATTCAGTTTGTAAGAGATGGTGGTACAACTCCTACTATACTATCAGTAAAGATACCTTATATTACGGGTGGAGACAAAAATGAAATAAAAGACGTTGTAGTTCAACTTGGATTTGAAGGTGTTGTAAGAAAGGTTGATGTAGATGAGCTTGTAACAAGAGTAGGAAACTTTGATAGTAATAGATTCTTCAAAAACTTTATAAAACTATCAAAAGGTGAAATTTCATTTATGGGAGATTTCCTATTTGAAATGGATAGATTAAAACTTGAAGCTAAATCACAAGCTACAGCTAATAAGCTTTGGAAGACTTTAGAGCTTTACAATAGAAAAAGAGATATATTTGTAAAATCATATCCTTTTACTACTTTTGTAATCTCAGATGAAGCGGCTGATAGAATCAAAGAAAGATACACAATAGATACAAGTAATGAAAGACAAGTAAAAGCTCTTATGGATAGTTTCTTTGCATTTGCTTTCTATGAAGTAAATACAGGAACTGGAGTTATAAGAGTTATGAAAGACGGAGATGCTATATTTAAAACTTGTACTATCGATGATATAGTAAGAACTAATACTAAACTTGATAGACAAATAAAAGAAGTTATTAAAGCTGGAGGTGGAAGATAATGGGTATGATAGATATAGATTTAAAAGGTGAAATGGATATATATTCAGATAATTCACTAAGAGATAAGATATTTAGATTATATACAGAAGCTGACGACCCTCAACTTAAAGACTTTCAAATAGGACATCTTGCATTTATGGTAGGAGAAGGTATAGACCCTAATGCAATAAGAAAGATGGGTTCGTCTATTACTCAGTATAACGAAGCTATAAAAGCTATAGATGCTTCTGCTGGTAATATTAAAGCTATGAAGAACTATGAGGATATGAAAGCTATTCTAAACGGTTGTAAACTATATACAGAAGCTGTCAAGAAATCTAAGTATTTAGAAGAAACTATGAATTTAATGGAGCTTTTAGAAGAAAATGCACCTCACTTCCAAAAAGCTTACAAGAAACAATATTCAATGTTTGCTAAAACCGTTTATAGAGGACTTGTAATGTCTTTAGTTGTCGAATGTTCAGCTCTATCTATTACATTCGTAGCAGTTCAAGCTGATGCTAAAGTAGATATGGATACATATATAGATAAGACTGCTGGCTGGAAAGATTTATTCAGAAGAACAGCAGATGTTATAAATGATAAAGATATGAAGAAGTTAATAGCTGGTGCTGGAGTTGAACTTAAGGCGGAAGCTGTAGATTACTATGCTAAGTCTATCGCTAATAATGCGACTTTATATTCTGAAGTATCTTTACAAGACGTAGCTTTCTTATTTAAGTTAGGAGTTGCGAAACTTGCATATAAAATATGTGGACTATTTAGATTCTTAATCTATATGGTACTTGTAGGAAAATACACATTAGAAGCAAGACTTGCTGAAATGAAAAATGTAATGGCTTATTCACAAAAAGACTTATCAGCTAAGATGAAAGATGATGATGATGAGAAGTTTATGAATACTCTTGTTGATATGAGAGTTGATGATATCAAAACTGGTGGAGATGCTGAAAAAGATGTATCTTCTTTAAAGATAAAAGAAGTTGAAGAAGGTAAATTCTCTTTATAACATATGCGTAGCTTAGAGTTAGACATTGAAATCATTTCCTTTAATTCATATCGTATCGGGAAACCGATACGATATTTATTTATATATTATTAAATGTGAATATTCACTAACTAACTATTAGTAATCTAAGAGTATTCAAAGGAGTTGATAAAATTGTTATTAGAAGAGAAGAAAGAAGGAATTTACTTTAAGCTTTTTGATATGGACAAATATAGAGAGCAAAGAGTAGCAGAAGGAAAAGACTTCATGATAGATTTAGATTTTGATTTTCTTAAAATCTCTATCGATGAAGACAATAACACCGCTCTTATAACTGAGGATACAATATATTCAGCTAAAAGATTCGGTCCACAAAAGCATGAACCACCTATAGTTCAAGCTTATCGTTATCAATGCAAATGCGGAGCAAAGATAGGAGCAGATAATATTGGAGAGTATTGTGTAGAATGCGGAACTACAGTTAAGAAGAAAGACTTTCCAATGGATACTATGGGTTGGATAAGACTTCCTATGAGAGCATTAACTCCTCTAGGGGTTCAGACATTAAGGCGGTTTATGTCTGGTAATGCTAAAAGGGAAGGTAACAAATTTGACAAATTAATACAAGGTAAGAAGCCTTTTAGTAAAACAGATGCTTTTTATCTGTATGATAGATTTGAAGATATAGTAAACGAACACGTTAAAAAGCCAGCTTATAGAGAATGGCTTTTAAAGAATAAAGAAATGTATTTTATAGATTGTCTTCCAGTTATCTCAAGAAGATTTAGAAGATTTATGATAACTAAAAATGGGGACGTTCCTGTTATACAAGCAGATGAACTATCTATAAGATACACAAATATAATATCAGTTGCGAAGCTATTTAGAACGCTTCCTGTAACTGAAAAATCAATGCAATTCGTTGCAAAGCACTATTATGAAAATGCGGAAGCTTTGTATGAAAAACTAGCATACGAGCTTTCAGATGATAAAGAGAAAACTATAAAGGGTGAGATATATTCAACTAAGAATACATTTTCATCAAGAACTCTTATAGAACCAGACGCAAGTATTAAGCTAGGAGCTGGGCAATATTGTAGAGTAGGTGTAGATATTGTCCGTACAACACATAAAGAATTTATTATGAAATATTGTATGGACAAGTTAGGTATGAGCGTTGCGGAAGCTGATAGAATAACTAATCCAGACTACTTTATAACTAAGAAGCAGAAAGAACTTATAAGATATATTGTAAAGACGGAAAGATTATGGATATTCTTTAACCGTCCACCTACAATAGACTTCTCAGGTATTATAGCACTTGAAATTTATGATATATGTGATGAGCCTATAATATATGTAAATCCTATTATATTAGGACTTATAAGAGGAGACTTTGACGGAGACACAACTTCTAACTATGTATTACCACCAGCATTAAGATGGAGAATTTCTATGGTATGTAATCCTAAGAGATATACACTTTGGTGGGACAGAAGTATAAATGGAGCTTATGGTGGAGTTAATGACCAAGTCGTTACAGCTTGTATGTTCCTAGATGATAAAGGTAATCCAAAAGATGTAGAATTTCTAAGAAAGATTAAGAAGAAGGTGGAAAGATAATGAGAATTGAGTCAAGACCAACAAAGGTAGAAGGACTTATTCGCATGTCCTCTTATCTTGCAAGAGAGATAATCCTAGACCCTTATAGGGTTATCTCTTATCCTTTAACAGCAGATGCCCATTATGAAATATTTTGGGCATCTTTTGTAAGGAATGAAAATAATCTCGATTTATATAAAGTTGTAGCACATATACACCCAGATACATTAGTTTCTTATATATGTGATTCAGATTCACCACTTTCATCACTTGTAGCCTATGCTATACAAATGCACGCTATGCACACTGGTAAATCAATTACTGCTGTATTTGAGGAAATGTGCACACTGCTAAAGGCTAAGTATAGTATGGGTATTAAAAACTGGGGTATACAATCTGAGATGAGATACTATTTTGAACAAGAAATGGAAACGGTTTTAGAATACCTTGAGATAAAAGCTTGGTTTAATAAGTATCGTGGTAATATGAGTGATTATCTATTCTACGAGAATAGAAACGAAGCTTTAGATAATAAATATAAAATTTATAGAAAGGAAGGAATATAAATGATAAGAAGAATTGATAGACTGACGTATAAGTCAAATGTAGAGCTTATAGAGCATATTAAATCCCTAGACCCAAAGGATAAGCTGGATAAGATATCTATGCTCTCCCTTTTGATACATAAGCCTTTAGTGTATCTTGCTTGCTATGACGAAAAGACAAGAGGAGTTGCACTTTTAGAAGCCTGTCTTGTTATAAGAGAAGAAGAGGATACTGATTCTTATGAAGAAAGAATTTATGAGTTCCTAAAGGTTCTAACTACAGAAGAAGTAAACTTCACACTACTTCAAAATATATCATCTGCTTGTGAAGCTGAGCTTGAAGAAACTGCTTGGGTTTTAAGAAATTGCTTCACAACAGTATCACAAGGACTTGCAAATGATATTAAAAGAACTTTAAAGGATTTAATTCCTCAAAATATAATAGAGCCTGTACTCAAAGAAATAGATAAGCAAAATAAGGAAGCTAAAGATGCACTTAAAAATGTATTACATCTTACTGATGAGGAAGCAGAAAGAGTTCTTTATATGTCAGACGAAGAGTTAGAAAAAGAACTTGATTGTAATGAAGATGAAATAGATATGGTGATGAAAACTATTAAAGGTAAGAAATAGTGGGGTTTATCCCCACCTTATCTTTTTTGAAAGGGGATATTATGTATAGAAAGCAAGAAGCTTATGAATATGATATACATAAATGTAATATATCGGTATTCTTATCATTAGGACTTATAGATAAGGCTTTATATGATAAGCTATATAAAGCCGATAGACTTGAGAGACAAATCTATATAGGAAAGTTAAGAGGAGCAAACGAAGGTTATACAGAACTTTATCAGAATAAGGTTAAAGAGGCTGTAGAGCTATTTAAGAAGAATAATAAGTTAAGCAATAAAAATATCATAGAGGTAGCACACGACGCCGTATGGGTTACTCACAAGGTCTTAAATCTTAATATAGATGATAATATTAGATTTGTATGTAAACGTGCATCTACTTCTAATTTCTCTTATGGTAAAGTAGTATTCTATATTGATAGTATTATGGGTACTTTCTTTGTAAGAGGGATAACTGGAGAGAGTATATGGTTTTCTAAGATTAAAGAGTTTATGATGTATGCTGAAAATGATGAACAGAAAAGACTATATACTGTACTTCATAAATTCAAGAAAGATTATTTAGAAAATAAACTAGATAAAGAGTTTTATAAACCACTTATAGCCAATAAAGCTAATAAGGATTTTATAGAGCATCTTATAAGAGATTTAATAAAGTAAATAACCTCTCCACTAGGGAGAGGTTATTCTTTTTTATTTTCTACGGAGTTTCTATGAAAAAATTAATCACAAATCTTAGTCAGATGTAATTAGACTTTTCCTATCGAACTTAGATTAGGACACCTAAAAATCAATCAATTAAATTTAATATCAATTTAATGAGTGACGTGCAAAATGTGAAACCAATAGTCACATCTTAATGTTACTTAATTCCTAAGTCTTTTTTGCACTCCTCTAAAGTTTCATATATAAGTCTTTCTAAAGCTCCTGCTTCTATTACAGATGATACCTTTCTTTTTATAATAGATGTAGGAGACATGCAAGCTTCTGCTCTTACTCCTGTTTCTATACCTACTGGCATAAGTTCATCTGGAAGTATCTTAGAAGTTTCTCCTTTTAAGGCATTAAAGTATGTAACCTTATCTGAGTGAGATACTTTAGAGTAAGCACGTATAATATATTCTATTACTACGTCATCTCTATTTATTTTTCTATTAGCAACTTTAACCCCATCTTCTGTCTTTGTAGGTTCTCTGTTTAATAGTTGCTTTTTAAAATTGTCCATATTAAGTTCTACAAGTTTCGCTTCACCTCTTGCTTTATAGATTTCCTCTACAGTATCAACAAACTTACGAAGGGACTTACTCATAGTAGACTTATCACAAGCATAATATACATTTATTTCTTGTATAGTACCTGATACACCTGCTTTCTTTTCTTTAAGTAAAGACTTGTCTATAGCTTCTGTATTATTACCTAAAAGCTCATTTAGAGCTTCATCTCCACTCATCATTACATATGAGAATAATATGTCGTTTGCCGCTACTTCTCCTCTTAAATTAGTTTCAGCGTGCTTTACGATAGTACCTTTATCTAAAACTATAGTCTTTGATTTAGATACATAAGATGCAAGTTTTTCTGTAGCTGATTCTGATAGAACTGTAGCATCTTCATAGTCTTCAGGCATAGCCATAAATACGACATTCATGTGTGTTCCTGTACAGCATATAGGTTTTCCGTCAAATTCTTTAAACATGAATGAATTGTATGCTATTGGGTCATTTGCTTTTAGTTTTACACCTTTTCTTATATTCTTCATAAGTGTCATATCGTTTGCTATATATTTAGCTTTAGCACTATGTCTTTCAGTATTAGTAAGTCTGAAAGCATCATCTGTACCGTCATCATATTTTACGAATACGAAGTCTTCATTTACATCAGTTACAACTCCGTCTTTTTCCATATAATGACAAAACTCAGGAGCAGCGTGTCCTATCATCTCATCATATCCATTTGAGACATTATTTATAGTAGGGTGAAGTATTCCTTGCATATGTCCTTTTTGTTGCATATTCATATAAACCCGTTGAGCATCGTCTTTATTTGTAGTCCCGGGAGTCATAAGCTCAGTTGGAGATAACATTTGCTTTGCTGATAGCTTATCTACATCTTCATCACTTTCTGGAGCAACAAGATAACCACGAGGAGATATTATATTAGGGTCTATAGGCGTTCTCTGAACTATTCCTATTCCACCTGAATAAACTGACGGCATAGCTCTCGTTCCTGCCGATGACGGGTCTATAATACGTTTTTCAAGTGTATATCCTCTATCTAGGTTAAGTCCTGATAAACCTTTTGTAGTAACTTTAGTTTGACTGTCAGCTGATACCATAGGATTCACAACCGAATAAGTTTGAACGTTTGCTTGTTCAAATATAGCTTTCATTACAGCATCTCTTTGAACTTCAAATCTTGCAACTGTAGAACCTCTTTTCTTTGCTATATGATAATCAGCATAAGCGTCAGCCAGAACCTTATACATTACAGCCGGTATTATCTCCTCACTTCTTATTCTATAAAGTCTCATATCACTATCTCTTTGCTTTATATCTGTAGCAAGAAGCATATTAGCATACAGAAGAACGTCTATAAATGTAGTGGGGAGATTATAATGCTTTAGAACGTCTGTATTTATAGGGTCAACGAAAAGCATTTCAAATGAAGTCACATATAGTGGTAAGTTACCATTTCCAATAGACGCTATAAGCTCAGCTGTTATTCCTTTTTGCGGGTCACAGAAATCAGCAAATTTATATGGAGATAAGTCAAAGCTATTAAGTCCAGAAAGAAGCGTCATATGCTCTATATTATTAGTAGAGTATTTAACCCAGCAATCTTTAAACTCTATCAAATCTTCATGTAGTACATCTATTCTAGGTTTCTTATCAAATATTATCTCGTGGTCTACACCAGTTCTTTCCAAAACTTCATCGAGTCCATTTGTATAGCAAAGAATAAGTATTGTGGGTATCTTTCTTGACATTATCTTCATAATAGAATAAGCAACTGTACTATCTTTATTTATTCCATTTAAAATGTCAAGTTGTTCTTCTTTTATATAATCTAAGAAGTTTCTTATAAACTCTCCTACAATAGACGTAGCTATAATATCTTCTTTCGGTGATTTAATAGTATCAAGAGCTTTTTGTAGTATTATAGGTTCGCCATCTAGCTTACCTATAAATAAAGCATCTTTACTATCAAATGTATCGCCAAACTCAGCCTTCATATCATTTGAGTCAAAGTATATAAAGTTCTTATCATCTTTATATATCTTTGTGATTATCTTAGATATTCTATCAAATTCTATAGTCTTTTGTATATCTGTCTTTTCTTCAATTCTTCCAAACTTAGTGTACTTAACCTTAGAAGTTAAATCTTCTTTTTCAAGTTTTGAATACCATCTTCCGAATAAAGACTCATATCTTGTTATATATTTTCCTGATAGTTCCATAAAGGCTTTATTATAGTTAAAGCTCATCATTACAGAGTCTCCAAATTTCACTATAGGTTTTACTATTCTTTGAGATTGAAGTTCAACCCAAGTACCATTTATAAGCATCTTATTACCATTTACTATTTTAGGTAAGTGAAGTGATATATTATGTTGCTTACCTTCTGGGTCTTTAAATGGCATTCTAACTAAAGTTCTTGCATTGAATTTATTAGAAGCATCTTCTTCCTTTATACCTTGTGAGTACATAGGAAATTCATTTACTTTAGAGAAATGATTAGCAACCGATTTAATATCTTTATTTCTTACTTTATTTTCATAAGTTTTATTAAAGTTCATAAATGAGTTAGTTCCTATGTCATCTAAAGCTTCTACTTCATTATAAGAAGTCTCATCAAGTTTTAAACCTTCTACAGATTCAAGCTCATCTTCTACAGTTTCACTTTCTTTTATTTTTTGTAAGTATTTCTTTTCTTTAGCATTATAGACTTTAGTTTTAGCAAGTCTTATATCTTTCATTCTTTTAACGTGGTTTACTATATCCTCAGCATTTACTTTAGAACCTACAATAGAACGTCCTATAGATTCAGCAAGTTCTATTTCTTCATCAGTTGATTTCTCATCAGTAAGCTTTGCTATAGTCTTAGAAGCTACTTTATCTTGTATATTTTGTGCTTCTTGTTTTGTGGTTTTAACTTCACGAACTCTTATATTATCAAGCTGTCCATCTTCAGTTTTACCTACAACTACCTTATCTTTCTTAGTATTAAAAGAAGGAGATATAATACGAAGTATCTGCTCAGTTTCTGCTTGGTCTATTTCATCTTCTTTTATAGCGTCCCCTATAGCATTTGCTAAATCTTCATCTCTTAGGTTTTTCTTCTCTTTTATTCCTAAGTCTTCGTCTCTGTCAAGTCCATGTAAATCTTGCATATTGTCATCATAATTACGCTCATCGTCTTCAAGCATATCTTCAGCAAGGAAACCTTCTCCTCTTAACTTACGAAGTGCAACAAGGGTAGCGTCTATTAGCTTATCTTCCTTTACAGTATAAGCTTCTGAATATAAAGTATTAAATATATCAGAAACTAATGGATTTTGACATTCTCCATAAAGTTTTCCTTTCTCTCTTTCTTCTATTTTAAATCCTTCAGCATATCCAACTATTACAGTTTCTTCAACGTCTAGTGTAGACATTCTGAATATTCCTTGCCTTGTATAGAAGATTAGATTTACTTTAGATGATTTCATAGATTCTATAAACTTATCTGGATATAGTTTTAAATAACAAAGTAAAAGTGCAGCATTTGAAGCATTTCTATCTTTATATAAAAACTGTGTATATTTACCTTTCATCATAGGAATCTTTACATAATCAAGAGGTATAAGTACATACTTTTGATTATAAGTATCAAATGATTTAAGTTCTTCAAACATCGAATCCATGTAAGCTAAGAATCTCTCTTCTGTCTTTAGAGGTATCTTATCTCTTATTATTGTCATTCTAGCTTCTGAGTTTGATATAAAGTTATAGTTTCTAAAAAGTCTCCAATCGAATTTAAAGTTCTTTAAAAACTTAAACTTACTCATTATTCTATTTTTAATAGAGTTGTATTTATATTTTTCTCTTATAGTAAATGTACCTACTTTAGTATAAAGCATCTTAGGTTGATAGAAGCAATAAGTTTGCTCCATAGCTATTTTATTGAAGTTTACTAAAGCATCTTCTAAAACAGCATCAAACTGATAAGGTTTATCTACTAAAGGGTACACCATATTATACATATTGTATGGCTTTACATTAAGTCTATATTGTTGACGACCCATGTGCCAAGGTTTTAAATTCTTTAAGGTATTCATACGTTCCTCCTTTTAATATATGAGTGGGCATCATCTGAACTCATCAGTTTCCTGTAAATTCAGATGATAATAATTCTATAGCAATATTTAATATCTTTTCAAAGTTTATAAGGCTTGAGTCTACATTGAAATAACGAAGTATGGCAAGTCTAACTCCAAACGCTTCAGACACTATAAGTCCTACACATATCATAATGATATAATACTTATATCTTCTTACAACATGGTCTTCTGATTGTATCTCAGTTTTCTTTATATCTGTCTGATTATCATTCTTGGCTTTATCATTATCCATCTTCTTTCCAAATAATCCTAGAACTTTATTTATTATACTTCCAAAGAAATTGAACATAATAAACTCCTTTCGCCCACTTATTAAAAATGTTTCAAAACTGGGTGTTTAGGAACATTTTTGTGATATTTTATATATTAAAAGGAGGTTTTAAAATGTCAGAACCTATTAAGATAAATTACTTAATATTTAATGAAACTATGGAAGTTAATGATTCTGTCGCTTATATAGCAAACTCATATATTGCTTACTATATAGAGAAGATGACAGGTAGAGCTATAAATGATAAGGTAGTTACAAATATAGAACCATTTATGCAAAATAAGAAAAGAGGTAAGCACCCACGTTCTATTTTAGAGAAAACTCACCCTACACTATCTTTATCTTATATGCCAGATGATGACCCTACCGAAAGAGCACTGTCTACTTCTCAGCTTACAACTCCTATAAGGTACTTACCACCTACTATAACTGGAGATAAGCTTTTAGAAAATAGTGATAAGACTGACTTATCTAAAAATATAGAAGTGATACTACAGTGGTCAGATACTGAGCTTAATTGCGATGTAGCTGTTGTAGAAGAAACTTATGCACTTCAAACTAATTCTCGTAGAGCTTGGGATACACTATTTGAAAAGGATAAGGAATACTCAATGTTTGCTGAGATTAAGTTTCCTATATCAGACGAAGTATTTAACTTTTGGTGTGATACCTTTAGTTTAGACAAGAATGATTTAGATGCAGTTTTAAAACATATGCAAGAAAGGTCAGATACTAAACTTACAAGAGAAGTAAATCATCTAAGACAAAGAGAGCAAATACATATAAGAATTCCTATGGAAATATTGTTTGCATTTGGTCCTTCTGATATAAGAACTGACAATGAGCAGGACTATACAGCAGGAGCTTATATAGTTCATAGGACTTTAAATCTAAGATACAACTCTCCACGTATGTACTGGATAAATCCAAAAGAGAGATATCCTTGGCTTCATATTGATACTCCTAAGATGATAGATAAACCCGGAGAAATAGAAGTAGATAGAGTAAATGATACTTATACAAAAAACGGTGTTGTATTTACTGCAAGAGTACACAAAACTGTATTCTTTGAAAAAGATGTATTTGTATATACTCTACTTCCATTTATGGACGATTGGTTTCCTTTCTTAGAATGGTGCTTTAAGCAAAAGATACCGTATTCAGACGCTATCTATATTCTTATAAGAGAAAATAATAAAGTAGAGCAATCTTCATCTTATGTATCAACTGATAAAATAGCTATATCTTATAAAGAAGAACTTTTAATAAAGCTTTTGGATAAGAATATGGTTAATAAATCATTTGACGTAAAGATATATATAAACTTGATGCTATTTGAAAAATTCAGCGAATATAAAGAGCAGTTTATATTTACCGATTACGAATCTATCATAGATACAGCAGATAGAGGAGAAGTTAAGTTATCAGACGAACTTCTCGCAAAAATAAACGGATAATATATAATACTCCCACAACGGGAGTATTATATATTTAATCTAAATTCAAAAGAGTTTTTCTATACCTTATAGCGATTAACTTAAAATTTTAAGGAATAACAGATAGCAACAGAAGACAGATAAGGTATAGAATCTTAAGTGCTATAATTCAAAAAGGTGTTCCTAAAATACAAGAAAAATATTATGTGGGAGTTACCCCACATAATACTATCCCCGTAAGCATCTATCATATAAAAAATTTAAAGGAGGAACTGTAAAACGGTAAGTTGGGTTTTAAAAGTTCCTATTACTTTTGTTATCTAAAGACACCGTTCTTTATAATTGCTAAGAACTTAGAAAGGTCATCTAAGAATGTAAGTGAAGACGGAACATTTTCGTTCAAGTCCTCTAAATTCTTAACACTTGGGTCATATTCAAGCCTTATAGCATTTCTTTCTCCATGTATCATAATTTGCATATTCTCAACAGCATACACAGATTTTAAATGATGCTCTGCAAGTATATCTTTATATTTCTTTTGAGATATTACTTCTTCTGAGTTTATGTCTATTCCTTTTATTTTATCAAAGATAAAAGGATTGCTACGAGATATCGTTATCTCAGATGAGTAAGCTAAATCTGTTATATACACTATAGCTTCTCCTGTACCCTTTAAAGACATAGCAATAGTCTTTCTTATAAGTTCTTCGGCTCTTTGAGGTAAGTCCTCATTTCTCTTCAAAACGTTTTGTTCTAATGTTTCATATAGAGGTTGTGGAACACTACCGTCTAATGCGTATATATTTGAAAACGAATAAGCATTAGAATCCTTACTAGGTCTTGTTCCAATAAGCAAAGTAAATCTGTCATTTTTAAGCATTATAAATCATCTCCTATTTTATTATTTTTGATTTGAAGTTTTATCAGGGTTTTTACCCTTTTGTGATTCAGGTACATTATATGGTAAGAACTTATCGTATGATTTTATATGTAGTTCAGTTACACATCTTCCTTTTGCCCACATATTTGTAACTCTTTCTATCATACAAGTACCCTTTCTATTATCAGCTACATAATTCACAATCGTATAAGGCATAACGTGGACTGGAACATCATCGAGTATTACTACACCTTTAAAAGACGGATTTTTATTATCCTTTGTGATACTTCTAGTTCTTCCAGCATTTACCTTAACTGTAGGTGATATAGTTTCCTTTTTATTTTGAGATTCTTGAGATTTAGACTTTTGTCCTGATGAGTTAATAGTATATTCAACTGGACGCATTATAGCATCGAGTGTTATCTCATCTTGTATCATACTATTTTTAAATACATTATATCTAAAGTGGTCTTCGTTTAAAGATATACCGTATAATTGTAAAGGTTTATTTTTAGCTTCATATACATTTATATCTATCTTATCGTCTTTCGTTCCTTGCATAACCTTATTCATACCTGTATCGTTCTTTTCGGTATTTAGTATATAGCAAGTTCCGTCTTCTACATAGACATTGTATTTAGATTTATAAACCCCGTATTCTCTATCTATAAATTTTAAGAAGTCTAAAAATCCTTGTGCTGATATGATACAATTTTTTACAGGAGTTTTATTATCAGGCGGTGCCATTGCAAGTTTACACTTATTCTTTCCTTTACATACGTCGAATGCGTGTTTTATTATATCTTCTACTTTCTTACCACTTCCAATATTTCCAGATACTACTCCTTCTTTTGTAAAGTTTAAATCATCAAAATCAAATAAAGCTATATTAAGTTCATATACATTTTCAACTCCTATAGCTTGCTTGTCTCCTGTTGCCTGAGAAGCTTGCTGAGCCGTTTTAAGGACAGTTGAGTCAACCTTAGTCTTATCTACTATACCTGTAAACTCTCCTTGTAAATAAGACGCTGTAACGTGTACGGGTGTCATATTAATCTCACTTTGTCTTGCAGTTATATCTATTGTAATCGTAACAGGAACGAAAGGTTTATCAGGTGCAAGTTTTGATACTATATCATAATAGTCTTGTGGAAGAAGTAAAACTTTAAGTATCCTTTTCGGATACATATAATTTAAGAAATCTCTATCATAAAAATAAGACAGCACAAAAGCATCAGGTATTTTCTTATCAAGTATTGATACTGTAAACTTATACGAGAAGTCCATTTTAGTTTTATCTCCTACAAGATTTGTAGCTGTTAAAAAATTCATTTTTTGTGGCATTTAATATCACCCCGCTATCTTTAGAAGTATATACATTGTAATTGAAGTAAAAAACCATATATCTAAAACTTTTATCGCATTATCTATATATGGCGATTCCATATCTCCTTCAAGTCTTGTCAAAAGATATGCACATACTACTCCAGCATAGAAATAAAATGATATTTTTATTGAGTTCATTACCGTAATTTCAAGGGGGGTAACCGGAGCCAAATTCTCAAACATATTCCCAATCCTCCTTTACACTTTACAGTTTGTAAGCAATCCATTTCTAATCTTTATATCACTTTTAAGAGATTCACTAACAGGAATTATCTTTCCTAATTCTTCTAATACATTATCTACATCTTTTATACATAACATATCAACTATTTCCCTCATAGCTCCTGCTGTTATTTTTAAACTTCCTTCTTTAAATACTACTTTAGGAATATTATATATTTTAGATGATATTGTATTATTAGTATTCTTTAAATCCATATTCCTACCTCCTTTTACATTATTTAAAGTGATATAATCGTCATATTCGTGTTCCATACGATTTTAAAAACTTATTTATAGAATTATAATTTATAGGAGGTTTTAATATGCAAGAAGGTTATAAAGTACCCACATTTATGTATCCACAATTATTTGAAAATGAATTTATGTTTAATAGAATAGCTTACTATTTAAGAAGTATTCATTTTGATGATTACTTTACATTATGGAATAAACTGGATATAAGAATAGTACATGATAAAGATAATTCCGATTATAAATATCCTTTAGAAGATATTAATAATTATAGGGATAATTGGATACAAATAAATGGAGAAGTGAAAGATGACCATTTCTATATATCACAATATGAACTTGTAACTACTATTATTACTTGGTATATAATGCACTCAGTTAATAATACTTTATTTGCAAGAATATATAAGTTTTACTATAAGTTTAAAAGACAAGATAACTATAAACTTACTAAAGCTGATTACATACTACCAGATAAGTATCATACTATTGTATCTAATATATTAGATGCTTTAGGAATGAATTTAGAAACCTATGTAGAAAAGAAAGTAAGATACCTTTTATCTACTACTACAATTTATGATAATAAAAAGTAAATATATACTCCCATATCGGGAGTATATATTTTTAGAAGAAAAATTCTAAATAAGGCTGAATTAAAAACGAAATATTACTATTACATTTTTGACATACTTATCTCAAATAATATCATTTATTTTGTTTATATAAGTATTTACATATAGTATTACTACTACTGTAACCAGTATCGTATGGCTCGCCGCAGGCGGAGTAGGCGAAGCCGTTTCTTTTTTGCTACTGCAATATGTTGTTTATAATTTTTTATATTAATTAATAATCCATTTAGGATTACTATTTCTGTATATTTAGTAACATTTATATTATATTTTTATTTATTCTTTTGCCTTGGTCGATATTCCCACCGTTGCCATTAGTTCTTGCTCGTTCCTCGGCAACCCCTAACCACCCTCCACTCCTTGCCTTAGGGGCACCGGTCGGGATGGTTTGGGGTTCCGCTCACGCTTCAGCTCCTCGCTCTGCTCGGACAACAACCAACGTCAAGGTTGTTTTTTACACAACAGTGTTTCCACTTTTTTGAAAAAAGTTTTTTAATAAAAATAAAAAGTATTGTAACTTGAGAGTTTATGAACATTTTCGTATAATTAAGTTTAAAGGAGGATAATTAATATGAAATGTAAGGTAGTTTTAAATATTGATATAATAGGTACTACTAAGTATTTAAGTAAAGAGGATAAAGGTATATTTATATCAAATATAGTAGAAGGTGTATCATCACATTATAGAAAGCAAGGTAAGAGTGTAGAAACTGAAATAGGGATATATAACGGACATCCTTTTAATAATGATATTACTATTAGAATAAGAACTGAGAATGAGATAATAGTAATAGGTAATCATAATATAGAAAAAGCTGATATTACTTGGGATGCTAATAAGACTATACTTGAAAGATATAAAGCTCATAATGATTTGAGAAATAATGGATATGAGTTATTTGATGTGAATGTACTTATTACTGATATGAGTAAAAGAGAGAATGAACAAGCAATAACTGATAGTGTTATGGTTCTTGATAGCTTATCTATACACCCTGAAGGTAATAATGCTAAAGTATATACTTTTGTATTTGATGAGCTTATATATAAGATAGTAATGAAAGACGGTAAACCTGACCATCACATAGAAAGTGCTAAAGATGAAACTTGGGTTAAAAGAATAGCTCAAATAGTTCATTATTTAGATAATATAATAAATACATACGAAAAGCATAAATCTGTAGAAGATTATGATAAAGAGATAAAAGAGATATTCGGTAAGATTGTATCTCTTGATAGCTCAGATGGACTATGTATGGTTACTATGTAATTTTTAAAATTGACTAACAAGATAAATGATAGCATAAACATTTGGAAAAATTGTTATCTTATTACTCATGTAGAAATCATATAATACCTTGGGTGTCCCACTTTATTCATTTAGACAAGGAAAGAGAATTACGATAGAGGTAGTTCTCTTTACTTTCTCTTCTAAGAATCAGAATCCTCTTTAAGTGAGAAGATTCTTAATTACTTTTTTGGATATCAAAGTATGATACCCCATGAAGAAAACTTAATAAAATTTAATTAATGACTTAGGTGTCCTATTGTGTGGAGCTTTGAGCTCCACCCCTCAATTTAACATTTATATGGCTATTAATAGCCATGATAATGATTTTATCAAGGTTCTCTTAGGTGTCCTATTCTACCACTTGTGAAGAGAGCTTGAACTATTTGGTTCAAATTCAACTAACAAGACACATCTCGGGTGGGCATATGCCCACCTTAAAATATGCACAACACGTATTTGAAATAATTTCATCCTTTTCGGTTTGAATATTATATCACTCGTACTTAAATTTATGTAGATTATTTAGGTGTCCTTTTATACAAGTTATTTAATAATGTATGACATTGGTAGGCGAAAGCCTACCTAAATCTTTTATTACAATATTAGGAACACTTCTTTGAGTTGAAATGTCAATATCAATATTCATTGGGTGTCCCACATCTTCTTAAATAACTTTTTGTAAGTCGATAATATTCTTTATATTGTCTTCTCATAAAAGTTATCTCCGAAATATTTTGTATTTCTAAATATATGTGTGGGATATCCCACACATATATTTTTATTTTAATAATATATTGGTTCTTTAGTAGTTCTACCTTTTTTATTTCCGTTTCTTGATTCTTGCTCTGCTTTCTGTCTTTGTTTCTCCATCATCTCATCTCTAATCCTTATAAATTCTTGATTATGTTGAAGTAGAGCTTCTATTTCACTCATAGGCATTTCTGCTAGAGTTTCATATGAATACTTACCTTCTAAGATGATAACGACATTATGTAAAAAACCTATTTGCTTTCTTCCATCTTGTGAGACAAAGAAAGAATCAATAGCTCTAAACCCTCAACCCTCGAAGAGTTAATAGCTTTACACTTTTCATTAGGACAAGACCAAGCTCCAGTATCAAGCTCTATTCTCTTTCTTATATATTCCTTTTCTATAGTCTTTTCTATTATATCCATAGTAGACTTTTCTAAAGATAGCATAGTTTCTATCATTAAGTCCACTCCGTCTTCATCACTATCATAAGAAGCATCTAAGAATTCAGGATTATCCCAATTATCTTCTCCGCCTTCAAATGTGAATATATCTACCTTTTCTATATAAGACAAGATTACACAAGCTGATACAGTTTTCATAATCTCATTAGATTCAAGATTTGCTAAGAAATCAAACTTAGTATCTATAGATTGGAACTTGAATTGTTCAGGTATCATAGATGCAAATGATTCGCAAATATATGTCTTTATAGCTTGTCCTAGTGTACAGTTAGCAAGTAAAGACGGATTAGATAGAGTTACTACAACTCTTGCATCTTTATCTTTTACTTCTACTATCTTATTAGCTAGCGATTTTTCTATACACTTACCAAAGCTATCAGAAGGGTTATATTGAGCTTTTACATCATCAGGTATATCTTGTATAGCCTTTGTGAATAGTTTAGGTATATCAAGCTTTATAGTTCCTTGTGTTCCACATTTTTCACATCTTACACCATAAGGAACTTCTCCTATAGTATTTGCATAAGCCGCTGCTAAATAAATGTATCCTAAATCGTCATAAGATATATAGTTCATCATACCGTCTACAGTTATCTCATCACCGTCTGAGCACATAGGATTTGACCTTTCAAGTATAGCTTCCACTACTCTTTTCTTAGCCATTATATCTTGGCTCATTTGAGTTAAAGTCATAACTTCATTTATTATCATAGGTTGATGAATTTCAAATACTTCAAGCATAAGATTTGAGTTAGGTAGGAATACTTCTACCTTATTTCCTCTTTTTTGTCTTGAAAGTAGCTTCTTAGCTTTTGATTCCTTTGCTCTTCTATAAGAGTTTAAAGGTTTATCAGCATATTTAATATACACCTTTTTATTAGCATCTAGCATATCATTTAGAGATTTTTCTACTAATTCATCTTCTTCCTCTTTAGTTAAGTCTTTACCGTCTTTATCTATTACTGTAGGGTTAGGATTATTAGATTGAACACCAGAAACAGCTGAGTCGACTCTTACAGTTTCATCTACCTTTTTAAGTCCACTATTTGTAACTTCTTCATTCATATGAGACATATCTATATTTCCATTTTCATCTACTTTATCTTTCATATCTCCTACAGTTCCAGCTTTCTCGTCTTCTATTATAGCTTTACCTATAGATAGAAGTTTAAGATATGGAAGTTCATCTATTTCAGCATCTGTATATCCGTGTCTTCTTAAAGCTTCTATAGATGCAATAGCGTCCTTTTCTGTATACTTCATGTATAGATTTTCAGCACCTTCAAGTTTCTTATTCATATCTGCTATTTCTTCTTCATTCATAGCAGGAATTATTCCACCACGTTCTGATAAGTTTGCTACTCTTTGCATACTAGGTATAAATTTAGAAGCATCTTTTGGGTCAAATACTTCTACATCATCTAAGCTCTCACTTGCTGGAGTATTAACGCTTACAGTATTCTCACTTTTAGTTTCTTCACCAAATACTTCGCTTTCTTCTTTAATAGGAGTTATACCTTCTCCCTCTTGTAACTTCTTACCATATTCGGCAAGTGTCATTTTTTCTTCCATTAATTATTCCTCCTTATTTACTAAAATCTTTTCCATCTATTATATTAACGCCTATCTTTGTATCATAACCGTCATCATACAGTTTTACAACCTCTCCAGTTGCTAGCATTATTTCTATAACTGTAACGGATTGCTCTCCTGTTATATGGTCAGTTGTAGGATACACAGTAGTTGCTGTTATTGCATTATGATTGCAATATAGTGCTATTTGTTTTTTAAGGTCATCAGTTTGCTTCATAAGAGACTTTCCATTCATTATAAAGTGTCTTCTTCCATGCAAATCGTAACCCATTTCTGGCATCTCGGGTATAGTTCCCGGCACCATTACTATTAAATTTAAAAGAAAATTTATAATGCCACGAATATCCTCGTAGCGTTCATTTTTATTAAATTCAGATAAACTCATAGGAGTTTCTATATATTTAATCAAATCTTTCTGTGGTATTGGAACAGCTTTCATTTCAATGCACCTCCTTTAAAAATACCATTTACCCAGCTGTTTTAAAACATTTCGTTGAGAAATAGGGGTTTTGTCCCGAAAGGAGTTATATATGACTGAGAAACAAAAAGCGTTTTTAGAGCGTAATAAATATAGAAAAAATATAGGTAAATGCGTCATCTGTAAAAAGCCTACTTCTTGGAATGAAGAGAAAGGAAGATACAATAGATTTTGCTCAGATGATTGTGTCAAGAAGTATGTAGAGATAAGAAATAAAAGAATGCTTGATAAATATGGAACTACCAATCTTGCTAGTATTCCTGAATTTCAAAAGGATAAACTTATGGCTAATAGAAGTATAGCTAAAACTTATACGTTTAAAGATGGTGGACAAAAGATAGTATTATCAAATATTGAATACGGAATACTCGAATACTTAGATAATAAAGGATATACTTCAGAAGAAGTAGAAGCACCAGCTTCTGTTGTTATTCCTTATAAGTTTGAAGGTAAGAACTTAAATCATATTCCTGATATATTTGTAAAACCTTTAAATCTTATAATATCTGGAAAAGACGGACTTGATAATCCTAATATGTCTCCACACTTTATAAAGGATAGAAAGAAGAATATCGCTATCTTTAAAGAGATACTTGATAACTGGAATTTTAACTACGTTCAAGTAGAAGGAGAAAAAGAAGTAAAAGCACTCGATTCCACTTTTATCACCATAGAGAAACTCATAAAGAAAGGAAGAGTTGTAATACCACCAAGAATAGACTTCGCTTTACTATATAGTGAAGGTTGGTTTACTCCACCTAAATACGCAAAAGAATTTGAAGGAGTTGAATTTCCAGCATTTATATTAGGTTCTGGAGAAAAGGATAAATACTTTGCTCTACCTATAAGAAATGTAGAAGATGGATTTGCTTTCTTTATATTTCCACCAAAGGGATATATGGTTACAGTTAATCTTATGAGATATATAGAAAGCGATAAGGTTCAGGAAAATATAGAAGTATTCTATTGTAAAGGTGCTAAGATGACATACGATACTTTTAAGGATAGAACCGAGAAAGAATCTAATCTTTATATAATATCAAAGATTATCTTAGGTGAGAAGTTTGTAGAAGAGCACTCTATAGAAGAATGGATTAAAGCTCTTAAAAGAAAGTGTATTCACGAAGATTACAAAAAGGCATATAAGAAATCACAAGAAGCTGAAGATGAGCTTGATAAGATAATAGAAAAAGATGCTAAGAAAGATGGTGATAAGAAATGAGTATATTAAAAGAGATAGCTGAAAGTGAAATCTTTAATCCTTTAAGAACGTCTACATTATATTCAGAAGCTGCAACTAATAATGGAATGGTTCCGATATATGTAATTCTTACATCAGGTTCTTCTTGGATATCTAAAGTTATCAAAACCTTTACTCGTTCTAAATACTCTCACGCTATAGTTGCTATGAATTATTATGAAACTGTATCTGTAGGAAATACAGCTAAAAATAATGGTGTTGCTGTTGAGAGTATATTTGAGTTTCCTGAACACGCAAGAGACCAAGATATGAAGATAACTCGTAGATTTATTCCAATAGATACCTATGAGAAGATGGTTTACAATATTGAGCAATTCAAGCAAAACTATAAAAAGGTATCTTATTCATTTGGAAAACTTGCAAGATTTGCTCCTTGGATACCTAAGAAAAGAATAACTAAATATGCAAATGAAACTTCTTTTATATGCTCTGAGTTCGTAGCTTTAATACTTTCTAATATAACTGACTTTAATAATAGACTTAGAACTAATATAGGTAGAGGTACAAGATATATGCTTTCTCCAAAAGAAGTAGGAGAAAGAATTATGTCTACTTTTGAAACTGTGTACGAAGGTCCTGTATTTAGTATGCCTATGGATTTACTTTATAAAGCTGATGAGAAGTATATTAAAGTTAAGAAAAATATATTACAAAAAGTTCTTGAAAAATTAAAGGAAAATAGAAAAGAAGAAAATCACAAACAATATACTGAATCGTATATTCCGTCTGTATGGAATATCCCTTCAACAATAATGTCTGTAAAGTTGAAATGTACAAAAGACTTCGAGAGAGAAGTCTTAAATGACTTCATCAACATTCCAGATTTTTAATATATATTATATACGTAGACCGAGAGGTTAAATAAAAAATTTTAAGGAGGAATTAAAAATGACAGTAAACTTTAAGAATGTCAAACCATCAACAAGAAATGTGCAAGGAGTGTTCAGTGAATCAGTAAACGATATCATAGAACACATCAATCCGGGACAACTAGATATAGGGGTTGTTCCAAAAATCGATACGACAGGAAACGTATCAGGTTTCGAGGTATCTTTACAAAAGATTAAAGAGGAAACTCGTACTTACAGAATTGGTGAAGATACTTTAACTTTAAAAGGCACTGTTTATGGAGTAGCTAAAAATGAAGCTACTGGTAAATATGCCTATACATTTTTCCAACCAAATATGGTAAAGGTTGGAGAAGAACAAAGAAGTCTTTTGAACTTATTTGAAACTGCGAGAGACTTATTAAAAATGGTTAAAGATATGCAATATTGGTCAATACCTGCAAGAACTTTAACTGACGTTGCGAACTCTGGTATGGAAAACCCAGCATACAAGGGATTCGTAGGACAAAACTATGCACTAAGACTTTTAACAGAAGACGCTATGAAATATACAAGAGCGAACTTCTTACAATATATCGACGGGGAAATCGGTATATTCCAAGACTTAATTAATCTTACTAATGGTAAGATAGCAAGTCAAGCTAGTGTCGTACCTGCAACAACTGCGGCTGATGCTTTCGTTGAAGGTAGTGAAATAGTTGAAACTTTTACAGAAATTAACAAACGTGAAAGTTTCGGTCCAAGACTTACAGCACATGGTCCAATAAGAAGAGAGGAATTCAAATCTCCTTTTGGAACAGGTAACGCTATAAATAAAGCTGGTGAAGGTTCGGTTGAAAAACCAAGTTTCAAAGGTAGCTTAAAGAAAAGATAAAATATTGGGTGGGGTTTATCCTCACCCTTTATTTTTGGTTTTCATATCTGTCACTAACATTTTTTTGAGAAAGAGGTGATAATTTATGAAGTTTAACGATAAGGACATAGAAAAGAAAAGTTCAGATATTAATCTGAAAGTCTATGACCCAAAAGAAGCTACAAGAGAAATATATGAGTTTTTCGGCGGTAAAGACATAACTAAGAAGCACCCACAAGTTCTAAGACTGATAGCTGATTATATGACAAGAAATGCTGATGCTCTTGCTACTCCACTTCTTGAACTTGTTGTATTTGGAAATGGAGAAAGAAGAAAATTCATGCAGGCTTATGGAATTGATGAGGGTGAGTTTAGAGCATTTGCTCATACACATAGAATATTAAAACTTGGCTGGGATACTCCTAATGACCCATTATCTTTAGCCTTACTTATATCTTATTTAGAAACTGGAAAAAGAGAGTTTATAGAATTTCTAGGTATTAAATTCTTAACTGGACTTATGTATAAATACTATACTAAAAATGGTAGTTTAAATCCGGGGATAATGAGATTTATAGTATATGGAATGAAAGATAATAAACCAGTAATGTCACAAAAGTATCTTTTAAAATCTGAAGGTTCATCTTTAGGTATGGTTAAGGCTATAATGAAAACTGTAACAGATGAGTTTATTAAAAATAAATTTAAAAAAGATGAGCTTTTAATAGATGATGTTGTTGTATATATCTTGATGAGTATAAGAACTCGTGTAAATCATAATATGAGAGGTGTAAGAGATTTATATGACCAATACAAGAACGAAAGATTATATGACCAAAAGGACGTATATGATGAAGAAACTAATATAACTGTAGAAAACGAAACTATAAAACTTGCTTCGCTTAAAGCACAAATTGCTGAAAAGTTATCATTAGGACTTGACGCATCACTCGTTCGTCGTACAAATAATACTATGTATTATGAAGAATTTAAAAAGATATATGAAGAACATTTAAAAGATGTAATTACTTACTGTGAGTATCTAGTTGATTTCTATGGAGAAAAAGCTCCATCATTTTCATTTGAAGCGATGAAGCGTAACTTCGTAGGAATAGTAGCAAAAGCAAAGCATATTGATATGACGTTTCCTGAAGCAATGAAAGCTAAATATCAAATAAGAGGAAGAGAGTTCCCAAGAAGCTTTTTAAAGCTACACATAGTTTTAATATATGATATCATCGTTAAGATGAGTTAGGAGGTTTAAATGGCTGATGCTAAAATAGAAAAATGTAAGAAAAGACTTTTAGATATGTTACTTATAGCTGAAGGTGGAGATACAAAAAAGGCTGCAAATTATAATCATTATAAAGTATTATTTGGAGCTATGGACGATAATGAGTTTAAAGCGTTTCTAAAAGAGGGAGTTATGAGAGTAAAAGAGCTTCCACTTGAAAAGACTTTTACTTTAGCAAATATTGCAAAGTCTTATAAAGAAGTGCTTGGACGTAATTTAGAGGAAAGAGTTACTATGCCTTTTATGATGAATGACCCAGAAATAGGAGCACCCATATCAGACAAGAAACAGATAATACTTCGTGTTCCTGTTATAAAGCTTATGCAAACGGCTCAAGGGGAAAACCGTCACTCTGAAGATATAGTAATGAGAGATAAGACTAACCAAGTTGTAAACGGTTCAAAAGGTGCAGGTATTTCAGATAACGAAGTTGCTCAACTTCTATCTGGAGGATATGAAAAAGTTATAGAAGAAATGTTTACTTTTAGAGCAGATAATGATATAGCTAAAAAGGAAGCATATACTAATATAAGAAATACAGGAAGAACTAATATTCCTGAAGCACCTGAAGATGGCAAAGTAGCACTTAAATACATTACGGCTTGTTACTACGGTATGGGTATAGAGCCGGGATTTTTAGATAAAGATTACTAGGAGGTATAATAATGGTAGATAATAAAGGAAAATTAAATAAACGGGCGTTCAAAATGTTTATACTATTTACGGGTATAATATTTATAATGAACTTTGCAATGACTTATATGATAGCTTCTCATGCTGGAAAGAAAGAAGCTAATAGAATTAAAATGGATTTAGAAAATGCAAAGTATGAGCTTGACGTTGCTACAAAAGAAAATATTGAACTTAAAAAGAAAATAGCAGATTTAGAATCTAAAAAAGATGCGGTTATAGTTAAAAGTGGTAAAGAAATAGAAGAAAAAGAAATAAAGACTATAGGAGAGCATAAAGAAGCGAAGCAAGTATATAAACCAAAAGGAAAAGATGCTTCAGTTAAAAAGGTATTTAATCTAACTCCACTTGGTAGTGTATACCATATAAGCTTTCCTACTATGTATTATAGAGATGTAGAAATTGATATAATAAATGGGAAACTTAAGATACCTGAAACTAAATCAGAGTATAAAGAAGAGATAGAAAAAGAAGTTGAAAAGAATGAAGCTAGACTTCTGAATAAATATGCAAAATATGATATAATAATAGCTAAAGCTAAATCATATGGAAGAGATGTATCTTATATGACTTATGACTTCTTAGATGATGTATTTGATAAGGCAAGAGAATATAATGTAAATCCTTATGTAGTTTTAGGAATAGTTGCGGGAGAATCAAACTTCTATGCTAGTGCTAAAAATAAGAAATCATCAGCAACAGGCTTAGGACAAATAGTAAGAGGTACAGGAGAGTATATACATAGTAATGTACTTGGTTACAATACTCCGTATAACCACGAAAGATTAAAAGACCCTATGGTTAGTATAGAGTATATGCTAGGATATTTTAAGTATCTTAAAAAGCACGGAAGCTACGATAGAGCTATGGGAGAGTATTGTGGTTCTCCTAAATATTATGCAAATAGTTATAGAACTAAACTTGTAAATAATATGGTAGCTTTAGGACTTTCAAGGAAAGAAGCAAATAATATATTAAAAGGAAAAATAGTTTATAATATGGGGTGAAAACCCCATATTTTTTGTCTTTTGCAAGGAACACGATTTTAGATTAATTTAAAAAGGAGGCAACAAATGGGTTTATATTTAAAAGGGGAGTATGATTTAATACGAGTAAATGCTGATAATATCTCCAAGAATAATACAGAGATATTAAAGTTTATCGAAAGAATTATAAATGTGTGTACTCGAAATATGACTGAAGATAGTACAGATGTGCTCACAGATATCTTAGTAAATGCTGGAAGTATAGTTACATTAAATTCAAGAAATATGAGTTTTACTTACGATATCAAAGACAGGATTGACAATGTAATAAAAGACGGAGAAGAAGGAGAAGATGAATAAATGGCTATCAAAGAAGACTTTCAAGATATGACAGAAGAAGAAATAAAACAAATGGAAGAAATCGAGATGAAGATTTCAAATCAACTTGATGAGGAGCTTAAGAAATATCAAAAAGTAAGAGATAAAAGAGCAGAGTATAACTTAAATAGAGTTTGCTATCCTACAGGATTTATGACTATTGATTTCTTTTTAGGTAGAAATAATCCAAGTAGAGTAGACAAAGATAAGATTATTAAAAATAGAGGATTAAGAGATGGGGTTCTATTTACTATAGGTGGAACTACACATAAAGGTAAATCGGTATTTGCAATGAATATAGCGGGTAATATTGTGAGACCATTCATACAAAAAGGTATGCCATCTTGGATAGAATACTTTACTCCCGAAGAAGGTTTAGAAGCTGACTGGATGCAAGTGTGTTGTGGGTTAGGAAACGATGCTATTCGTAATAATCTTATAAGAATAACTCACAGACATAAAAAGCACACATCTATCGAAGGCTTATTTAAGTTAGTTATGGATTTATATAAATTAAAGACTGAAGCTCCTGATAAATTTATGTATGATACTATAAATATGGACGGCGAACCTACAAAGAAGTACGTTCCTACAGTTCTTGTGGTCGATTCGTGGACACAGCTTAGAAGTACACAACTTGATATAACAGACGAAGCTTCTAACACTTTCCACGCAAGAAGAAATAACTTCAATGGAATGTATTTAGAACAAATGAGACCATTTATGCTAGAAGCTAATATTATGCTATTTGCGATAGTACACGTCGGTGAAAAGATTGGAATGGACGTAACTTATTCTCAAAAGTCTTATGCTGTACTTGATAAGAAAGTTAATATCTCTGGTGGAAAACAACTTGAGTTCGAAACTGAGTTTGGTGTAATACTTAATAAGTATAAATATGATAGTGCAGCAAAACTTGAAGAAGATTTAGGACTTAAAGTTCCTGACTCAAAGACAGTTGAATGTAATGTGTATAAATCAAGATTTGCTATGCACGATGCTACAACTAAATTCTGTATAGTAGCTGACCCACTTTATGGATTTAATCCACTTATGTCAACTATAGTTGATATGATGTCAACTCATACAGTTTTAGAAGACGCTGGTTCTTATAAGTATTTAAAAGGAGACAAAGAAAATAAATTTTATAGAAAAGACTTCTTCCCTAAGTTTATGGAAGACGAAGCTTTTAGAAGAAAAGTATTTGAAGTATACGCTAAGAACTTTGAAAAGTATACAAGACACGTAGATAACCTTGCTGAAGTCACTAAAATGAGAAATATGTTAGATGAGATATTTTAAGGAGGTTATATAATGAATTTACAAAAAATTACTAAAAGGGATATTGTGTCCCTTTTTCTTGTACTAGGAATATTCGCATCAATAGGTATAACAATTTTAAATATTAATATGTCTATTATGAGACCTAAGCCACCAGTTGTTAAAACCGTAGATGAGTACGTGAATGAGCTTACAGTTTATTATATTAATAAATATCATAAAGATGTAAAGGTATTAGAAGTATCTATGAGAGATATATCTAATATACGTCTATATAAAGAAACTAAAGCAAAAGGTGTATATACCGAAAATGAACCTAGATTTACTATACTATTTGAAATACAAGATGAATATAAATCTCTTATAGAAGTCATAGTATATAAAGGAGATAGATTTATAGAAATACGAAAATAGACGTTTTTTTTTCAATTATATATAATAAATGTAGACCCAAGAGTAAACTTAAGAAGGCTTAAGAACTCATCGGGATAATTTAATACCCTTAAGGAGGTACTAGATATGACAGCAATACTAAGAGTGGAATTGACTAGAGAAATGGCAAGAAGGATTTTCAGAGAAAGAACTAGATTAGGGCTTTCTCAAAGTGAACTTGGTGACTTAATTGGAGAGACATATATGCAAGTTCACAAGTACGAGACTTGTGTGTTTAAGAAAATTAAGGTCTCATCTTTATCTAACTTGTCAAGAGCATTGAAGGTAGATATCCGTTACCTTTTATGTGAGGATTTGGTAGATTACATTTCTGAAATAAATAGTGAGATAGTTAGTCTATCTCAAAGCGATTTGGTTAAGGTCTATAACCTAATTAAAAAATTCAAATCACTAAAAGGATTGGTGTAATTTACTTACACCTTTCTTTTTTGTATACATATATAATAAACGTAAGCGACGGAAATATCCGAAAGCAAAATAAAAAATTTATGGAGGTATTTATTATGAAAAAATTAGTAAAGGTTTTAATGGTTATGGTAATGAGTTTAATGTTTGTAAGTTGTGATGCTTATTGTGCTGGTAGAAAGAATCAAGATGTGGGATACGCGAGTAATGTAGACTACAGTTATTTATCTTCATCTGAATATCTTAATTACGTTAAGTATTATATAAATGATACTGAAGCGTGGGATGTTAGAGATTTCAATGAATTTGATTTATCTATAACTAATAAGGTATTACAATCTACTTATAAAGGATACAGTATTGGAGATACTGTAGCTAGAGTAGATAAGTATGCTGATAGTATTGGAGTTAGAAGACACTATGTTTATATGATATACTTCAATGACTATTCCGGACAAGTAATGATTACTTGGGATAGAATGGCTATATTTATTCCATTCACTATTCAAGGTGATGATAAGATATTAATATTAGGACAATCTAAAGATTTCTTACAACATATCGCATCTATCAAAAACGGAATAGAAAGAACATATGGTCCGCAAGAAGCTATTCAATGGTATAACAACCAAATCAAAAGAGTGGACCACGTTGTAACTTCAGTTCAATATCAAAGTCAAAATTTTACAGACTTTGCAAAAAGAGCTAGAGAATTAACTGGAAATTAAAAATACTGGGGTGGTTAAACCCACCCTTTATTTTTTATCTATATATTATATATGTAGACACAAGATGTGTTAATTTAAGTTTAAAGGAGGAAAAGTAAATGAAAGAATTAAAGACAACTCTATACAAGGAAATTCCTGAATGGAATGAAATGCTCGATAGGTTCAATGGTAAAGGTAACATAATACCACACGAGGGTATGGTTTCCAAAAATAGAGGTAATATGTTCTCGAATGCCTCGAACCAGTATCGTCCAATAGAGAACGGTGAAGTTCCAATAGTAGATACAGCATACTCGTATGATATTCTTAAATCTACTAAAAATATATTTGCCGAGAATAACTATACACTTTGTAAAGCTATTCCGAAGTATATAAATGGAGAATATTGTGGTGTGACTTCGTATATTCTATATGATAAAGAAAACGATGAATTTAACTATATAGAGTTCCACGGATATGAAGAAACTGGAGCTGGCTATGGAGTTAAAATGATAGATGACTTATCTTCGTATAAAGAAGGAGATGAAATACCAAAAGACGAATCTATCATACGTACTAATTCATATGGAGAGGATATGGAGTATAAATGGGGAGTAAATGCTTTATCTGTATTATCTATTGATGTCAAATCTATCGAAGATGCAGGACTGATTTCTACGAGCCTAGCTGAAAGATTTGCTGGTTGGAAGTATCAAGTTACGGAGGAGATAATAGATGTCGATAATGATATACTAAAGAATCTATATGGAACTGATGATACTTATAGACCTTTCCCACTTGTAGGAGAAGATATACAAAATGATTTACTTTTAGCAATAGCAAAGCAAAAGGGAGAGTATCAAAGAGTGAAACTCGCAAGTGGAATGGATTCAGTTAATAAGAATGACAAAAGAGTATATGCAAGAGGAAAAGTAGTTGATATAACTTGTAGACAAAAACTTGGAGAACAATGTCAAAATACATATCTTGCGGGACTTATAGAAGCTACTAGAAAGTATGAAAGAGAGGTACTCGATTCCTTAAAAGAATTCTATGAAAATGATGAGTATTCTGAATCTAAATTCTCATATGATTTTATAGATAAGTATAACTTCTTAAGAACTATCTATGATAAAGAAGGCGGTTTTAAATATAAGAAAATACTTTCAAAGAAAGCAATAGTTTTAAAGATTACAACTGTCGATAGAGAAGTTCCTATAAATGGACAAAAGATTACAGGTAGATGTGGAAATAAGTTCACAGTTTCTAGTGTATTTAATAGTGGTAAATATTACACAAAAGAATATGGAAACCTTGAATATCTTGGAAACTGTCTAGCACTATTTAATCGTGCTATTATGGAAGTTCCGATGGAAATGTTTCAAACTTATATCACAATGGTAATAGAAAGATTTATAAGAGAGAAGCTAAAGCCACTAGATGAAATGAAAACTCATATCTTAAAGATATTATCTATTATGGATAAGAAGATGTATGAAGCTTATAAGTATGAATTTGAAAATGGCGGATTTGAAGATTTTATAAAAGACCCACAAATTCGTTGGTATCAATCTACTTATCATAGTGGAACTACTATTGGTACTTGCTATGAAGCTCGTAACTATATGAACTCTGTAGGACTTAACGTAAAAAGAACTAAAGTTTATATGAATACAGAACATGGAGAAATGTGTTTAGGAGAAGCATTTGTATCTAAACTTTTTGTAACACCTTTGAAGCAAGTTGCTGAAACTCAGTTGTCTCTAAGAGCAAAGGGTAGCTTTGACTCTCGTGGTATTATATTAAGAACAGGTGAAAGTAGAATAAGAAATACACCAGTTAGAAAATCATCGCTTGTTGCTGACGTTCAAGTGAACTCACTTCACCCTGATGATTTGAAATACATAAATTCTATGACAGAGCAAGAAAGTATACAAAATGTAAATGCTCTATTTATGGCTATGGGTGTTAAATTAAACAATCCTAATTTCAATGATGAAGAATAAGATATTTCGCCTATATATTATATATGTAGGCGAAAGTCATAATAAAAATTTTAAGGAGGAATTAAAAATGACAATTAGAATGACAAAGAAAAATGCAGAAATTGCAAAAGGAGCTGGAACAGCTGCTCGTGAAGCTGTTAAAGATGCAAAAGCATTAGAAGAAAAGAAACAAAAGGAACTACAAGAGAGAGAAAACGCAATACTTTTTGAAAACAAAAAACCAAAAAATAGTGATGCTGAAAGAATACTTAGAAAGCAAAAGGATAATTTTGGTGAGCTAACTTCTTTAGTTGTAGTACCGAGTGTTGATAGCGGTAAAGCTGTTCATCTTATTCCAGAAAAGGACTTGAAAGATATTGTATGGAACAATTCATCTCATCTCGTATTAGAAAGTAAATATAAAGATTTTGATGTAAGAAAGGTATGCTTTGGGTGGGTAGCTCATAAAGACGCTCTATATCCAAGTTATGATTTATCAGTTTACAGTAAAGACGGTAAGCATTATGTTAAATCTAATACAGAAGAAGGTATCGCTATTCCAATAGAAGAACTTAGCTCAGTTCAAATACATTCAAGTAAGATGGGAATAACATATCCTGATGAATTTGATATATCTAATACACTTTCTTGGAATGGTATAAATATAGTTCCGGGAAATGGCTTGAAGTTTGTATCAGATTTAATACACCATAATGTAGTAGATTTAGCTAATCTAAAACTATCAAGAGATTACACAAGTAGTAATAAGATAGCATCGTATGTTATATATAATATTGCTTCTGGTAATGATATATCAGAATACAGACTGTCTGAGCTTATGGGAGTTTCTGACATATTTGGTGGTGATATTGATGAGTATATAGAATTTAACTATGTATTCACAGAAGGTGATATAGACCCTATGAACTTCAACTACATAAAAGAAGCTATAAGTGGACAAACTTTCTATGTTCCAAGAGAAATGGTTTCTCAAGCAAAAGCAATATGTAATGCTATAGAAAGTGATAGTGTAACACTTTCTCAACTTAAGAAATTATCTCATATTCTAAAGGTTAAATTTACAGTAGTTCCTGAAGAATATGTATCAGGAACAGCTCTTATTAAATTACCTAAAGTAAATGACGGTAATAAAGAAAGATATGAAGCTACAGATATGACACAAAATGAATACAAGCTTCTATCTGAAGGTGGAATGGAAGTACCTATAGGTGCGTATGGTTTTGCTGAACTTTATGCGGCATTTGAGTCTGGTAACTATGAATCTAAAGATGTACAATACTTAGTAGATTTATTAAGAAGATATACAGCTTTAGACGAAAATAATAATAAATAATTACACAAATTTTAAGGAGGAATAAAAATGGCAAGAAATTTAAAGAAAGAAGCGGAACAATGGGTAGCAGAACAACTTGAAGGTGGTTTAACTTGGACAGATAATAACCAATTAAGTTATCTTATAACTGGTTTAATTCAAGGTGGAGCTGTATTGCATGCTGAAGCAAAAGATATAGATTCGACTATATCATTACAATTCAAAAACGTGAATGGTATTCCAAGTATCAAAAGATACAGCGTTCAAGATGAAATGAGAATACCAGAAAATATTAAATTAATTATAGCTCAGTTCAAAGGAGCTACTTCAAAAGATTATATTGATAGTCTTCTGTATGACTTAATGCTTATTGAAAATAAGCTAATGGAAGCAATAGGAATTTGTATAGAATCTGGAGAAAATGTAGATTTCTTACAATCTGAAGGATTAACTTACAGATTGTATACAGACCTTGCTAAACAAGAGGCTGCAATAGGTCCATTAAGAATTGCAGCATTTGTTGTAACTGATGAACACGGAGAGCCAACTGTAGTTTACAAATATTCAACCGATAACTCAGTTAATATGGCGTTCAAATCTGACGTTGAACATACATCAGTTTTATAATAAGATTGGCGAGTTAAGCTCGCCTTTCTTTTTTAGAAAGGAGCTATAATGAAGTTTAATAATAGAATAAGAGAGAAACTTTCGATAAATTCTATTAACCCTATGGTTGTAGATAAAGAAAGAAGAGAACTTAAAACTATAGTAGTTGATATATTAAAGACTGTAACTGGAGTAAGACTTTATGGTTACAGAATGCTTCCTGTTAATTTAGAGGAAGATTTCAGAATGACAAATGTGGATTATATGCACAAGACAAAGACAAAGGAAGACATATATATAGATATGTCAGATGATGTTATATCTTGTATGGAATGTTGGTTTTTACTATCCGAAGATAAGGTTTCGGATAACACCATAGGACCGGGTAAAGCAAATACAAGAAGAGAACTTTTAAGTTTGCCTAAACTTGAATGGTATGATGAGCACTTAAAGCAAGAAATACTTACATATGATTTAAATATGATGAGTACTGAAGAAGAACCACAATCTCTTTTCATAAGAGTGAATTTGTACATTCCGAGACTTATAAATAATGTAATAAGACTTAATGGAAATCATTATTTCAATAAGTTTCATATACAAGATAGTATATCTCTTACAAAAGAAGGAAAGCTTAAATGTCAACATCCAAGCTATGTGAGTTACTTATCTGTAGATAAATCTCCAAATACTGGAGAGCCTATATTTATAACTAATATATTCTCAAGTAACTATAATCCTTTGCTATTCTTAGGAAGAAATCCAGAGCTTACCAAAAAGGATGTAGAGAAGATACTAGATATAGAAGATGAAGATAGAAAGGCTGAGTTTGCTCAAATCTTAGAAAATACCATAGAAGATTTAGACCACTGGGATTTAGAAGATATGGATGTTGAAAATGTAAGAGATAGTATTCCACCAACTGACGTTGTTGATAGTTTGTATAGATACATAATAGCTACAACTTATGGTGGTACTGAAGAAGTAATATCACTTCATACATCTCTAAGAGGTAAACTTAGAATGGAGATTAAAAAGGGACTCAAAATAGCTGGTAAGAAAGCGAAAAAGCAAAACTTGAATACATATAAATCTAAGATAAATGTAGACCCAAGAACCGTGTGTACTATTATTAAGAATAATAATCAGTACGCTATCACAAAGTCTGCGAATGAAGTTGATGTATACAACTTCTTTGGTTATATCTCAAATATAGAAGATGACGCTGAGATAACTCGTGATAGAAGTTTTAGAATGGACCAGCTAGGTATAATAGACCCAATAGGAACTTCAACTTCAGATAACGTAGGACTTGCTGGACTTCTTGCGTTTTCTATACCAGATGTACATTTATCACATAAGGAAGGTAAGTAACTATGTATAGAGATTTTATAATATTTATGCTTGGTGTACTTACCTCATTCATGCTAATTATCATATTTAATGAAATTAATGATAGATATGGTAATACACCTAGTAATAAAGAAAAGAGAAAATATATAGAGGACAGAATGAAAGATGTTTGTGACGCTTTAAAGATAGCATCTTCAGAGGTAATATATACAGGACACTATTCTATTATAGACAACTACCGTGAGTATGCGGGATTACAACTCGAATGGTTAAAATCCGAAGATGTTATGCGTCACGGAAATGTAGAAGATGTAATGAGATTAAGACGTGAATGTCTTGACTTATTTTCTAATAGTATGAATCGTTCATTAAGAAGTGTAGTTTTAGAAGATATAGATGATATTACGTGGGAAACGAATAGACTATCTTCTACATATGATTATAAGATAAAGTTCTACACAAAAGCTTATAGAATGTATATATCGTGGCTTAATAGTAATGACCTTTTGTGTGAAAGTAATAGCGAAAGAGAATTATATAAAGCTAAATTAGAGAAAGCTATTTTACATTTACAAAGTATAAGATAATAGGATGAAATACTTGATAAACTTGTAGGAGAATCTAGTGAGATAATAATAGAAGCTGACGGGACTGTAAGGTTCTTATTTGGGGATAATAAAAAGAAAGAATTAAGTTCCGAGCAAACTAAGTCAGAATCCGTTAGGAATGTGCAGGAAACTGCCATTCTTGACAAGGTAGGAGATGTAGAAGGGTATAAGTTTCAAGAATCCGATAAAGAGTTTTTAAATACACTTTCTAAAGAAGCTTTAATTTCAGCTGTAATAAATAGAGATAATATCATAGAGAATATTAAAGATAATTTAGAAAAGCATATAGGCAGATATTCTTCATTGATGTCAGCGTTATCTATACAAACTGATGATAACGATACTAGAAATGAGTTAAATCATTTGAGTGGAGAAATCTTAAACTATAACTTTAAAGAATGGAAGGGGATAAGAAAATGACTAAAGAAAAAAGAGAGGCTATTATAGAAGCTATGAGAATGAATACGGTTAAACTAACACAAGATACAAATGAAGTTATAATACCTTATCTTGAAAAGCAAGAAACTGGAGAAACCGAATTTACAGTATCTATAGATGAATATAACTCAATACTTATGGATTATAAGTATGGTAAAGGAAGTGAATACTAATGCTTCTAAGAATTATATCATCGACGATAGGAATTATATCTATAGCTATGAGTATCTATACTCTTATACGTGTATACATTCAGAGAAAGCGTACACAAAATGCTGTAGATAATATGGATAAGATAATTGCTGAAATTGAAGAAGACAAAACTAAAATGGTAGATTTACATAAAGCTCATTTAGAACTCGAAAAACTTATGGACGAACTTGCAAGTGTAGAAGATATAAACCCTTGTGTATTAGAAGATATAGAGAACTTCAAAAGTAAGAAGCCTTTAAAGTTTCATAAAAGTAATGATGAGCTTTTAGATGCTGTCATAGATTATTGCTTTACTGAGATAAAAGATGATAGTAGACTCGATAAATATGCTAAGGAAATAAAGCTATATGAAGAAACTGATATACAACCAGTATGGGTAAAACTTAATATAGATATGAAGAATTATCTCAATGAAAAACCTTTAGAATATTATAAAGATGAAAAGGAATTATTAGATGCTATAGTTTTCTATTATACGCATGGTAATAAGGAGGAAGAAAAATGACATACGGAGAAGGATTGATTAAAGGACTTATGAGTTTAGGCGGACTTGCAATTTTGTGGTTTTTAGTAATAAAACCATTTGCTGACGGATTTGCTAAAAATGTAGAAGCTAAGGAAAAGAAAAAAGAGGAAAGATTTAAAGCCTATGCTATCTATGATGAAATGAGAGAGTTATTCTCTAATATTAAAATAGATAGGGCTACTAAAGAGGAAAGAGTAGGAATTAAGAATAAACTTAAGTTCTATGAGAATTGGCTTAAATCACCAGAAGCTTTCTTTCTAGTTAAGAAAGAAAGAGTTAAATGGATAAAAGATATTAGATTTGTATTAGGAGAATAAGGAGGAAAATATGGTAACAAAAACTGATATGATAGTGTATCTTGGAGCTGTTTTTACACTTGTGGTGATGGTATCTCTTATGCTTATATCTCTTATAAAAGCGAGATATAAAAATATAATGGAAGCTAAGAATAAAGCAAAATACATTCTTGATAGAACGTCTGATATTTACAAGACCCTATCGTCTGTAGATTATGATAAATTGAGTCACGATGAGAAAGCTGAGTATAGGTCTTATATGAAAACTCAAAAAGATTGGATAGAAAGTGAACGTTCTATGAAGTACGGTGATATGGATGAACTAATTACTTTAAAATTCTTCATACTATCTAATTACTCTAAAGCTAATGATAAAGACTTAACTCTTACAGTCCTTGATGATATAGATAGATATTTAGAGAATCTATCTACTAAGCTTATCTATGATGATTATGAAAAGAAGTTTGCTATTAAGTCTTTAGATAAATATATGATTTGGCTTAAAACTTGCGATGATATTCCTGAAGCAAAGAAAGTAGCTCTTATAGGAAAATTAGAAGACAAGATAGATAAGCTAAGAAATATGTCAATATATTATGTATAAATTAATATGGGGAGAAATCCCCATATTCTTTTTTTTTGTAATTTTTCACAAACACCCCACTAGAGAATAAAAGTATAAAGGAGAACATATTATGGTTAAACTTAAAAGAATAATACTTGTTAATTTTAATCGTTTTGTAAAAGGAACAAAAAGAACTAAAATAGATATAGAATTTCCACAAGATTATCACACTATTATGATAGTAGGAGATAATGGAACTGGGAAATCAACACTCGCATCTGAACTTAACTTGCTTCCGTCGATTTCCGACGGATACGATATTGTACCTTACGAAACTGGTGAGAAGATTGTGTATTTTACATATAATAGCGAAGATTATAAAGTTCATTATATATATAAACCTAATGGAGAGTCACATTCTTGTATTGCTGACCTTGCTAAGATAGAAAACGGGAAGCAAGTTCAGATAGTTGAAAGTTCATCAGTTAATGAAGTTAAAGCTCGTATTAAGCAGATGATAGGACTTGATACAAAACTTATGAAACTTGCGTATCTTAATTCTGAAGACAGAGGTATAGTAAATATGAAATCTGGAGCAAGAAGAGATTTCATGCAATCTATATCACCGATAGGAGATACAAAAGAACTTGTGAAAGTTATATCTGAAAAATACATTCATTCTAAAAAGACAAGAGAAGCAAAAGAAAAAGAACTATCAAATCTTCCAAGTTCTGAGAGTTTACTCATGGATAAATCAAATACTATGGCTGAGATAGCTCAACTTAAGAATTTAGAAAATAAAGTAAAAGACGAGAATGTCTGTATGTCTGATGAAGAAGTATTAAAGCTTAAAATGCAAGTAGAAGAACTTGATAGAGATTCCGATATAATAACTAAGATAAGAGATATAATAGATGAGTATAAGATACTTACAACTCTAGGAGATTATATGTCCGCTAGAAGAAATGAAAAGTCAAAACTTCAAGGAGCATTAGAGCTTCTATCTAAAAATATAGTAGATGCTAACTTAAGACTTGCAGAAAGTCAGATAGCATCTGAAATAGACGTAGATGTAATAAAGAAAGAACTTAATAATCACGAATATTTATCTATTAATAATAAAAGACATTTTACTACAAACGATAAGCTATCTTCTTTTATATTAGGTTATAATCAGATTAAAGAGTTTCTAAGTAATATAGAAGACATTTCTAATTTTGTAGATATGAAAGATGTATACAATGAAGTACACACAAGTGTAGCACCTATTAAAGCTTTATATAGTGAATTAGAAAATAAGATAGAAAGACTAGAAAGATTAAGAGAAGAGAAATACGTAGCTGATAATCTAGTTTCTCCACCCGAGTCTTGCAAAGATGAGACTTGCTTACTTAGAAAAGAGTTTATAAATATGAGGGCAAGACTTGAAGAATATGAAGCTATAGTAAAGGATATACAAGATAGTAAAGAAAGATTATCAGAAGTTAAGTTAAAGCTTGACAAGTATGATACTCAAGTAAATGCACTATATAATATAAAACTTGTATATTCTATTATAGAGAATAATGATACTTTATCTATACTCGGAGATTTTCTAAAATCAAAAGATAACTTCAGAAGATACTTGCTTAATGGCAATGCTTTTTCTTTTGACGGTATTGTTGAAGATATAATATATGTATCAAGAGTTGCTATATCTTATTTTGAAAAGAAACAAGAGTACGATAAAGCTATCAATAGAGATATAGTTGTAATTAAGACAAACCTTGATACTTGGAACGTAGAATATAAGGAAACTCTAGCTAAGATAGAAAAGGTAAATGAGAAGATGCCAAGAGTATCACAAGATATAGAAACTTCTGAATATTTTAATATGTCTTTAAATGATATGCAAGAGATACAACTCTCTATAATAGAAGATAGTGTATCCATAAGAAATATCATAGCTAAAGATAAAGCAAAAAGAATAGAGCAAGCTGAGACTCAAGAGAAACTTAAAAGAGTTGAAGAAAATATAAAAGAACTTGAAGAAAGTTTAAAGAAAATAGATTTTAATATATCTTTAAGGGAATATGTAGAAGATGAACTCAAAAAAGCCACAATAGATGAAAAGGATAGTGAAAAAATAAGAGAGACTTTAACTAAACATTTACCAGTTAAAGTTATGAGAAGAATAGTTCTAAACCTAAAGGAAATTACTAATAACTTCTTAGAGCTTACAGACATTCCTTATAGAGTTCACGATTTTACAATAACTGAAAAAGATTTTATAATAAAGGTTCAAAAAGATGAGTTTGTATCAGACGATATATCTAAGATGAGTGATGGTGAGAAGGCTATTATGGCTCTTGCTACAACTCTTGCTTTAAATAGCGTCATGATACCAAATTATAATGTCTTTATACTTGATGAAATGGACGCAACTCTGTCTAAAGAAAATAAAAGAAAGTTCTTAGATATAATAGTTAATTTTGCATCAGTTAAAGACTTACAAGTATTTGCTATATCACATAACGAATACTATTCTGCAACAGAGGCTGACAGCATAGGGGTTATAGAAATGACTTCTGTGGGGGACTTGAAAGTTATACCGTATTTAAGTTATATATAATATATGTAAGGACAATATAGTCTAAATTTAAAAGGAGGATATTATGAGTAATAATGTTTATGCTAAATTTTTGGAAAATGGAAAGGATATTATATTTCACATAGGTAATACACCTCTTCGTTTCAAAAGAGCAAGAAGCAATGGGGGAATGACATCTCCCACTGCGGTATCTGTTGTTAATGCTCTAAATAGGATGCTTACGTGGGTTAAGCAAAATAGAGCACCGTATGAGTCTGAAACTGACACAGACTACAGATACATAATAGGACACTTGTTTGAACTAGCAAAGTCTTTACAGACTGATACAATTCAGAAAAGATGTTCTTATATGCTTGAAAACTCAAAGGAGTTATACGGAGAGAAACTGTCAGCACATGCTGTTAAAAAGAAATACTTTACGAATGTTTTAAATAGATTCGCTAAAGATGAAAGAATAATAGATATTATAGACAGATACACGCATGCTGTAGCTGTAGATAATATTCAAGGTGGAGACCAAGAAGAAGCAAGACTTGCAAGTTATGACATATATACATTCTCTATGCTATTCACTTTCTCTAGGATATTTTATATATCTTATCTTACAGTAATGGATGCAGGGGACTACGTGTCTATGATTTCAGATGTTATATTTGATACATCTCAAGGAATGGAAGAATTCCCAAATGGACTTTCTGATATAATACTTAGAAATACAATAATGAAGTATTACCCAGAATCTATAGGAGCTATAAGAAAGAACTTCTTTGATAAAGTGGCATTTGACTACTTATCGCCTTATATAGATTCTAAGAAACTATCAGACAAAACTATCATAGATAAATTTGGTATAGTTGGAGTTAATATGCCATATCTATATCAAAAAGTAATCTATGAAATGTTTAATGGAATACACAGAATTGTGCCGTCTCTTTCAATAGAAGCACAGAAAGCTTCACGTCTTGCAAGAAAAGATGATGAAGATAAAAATGATGAAAGAGATGATTTTGATGTGAATTCTGATATGGACCCAGCTGAAAGAAAGTTCTATTTTATGAAGATAGCAAAATACTTATCAGCGACTCTAAATCAAATTTTGCAAAATACTTTAACTAACTTCAAACCTAGTTATTCTATGAGAGTAGAAGGAGCTGATTTGAATGCAGAAAAAGATGTATTTGATGCTCGTATAAATGAGAATAAAGAGAACTACGAGTATATGATAAGTATAAGAGATGAAGCTGTAAAAGAAGCCGTATCTCTTACTGATAATGGAACTATAGCTATGAGTCGTAACTTTCATATTCAAAAGCACAACTTAGGCAAGTTTTTAATATCGCTATATCTTAATATGAGATACTCTATATCAGAGCCTGTTAATATTATGACTATGAGTGATTATAAAGCTATGGTTATACACATATTTGATTTAATACATAAAGACTATGAAAACCTAGCTCTTGCTTTATTTGGTAAGGTTTACTCATCTGTAAATAACGCTCAAGTTACACTTGCTGATTTCGGAGGAACTATACCTACATTTATAGCAGCGAATGTAGACGGTTGTCTATCTTCTATAACTCATATAGTTGAGAAGAAGTATTTATATGAGCTTAAAGTGAAGGTAGGAAATACCATGCAAAATAAATCTAAGCCTGTTGAGATAAGAGATGAGTTTATAGATTTCTTAAGTAATGCTCACAAATATTTTAAGCAAAAACCTACGATATCAGAAGACTTAGATTTTAGTAATGTAAATTATGATGAAGATTGGTCTTCATTTGATATAAATAAATATTTTTAAAAGGATATAATAATATGAGAAAATATAAAGTACATAAATTTGAAATATATACAGCAGTAGCACACAAAAATGATACCGAGTTCTTTAAAAGTATGTACACGTCTATATTTGGAAAGGATATAGTCAAAGCTATATTGGAGACATATGATAGTAAAGAAGTAGATATTCGTGTTATAAGAAAGGTATATACTGATGAAAATAATGAAGTTCATCATACTAAAGACTACGTGTTTACAGGACTTAAAGATAAAGATACCACTCTTACATATAAAGGCTCATATATACAGTCTAAGGATAAACTAGATTTATCTAAATGCTATGCGGTAGATAATATACTTATGCCTGTATACTATGATTATATGAGAAATCCTAAAAAGTATAGTATGAAAGAATGGACAAAGAAAATATATAAAATAAAAGATGATTGCACAGATGCACTTATATGGGAAGAGATTAAGGAATGCTGTAGCTCTTCCCTTGTGAATGATATGTTTGACAATCCTAATCTTCTTGACGTTATAATGCTAGAGTATACGGCTGATGATATATCAAAACTTGTAGGAGTCGATATAATGAAAGATATTGGAGCTACAGATAAAAACTGTATGTTCCTAAACTTTAGAACTTGTACAGATGGTGAAACTTCTGTAACTTCAAGAGGTTTATCAATTACGGACGCTTACTATGACACAGCACTTGAGTATGTAAATACTAAAGTAAATCCAGTTTTAGATAAGTTTAGTATTCCAAGATATATGCACGAATGTGATGCTTGGCTGAGACTTATTCGTATAGTAAGAGAAGAGATATATCCTATAAAGGATAAACTTAATATAGAAGGAGATTTAGCTAAAGGTGTTTATGTATCATCTTTACTTGAGAGTAAAGCAATAACTGATGATATTAAGAAAAGGATTCTAAAGAATATAGAAGACACTGAAGTTTATATGAGAAATTTAATAGATAGTAACCAAATATTTAATTAATAAATTTTAAGGAGGAAATGTTATGGAAATAGTAGTTAATACACTAATTTTAGCAAATGTAAGTGAAAAGTTAAGAGAGTTTTTGAAAAATGATAAGTATGAGGAAAAGCTTAAAACCGCTTATAAAAGAGAGGTAGAGTATCAAAGAAAGATATATTCTACAGGAAGTAAAGCGTTCTACGACGCAAACATAGATAACGATATGGTAATTCTTGCTGTATCATATCTTGAACTTAATAAAGAAGATAAAACTTTAGCAACTAGCAATTTTTATGCTATAAGCTATCTTGACAAAAATGGAGAACTTATAAAAGACGATGAAGGACTTTACCATATCATAGAAATAAGAGACTTCGGAGAAATTATAGATATGAAAGGATATGATAAATGGAGACATACTATAAATCCTGAAAGTAGCGACGACCAATACAAATATGTATTAGGCTCGTTCTTTTATGCTTGTATAAAAGACTTACTTGAAGGTACTGAAATGAAGGATTTATACACTTATTCTGATTTCGTAAAAAGGTATAATATAGAAAGAGATGTAGCTATTCGTATGGAAAAAGATTTATCTTCTAAAACTATGAGAGATATATTTGCAAAGCTTGTGGATTTAAGAGACAAGAGAAATAAATACTCTTATGTCTTTGATATATTTACTGTACCTTTAGATGAATGGGTAGAAGCTGCAACTGCAAAGAAAGAAGAGCTTTTATCTGAAAAGTATAGAGACTACTATGTTACAGTATCTATAACAAATGACGGTGTTCACAACTCATCTCTTGCTATGGGTATAGATAGAAAGAATAAAGAAATAGCTGAGAAGAATCCAGAAATAAATGATATAGTAAAAAGATACAGTTTAGAGTTCTTTGAATACTTTTTGAAATTTGAATGTATGGATGGTATATTTATAGACTTTGCAGATATTGCTTGGAAATATCAAGATAAGCTAAGAAAAGGTAGTACAGATATAAGACGTGATACTCCAGATAAAGGTAAAACTAACTTTAATGATATGTGTTTTGCTTATGAAGGTAATCTATCTGTAAATTCAAATGATATAGAAGACGTCTATAAGATAGTGACTGAAGATGAGAAAAGAAGACTAGGTTCCGATATAGAACTTATTAAATCTATATTTGATATGAGAAAGGTTGGTGTATTCTAATGCTATTATTTAAAATACTTCACTACATTGCTCTTATTATAGGTATCGTATTCGCATTAGTTATGATGATAGATTACTTTATGGTGCATCTTAATTCTAAAAAGGAAAAGACTGTATTTTCGGTAAATTTAGAATTCTTTATACTTACTTGTATGTGGTACTTTATGATATATACAATTATTAAGTATTTAGTTGAGCTTATTTAAAAGGAGATACTATGAAACCTAAAGAAAAACTGGTATCTATTCTTATGAATAAATTTAATGCAAGAAGACAATCAAATGGTGTATGGTACACCATTTCTTGTCCTTTTTGTGGAGATAGTCCAAACCCACATACTAGGCATTGCAATATAAGAGTATCACAAAGTGATGATGCTTTAATAGTTCATTGCTTTCAACTTAAGTGTACAGCGTCCGGTATTATGAATAAATCTCATCTTCTAAGAATGGGAATACTAGATAGCGATATTACGGAGTTTGTGGAAAGCAATAGAAGTATAACACATGAGCTTATATCACAAGAACTTACTACAGAGATTAAATACAATATAGAAACTAAAGAAGATAGCGATGTTCAAAAGTATTTCTACAATAGAACGAAATTAGAACTTAATATGAATACAAAGAATAAATACAGAATAGTTGAAAATCTACGTTCCTTTGTAGAAATAAATAAAGATATATTACCAGATTTAGTTAAAGATAAACTTTTAGATTACAATGTAAAATCTATAGGTTTTCTAAATCCCACTGGAACTAATATACTTCTTCGTAGTGTAGATGATACTAAAAGATTTATGAAGTTCTCACTTCTTGATAATTCTAATATGTCAAGATTTATAACTCATAAACCATATACTATAGAAAGAGCTAATAATTATTTAGATGATAATTCTTATATTACTATTTGTGAAGGTCCATTTGACCTTATAAATACCATGGAGTATATAATGCCTGAGAATAAGGGTATATGGGTTTCAGGAACGGTTACAAATCAAAAAGGCTTTATAAAAGCTATAACTAAGTACAATCCTTATAGACACATAGTTTACATTGCTGATAGTGATGTAGATGACAGACTTATTAAATCCTTCTTTAAGGATATAAGATATAGAGTAAAGGATATCTACGTTGTGAGAAATAAAGCATATAAAGATGTGGGAGATATGACAAAACCTATGGATATTTATAAATATGAAATATAATGGTGGCATCACGCCACCATTTATTTTTTTTTAATCTTCTTGAGCTGGTGTAAGAGGAGTAGGTGCTGGTGCATATTTAACCATAACCTTTTTAAACTCAGTATCAATAGTTTTAAAGAAGTTCTCTCTAGTCATAGTTTTTAAATCTATTTTATCTTTAGGAACTTTTCTCCAAGCTGAGTTTACTCTGTATCCAACTTGAACTAGCATTCCACCCATAACCATTAAAGCTTTAATGTCGTTATAATCTACATCAAAACTATCAGTATCTGAGAATTGCCATTCTATAGTTTGGTTAGGGTCTATTTCCTTTGTAATCTCAAGTACAGCTTTAGCTTCCAAGAAACGACTTCTATCGTTTTCTCTTACTCTTTGATGATGTTTACCACCTTTTTTATCAAGCCACTGAAAACCTAGCTCAAATCTTTCATCTCTCCATTTATAGCTCATATCTACAATATAATCATGAAGCTCATCGGGAGTTGCACCCTCATACCATTCTTTTTTATCTTTATTCCATCTAGGTTTTAAAAGCCATTCAGGAATAGGAGTTGATACTATCTTACCTGTAGCCAGTTCAAGATATTGACCGTCTTGCAAGTCGACACTTCCTGAAGTTACACGTTCTTCCGCTGTCATCTCTCTTATGCCACGTTTTGTTCCGTCAAGACAAGGGAAATCATACCAAGTATCAGTAACTATCATAGAATTATCCCAAGCATCATAAAATCTTTTTGGGTCTTCTTGAAAGTCTTTTAGTGTATATGGTTGCGTTGCTATATACTTTCCTGTGGCTGAGTATATATGTATTTTATTTGGTGTATGTTTCATTTCAGTCCTCCTTATCTCATAGGTATTTTAATAGTCACATTTAAGTAGTAGTCTTCAAATAAGTGCTTATTAAAACCTACAGCCAAACCTTCAAAGTATCTTTGAATTAAAAGAATAAATGCGTTATGATTAGGGAACTTCGGTTCCATTGGATTAGTTCCAAATCTTCCTTCTCCTATAACATTATTATTCTTATCTCTAGTTTTAAGCTCATTATAAACGTCATAGTTTACCGACATATCGTCCATATACTCAAGTGAACCGTCTCTATTTTTATTTCCACTAGGAGTAGGTCTACTTGAAAGTCCGTCGTATTTTGTAAGCGGTCTTACATCTGAAGTATACTGATACATAATTCCAAAACCAAATTTCTTAATTCTAGTCTTTCTTTGATGAGTTTGACTGGAACTATCAGTGAAGTTATATTCATCGACATCTATAAAATCTGGCTCTTCTTTATAATCGTATACTGAAACTTGAGCATACTCAAATAATAAATCACTCTTCTCTATACCTTCTGGAAGATTAGCTACAAATCTTAAATAATCCATTTGCATATTCTTTAAAGGGTCTTCTGTTTGTCCTTGTGGCGGTTGTACAAGTAAGTCTTTAGTGACCTTTATATTAAATCTTAATGTAAGCTCATTTTCAGATTTAAGTTTATATTTACCCTTCACGTATCCTATACCTTCGATATTATCGTATCCTACATCTTCTAAAGTATATACTGCATTCTTTTTAACATATGCGTCAAATATTTCTTTTTCTAACTTTCTTTCAAGTTCTCTTTTTACGTGAGTTTTTGGAAGCTCTACAAGCCATTTATTTTTAAATTTTACTCTAGGTTGACTAGCTAAGAAATGCCATTGAGATGACGAGTTTGTAATATCAGATTCTGGTACAACCATACGTAGTTGATAACCACCGTCGTATTTTGAATTTTCTCCAAGACATTTTATGACGTCATAATCTTTAAGCGAGTTAGCATAAGGTGCTATTTGAATTGCTCCTACACTATTTGATATATATTTAATATCTGTAGGAAATACGTCAAATATTGTCCATCTAGCATCTGTATACATATCATAAGGCTCTTTTAAAGTTATGATACCAGTATTTGCATCAAATGACCAGTAAGCTCTATCGTATTGCTGACCGTCTATAAATAATGTAGGATTGTATAAAACGTCTACATTCGATTGAATAGTCACAGCAGTTCTTTGAAGTATACCAGATTGAATATGTACCGCTGTATTTTCTTGCGGTACTATACTTCCAGTATGTCCGAGTTTAATATCTTGTACAAGTTTTAGAAGTTGATTAAAGATATTAGCAGAAGGTATTTTATCTATACTATTTTCTGTCATAGATTGAGTTATTTGCTCTTTCTTTACATACTTTTCTAAATCTTCCATAAGCTCTTGCCAAGTCTTTAATCTATCTCCAGTTTTATACCCTATACCATTTATTATCTTTTCTATAATAGCAACAGCATCTGGATACTCAGCTTTATATTTTGCAAAGTTTATACCTTTATCTAGTTTACCAGCCATATCCTCTTCTTTTATCTTACCAGATACTTCGATGATATTTGCCCATAAACCATTTCTTATTTGTATACTTTCACTATCTTTTCTAGTTTCTTGTACCTTTCTTATATGCCAAGTTTCTTCTCCACTATCATCAGCGACTGTCATTACAGTTCCTAATGGTTCATCAAGCTTTGCTATATCCGGAGTTGCTACTTGTACCACAAGTTGTCTATTCTTTAAATCTTCTTTAGTTGCCATATTCTTAATAGTGTAAGCTGCAAGTTCAACTGGTGTATCTATATGAATTGCAAACCACATAGAACCGTATTTCATATAAGCGTATCCTAGTTCCTGATAAATATAAGTTGGATATTCTTTTTGAAATCCACCATTTATAGTTTGGCTTAAGTAGTACATTTCATTAGATACGAAATCTTCATCACTTAAGTTAGCTTTAGCATTTTCTGGTACTTTAATATGTCCAGCCGAATATATAGTAAGCCAGTTCTCATCTATAGGAATTGCTATATTTTTAGCTCTATTCTTTAAAGTTGCTAGTTTCCATTTATTATCTTCTTTATCAAAGTATACAGCACTCATAGGTGGAAAACCATGATTTGCTTGATAATAAGTCCAAGATACAGATTCTTCATTATTAGAAGAACCTAAAGGAATTATTAAATCTCCCGGTGTTAAACCTGATGCTGCAAATGATTCTTTTGTAACTTGTCCTTTATAAGGTACAAATGAGCCAGCGTTTGGTGATTTATCTCTTAAAATAAACTCACCGTCTATTTGAGTAGGTTGTACCCAAATACATTCATTTTTATAATAAAATCTTACAGATAAATCTACCTTATTACCTATGTCCTTTACATAAGCATTATCTTTATCTATTCTGTGATTTTTGTAATCCATATGATATCCAAGTGAGTGTCTATTTACAGACTCTCCATTATCCATATGTAAAACCATAGAAGTCTCAAATATGTAGTTTGTGGGTTCTGTTGGTTTAGTTGCTGTCATATCTGGGTGAATACAATAAACCAAATCAGCAGATTCAGCTTCTGTAAATTTATCATAGAAAGTTTTAGTATCTTTTGCTCTTTGAGCTATTTCAGTTTCTAAAGATGTAATTCTTGTAGTATGGTCTGCAAGAGTTTCTTTAGTTTCTTTCTTAAATTTAGAATAGTCTAAATAAACGTCCTTTACTGTAACTGTGATAGGTTCTTGTGTGACACTATCTTTTTCTCCTGTGTATATTATACAATTTTCTCCATTTGTAACTATTCCTATTTCTTTAAATTCTGTAGAAGTTCCTTTCGGTACTCTTACTTTTAAAACACCTGTAGGTATATTCTCATTAGGAATTCTTTTTGCTGTATCTAGTAAGAATGAATGTATATCTTTAGGCTCTATTCCTATCGCCATAGTGGAAGCGATATAGTTTATCAAATCTATATATCCTGCACCACGAAGTGGAATCAAATCGCCTGATTTAACTTTTATCCACGCATAACCTGTCTCGCTATCTATAATAAGCTCCCCTACAACAATATCAGCTTCCGTATAGTTTCTATGCTTCTTGTCATAGGGTATAAATGCTATTCTTTTTATATCAGACATTTTGCTACCTCCTTATATATTAATGTAACTATTTTCCTTGTTTCTGACCCTTTTGCGTACAAGCTAACAAATTATATGAAAAGTATACCTATTTCAAGGAAAATAAACATAGGTGTAGATTAAAACAAAATAAATTTTAAAATAACTAGGAGGTATAAAATATGTCAGAAAATACATTCATGAAATTGTATCGTGAAGCAACATTACCACAACATGGAACATTATACGGTGGAGTACCTGAAGCATCTGAAGCCGACTTAATGGAATCATTCATGGCTTATGCTGAAGCGTCTGCAAATATGGAAAGAAATGGTGTTTTATATGCTGAAGCTACTCAAGAATTAATGGATTCTAAAGGACTATCTTTAGTAGGAGCTATTATGTATGGAGAAGCTGAAGGTGGGTTCTTCAAAAAGATTATAGCAGCTATCGTTAAATTGTATGAAAAAGCAAAAGACTTTGTAATCAAATTATTAGGAAGATTCAAAGCTAACAAAAACTACAGAATGGATATTCAATACATTAAAGATGTATTAGACAAAGTTTCTAAACTTACAACTTTCAATGAAGACGATAAAATAAGTTTTAAAGATTATGCTTACGAAGCTATATCTAATATAATTATGGGTACTATAGGAAGTAAACTAGCTAAGGGTGCTACAACAAGAACTAAAACTTTACTACAAATTAATTTAACTGATAAAACTGGAGAAACTGTAACGATTTCAAAATTAACTGAAGAACTAGAAAAGATTACAGATTTAAAATCTGCTAGTGAAGGTGCTGGTAAAACTGTTGAAGGGCTATTTAAAGATGTTCAACAAGCTAGACATATGAGAGACGACGAATCATTAGTCAGATACATATACGATAGTGCTATAAAAAATGGTGGTATTACTGACCCTGACTTAAATGGTGCTATATTCGGTGACACTTCAACTCAAAAACCAGCAGAAGCTATTGCAAAATTATGGGATTCTAAAGCTGACACAGTTAAGAAAGGAGGAGATATACCTAAAGCTATAGCTAAATTAAATAGTGCGGCTAAAAATATCGTATATGATGATATAGAAGACGCTTTAGATAAAGGTGTATCTGAATATAAAGAAAAAATCGACGACTTGAAGAAATTAATGGCAAGAATCGAAAATAAAGCCGAAGGTATTTATAATGACCGTACTGATAAAGAAAATGAAAATCAAAATGTAAAAGATAACGCGTCTGCTCTTATGAGAATATCTACTGTGTACTCTACATACATGACAAGAGTTTCTACAGCTGTTGTAACTGCATTCAACACAGGTAAAATACAACTTGATAGATTTATCGGTTATGTAAAACCTTTATGTACATCTTTAGATAAATTGAAAAATGTGCAAACTTCTACAGCTAAGGAATAAATTATATGATAAAATAATACCCTTCGGGGTATTATTTTTTTTTATCTTATAAATACCTTTAAAACAGCGTTTTAGATTAAAAACAAAAAAAAATGGAGGTTTAATATGGATAATATAGTAAATTTATATATGGAGTCTGTAGCTGATATTGATAATAGTAGCAGACATCGTGATATTGAAATTCCTGAAGTTGATGAGCTTGCTATTTGCGAAAGTTATATGGCTTTAGAAGAAGGTAGAGTAATGCTTGAGATGTATCAAAGAAGAGAAATAATGTATGCTGAAAGCGTTGGAGGAATATTTGCGGCACTTTTAGTATTCATAAAGAAAGCTATACTTATTATACTTAAAATGGTATTAGGAATAAAAGGACTACTACTTTTAGTAATTATAGGACTTATTATGTATTTCAGAAGAAAGAAAGGTAATGGTATTTCTTTCGGTGGTGGAGGTGGTGGAGGCTCATCTTCTAGCACACCTAAATTAAAAATAAGGTCTGAACTTATGAATAAAGTTTTCGAAGGAGCGACATTGTCTACGATAAGAGATAAATACAGCAATATGAGCGAACCAGTCGTTTTATTAAATGATGAGAGCTATAATAAATCAAATGCTGAGTTTAAAAAGATTGTATCTAGTGACAATGACGATACTTTTCCTAAATTCATATTAGAAACGGTATTAAATGCACCGGGTATATTACTACTATCTGCTGCAACTCAATTAAATGTGAATAGATATATCGGGAAAGTCGACGGTACAGCTATAGGTGTAAGTTCTAATATTGCAAATACTACAAAGTCTTTATATAAAGATGTGCAAGAAGATTTAATAGCTTTACTAGCTCCATTAAAAACTCAAAGTGTTGATTTCAGTAATAAAGAGTCTGTGGATAAATTTGAAAAAGATTCGAACGAAGTTTTATCTAAACTATATACTGACAGTGCATCTCCAAAGAACATTTTAAACTACGGTGATATATCTAAAGTTCTACAAATAAAATCAGAAAGTCATAAGAATTTAATGAGCACATTTTATAATTTTACTTGGGAATTTGATAATGATAGTGCTGATGATGAAAGAATGAATTTACAAATCTCATTTAACGCTGAAAAAATAAGCAATCAATCAAAAATATATAGTATATTTAGTGAACTAGCAGAAGGTAAAGATATTGACGATAGTAAAATAAAAACAATAAAAGAAAAAATTGGAAAACTATCAGGATATCAAAATTCTATAAAGTCTATAGTAGATAACTTAGATGAGAATAATGCTATTGAAGATAAAGGTATAATATCTGAAATAAATAAATGGATTACCGTTACGATAGCTATGACATCTTCAGTTATGTATTCGGTACAAATTGGACAAGTTGTTAAAAATGTAATAGATAGTAAAATATTCCATAACATGAGAAGAGATATACTAAATAACATAACTGGAAAGATAAAAGGTAAAGAGAAAAATCTATTACAACTTGTATCTGGAGACGATAAAGAAAACGAAGAATTCATTAGAACTAATTTCGCTGAATTTTTAAAATAAGGAAGTGATAAAATGGAAGATTATTCTATAGAATATTACGAAGCTGTAGCTGCTACATATCAGCTACAAGCTTTAAAGGATAGAATAGAGACAGAAAATAAACTTAGACTTTATGATGAATCTGTAAAGTCTATCTTTCAAGCTATAGGAAATATGGCTAAATCGGCTATATCTTTATTGCTTAAAATATTGATGGGAATTAAAACTGTTATATTCGGTATCTTTAGCTTCATATTCAAGAAAGTCAAAGATAAACTAAAAGGAGACCGTGTTGACATTTATTCGGGTGGAGGTGGAGGTTCAGACTACTCTTCTGTAAATATTGGAAGAGTCGGACGTCAACCTGAAATTATAAGAGCGGCTAATCTTAAGATGATGACATTAAGAGCTAAAGAAGCTATACGTAAATATGGCGGTTTAAGAGACGGAGAAGCTACTTTAAGAATACGTAAAAGACTTGATAATATTATAAGCAACGAAGAAGGTAAACCTTTAACTGACGAGATGATAAATGATATAAGTAGGGAAGCTGTAAAGGATATAAGAGTTGATATAGACAAGACATCAAATGGTGTATTTGTTATATCAAAAGATATAGCAAATCTTGTTCTTGATGTTGTTCGTGGAAATATCGCTGAAGATAAAGCATTTGACGGAACTAAATATAGCGATATTTTAAGACAATATCCTTTTGAGGATTTCGAAGATATTGATACATATTTCGATAAAGTTGAAAAAATACAAGCTTTGTCTAAAGGTGGTAAATATTTTATAGCAGATTTCATGACCGATACTCTTATAAATGCTGACTCTCTTATGTTGGTTGCTATGATTTATCAGACTACTCCAAATTCTATAATGACTATAAAAAGAATTAAGATTGATACGGACGGTAATGCAAATAGAAAGCCTACAGACGCTGAAATAACACAGTTGCAGAAAGAAATTAATACAGGGTACTCTACTGTATTTGAGGGATTATCGGAAAAATCAGCAACAGAATACACGAATCTTATACTGTCTATAGACGATAAGTTAAAAGGAAGTCCAGATGTCGCTAAACTTGAAAGTAGAATTATAAACGAAACTAAAGGTAAGGTTCAGAATATACCTATACTTGACGATAAGACTTTAAATACACTTGCGAGTATACTACAAGATATGAAGTTCGTTAGAAATTCTAATTTAGCTGAAATCAAAAATACTTTAGTTTTCTCTGAATTTAGAAAATTAAGCGATAATGAGAAAACTGTTTATGCTATAGCTCGTTCTGATTTAGCTGATATAGAAACTAGAATAACAGCTAAACTTATGAAGGTTATAGACGATAATACGATAGAACTAAACGATTTATCAAAATCTATAAATGCTCTACATAGTAAAGGTAAGGAAATAAGAGATAAACTAAATGAATTTCAATCAGATGAAACTTTACAATTCGATGAGTATTCTACAAAGATAGCATTAGAAAATATTTTAAATCGTAGTATCAATATAACACTGGTTGTATCAAAGATTGTAGATATATCTCAAAAATTTATAAGAAATGTAAATAATCCATTCTATAAAAAGATTCAAGAAGATATATCAACTGTAGTACAAGCACTATATTATATATCTGTAAAAAGTGATGACGATGATAAATAAAGATACTCCACCGTAATGGTGGAGTATTAATTTTATTATTGTTTTCCTTTAAGTTCTTTTTGTAGTTGAACTTTTAAATCTGCAACTTCTGTATCTAATGCTGCTAACTTTTCTTTTATTAGTTTGTGCTCTTTAGTAGCGTCATCGCTTCCTGTTGTATCCTTTATCAACTCTTTATTATTCTCTAAGTTGTCTTTAGCTACCTTATACATATGACAATATACGTCCCATAAGTTAGCAGTAACCGATACACTAAGAATAGTATTATATAAGTGCTTATGTATAACTATGGCTGTATCTATTCTAGTTATAGTTCTTGCCATTTCTGGTGCACTACTAGCTACATTCTTAATTATCTTTGCAGCATTAGTTACTATACCTTTCCACATATCAGACGCTTTAACTGCTTCATTTTCATCTGTTATTTTATCATATTCAGTTTTACCATCGTTATCTTTCTTTTCATTATTCTCTCTTAAATCTTTAAATGTCGCTAAAGCATTAAGTAGCTGGTCTCTTAGTGCATCATATGTTGTTGCTGGTTTTTTGCCTTCGGCTGCTTTAAATTCTTTACTAAGAATAGAAGTTAAAGATTCTGGTTGATTTCCATCGGCTTTAATTTGAACAGTTTCTAACACCTTGTCAGCTATATTGACATTAACCATTTTCTTTAAGAATATACCTTTATTAGTTTCATATGCTTCTGGCTTTATTACTGTATTTGAATTTAATTTAGCTTGTATTATACCTGTAGGGTCTTTTTTAAGTAATTTTAAAGCATCTTCTCCAAATGAGTATACGTATATAACATTAACAGCTTTAGAAAGCTCTACTATATTATAGTCTCCAAATACCTTTATATCATTATCCTTATCCGTTATAAGTCCAGTGTGAGTTCCAGTATCACTCATATTTATCGCTAATATTGTATTAATCAAACTCTTAATATCTTTAGCTATACTAGCTTCAGACTTTTTCTTTTGAACAGTTTGTGTCGTATCTGTAACTTTAGATGTACATTCTATAATCTTTTTAGCTATCATTTGTATCCCGAATAGAGATGCTATTCCTTTTTTAACTACTTCTTCATCTTCTTTAGGCTTTTCATATTTTACATTTATTAAAGAATGCTTTGGTACTTCCTTATACACAAGGTTCATGGCTGGAGTAGCTGCTACGTTTTTAATAGCATCTGTATCCTTTAACTCATCATATTCGTATATAAGTTTAAAGTTTTCAAGCAAGTTCTTCTTTATAGCTTCCATATTTTTTATGTGTGTATCGTATGTACCTTTATTGTCTATCTTAGTAAGACTTATATTTTTTACACTATCATCCTTCATTATAGCAAATGTAGCTAAAAGTTTATCCTTTTCTACCGTAGACATTTTTCCAAGATATGAAACTAGATTTCTTCTTAAGTTTGCAATTTCTTGGTATTGTCTAAAATCTGTAGTAGTTATTCTATTAGCAGTTTCTTCAGCACCGCCTCCACCAGCAGTTCTTTCAGTAGGTGTTGATGAGCCACCGCCACCTCCGCCACCAGACGAGTTATTAGCTCTATTCATTTTAAAACTGAATGGTTTTGAAAGTATTTCCCAAGTTTTTCTAAATACAGTTTTAATAAAGTTTATAATAGCTTTCCACATCTTTACAAACATTTGTCCTATCTTCGCAAAAAATCCAGTTTTAACTTCACCATCATCATCAGCTTCACCATAGTATATAGTTTCATCTCTAAAGCTATCCATAAGATTGAAGAAATAATCTTGTATTAAATTATACGATACTGTCATTTCAGCTTCAGCATACATATATTCTCTTACTTCTGGTAGAACTTCATTTCCATATAAAGTTATATCTTCCATATATTTTAAACCTCCTATTTTATTTATAATTTTTAACTAAAGGGCTGTTTTTCACTGTATCGAACACCTTTTTAGAGAAATTTACAATTTTAATAGGAGGTGAAATCCTTGAATTTAAAAGACCAAACGGTTGATACGACGAATAAGATGCTCAGAAATCAAGCGAGAAGATACTATAAATACAATGTAAGAAGAATGGAGTCAAAACCTATCTTCTGTAGATACTATAATATATCAAATGCTGATAGTACGGGTTCTAAAGGTATGGGACAAGTATATGACTGGTTATCACCAGACTCACCTGTAAGATATAATAGAATTAATAATACTCCGCTTTATGCCTTTAAAGAGTTTAATAGGGAAACTAGAAAGACGGATATAAAAGGTATAACTATAGAGCTTGATAATGAGAGTTTAATTCTTCCGGGGTTTTATCCACAAGTAGGAGATTTGCTTGTAATATCCTTACCGGGAGCAAAGGAACTTATGTTTCGTGTGACAAGAGCTGATGCTAATACGATACTTCAAGAACCTCATCATCATATAACTTATACTTATTATGCTGTATCTGACAAAGACCCTGATAAGTTTAAGCAACTTGAAAAGCAAACTGTAGGAAATTACGATTTTGTGATGGGTAATGTTGGAGACAATAAAGTAACTATCATAGATATAGGAACGGTAGCTTATATAAGAAAGCTAGTTGCAACTTATGCAAGAATTAATAATGAATACTTGGAAACGTTTTACAATGAAGAATATAATTTACTTTTATATTCTCATGTATGTGAAGATAATCCCGAGCACCCAATAGATATGATATACTACTCCCCTATGCTTGTAGAGTTTCAAAGAAGAATGCGTCCTATAATGTATGAGTTTTCACAAAAGTATGTAGGTGAGCTTATACTCACACATGAGGATATGACACCATTTGATTTTGAAAAATCAATGTATGGTGATATAACTTATGATGACTTATCTTCTTTTTTGGGTAATTTTTCAAGATTTGATGTAAAGGAATTTGAAGTAGGTGGAAGATATACAAAGCTTATGAAATGGTTTCCTAAGCAAAGATATCTAACTCAGTTAAATCAATTCGCATCTCCAAATGTAGCTTTAATGTCTATAGGAATACCGTCTGATAAGACAGCTGAGTATCTAATAAAGGATAGCTCGAATGTTAAAAAGATTCCAACTCTTGTAGAGCTTGACAGTTTAAAGAAAAGTTCAGAAAAGCTTTTGGATAGCGATAGTGATATTATATCATCTATTATGAGAATAGCTGAAGACCCAGCAAGTATCTTAGATGAAACTGTAGATTTGGAAGTTGATGATACTTTAGAGGATTTCTTAATAGTTCCTATAATACTATATCTTCTAAAACTTACAATAGATGGAGCTCAAAAAGACCCTAAGTTCCTATTAGATGATTTAGCGGAGGTGAAGAGATAGTATGGATTTTATGTTAAGTTATGTACTGATACCAGAAATAATGCACTGCCTTGACGTTGGATTATATCAAGATAATAAAGACACTCTTGCAATAATAGCTAATCAACAAAAAGAGGCAGAATTTCAAATGTAATAAATATATAGGAGGTTTATAAATGGCTAAAATAGAAGAAAGACAATTACTGATAACTGCGAGATTAAAGGACAATAGTGATGCTGTAACTCACGGACACGGACTTCCTTATCCGCTACCTATATTAAATCCAGTATGGGTTGGAATGGGAGATATAATAGCAGCAAAGGCAAATGGACAAGTTGAAATTACAATTCATAATTTAGATACACCAGTTGTATTAAATGATAGCTTATATAATAAATTGTATGAGTTAGGTTATGTAAATGAGGATATCGTAAAAGAAGCACAAGAAATGGAAGAAGCAATGTATCCCGAAGAAGAACTTGTAGAAGAAGAGGAAGGATTAGTTGAAGAAGAAACTACTGGTTCCGGAGAATCTACAGAAGAAGCATCAGAAACTGTCGAATCTGAAGAAGCTACAGAAAAGAAAGGGAAAAAGAACAAAAAATCTAAATCTGAATAAGGAGGTTTTAGGTTATGTCAAATAACAATAAAGGACCATTTTCATCAATACTTGAAAATGCCGGAACCTTACTTACTACCTTAATAGGAGGAGCTATAGTTGGACTTGTAACTCTTACTATTACAACTTATCAGCAAGCAATAGAAATAAATCATATAAACGGGTCTATACACGATATACAGGTTACTATGGAAGAACTTAAACACCGTTCAGTTGCATCTGATGTAAGGCTTTCTACACATGAAGATAATATTAAAAAGCTACAAGAAGATATGGATGAGATTAAGTATAGACTAGGTGCAATACCTGATAGAACTGAACTTAATAAGTCCTTCGATTCTTTGTATAACAAAATCTCAGATAAAATGGATAGAAAGCAATAAATTAACATTTTTATAGAGAAATTAATAAAATTAAAAATAACTAGGAGGTATAAATATGTATCAAAAAATAGGTAAAGACGGAGTAGACTTCTCTTTATTCAATAAACCAAATATTTACGGAGAATCTGAAGTAGCTCCAGCTGACACTTTAGATGATGCTCAAACTGTTTCAATAGAAGCAAGTGACACGGCTGAAGTTAATGTAGATGCTGATGCTCCTGAAGTTCCAAGTATAACTGTAGATATACCAGTTGAACCGGGAAGTGACACTGTAGAAAGTGTTAATGTTGAAGTTGAATATGCTGAAGCTTTAGGTAAAATAGACAAAGCTACTAAATTCCACGAATCATTAATAGACCAATTAGAAGCAGGAGCAGGTGCTGTTATTGATGGAGACTCTATTAAAGTAGGAGCTACAGATATAATGCCTGAAACTGAAAATAAAGCTGACGGTGAAGTTACTTTAGGTGATATGAATGACGAAAGAATAGAACCTGAACAAACTATCATTGACTCAGACCACGCTACAATGGATGACAAATAATAAATGTATACTCCCTTCGGGGAGTATATTATTTTATTTTTTGAAAAACTTTTAAATAGAATATAAAGGAGAGTGATATAATGGAAAGAACAAATGATGACAGATACATATTTAAGATATGGCAATATGGTATTGAGTGCGGTGATATATTTATAGAATATAAAGTAAGAGCTGATTTGAATGAATCTAATAGATTAAGTTTTAGTGGACTTATAGACTTAGATATAGTAGTTAAAAGAAGATATAGTTTTATATGCAATGATATATCTGTAAAGATTAATCATTGTGAGGATGAGACTCTACTCACAAATAAAGAGATAATAGAATTTATAGGTGTATCTATTAAAGACTTCGCAAACATAATAAGACAAACAAGTAACGGAGAAAAACCTAAAGAGAAATATTACTTAAAGTATGCAAAATCTTATGATGATTTCTTCACAGAGAATGTAGAAAAGATTGCAAATAAGTAAATTTCTACGTTTTTTTTTTCAATTATATATAATAAATGTAGAGATAAGGAATAAACTTAACAAGGGTTGAGAATTCCGACGTCTAAATTTAATACCTGAGGAGGTAGATAATATGTTAAATAAAAAAGAAATCGAAGTAATCCAAAACAAAATTAAAACAGCCGAAGGAAGACTGTTTGCACTAAAGAAAGGAGAAGTCTCAGAACAAATGAAGGCTTCAAACTGGATACATAATCCAGACGCACCAATAAAAAATAAATATCTTGGAGAAGACTTCTCTACAGATATTAAAATCTTAGAAGATTATATATATCTTCTAAAACGCAGATTAACTTTAAATGAATAAAAGAATATTGGTGGGGTTTATCCTCACCTTTATTTTTTTTTTCTACGTTCCACAGCATTCTTATAATAAGCTATATATTATATACATAAGACAAGGCAATCAAGCCAAAGTCAAATAAAAATTTAAAGGAGGTAAATTCTATGGATTTACAAAAATGGAAAACACTGGCAAGGAGTCTTATAGAGAACTATAAGAATGGACATTCATCAAAGGAGCATAATATGAGAATACATGATGCTCTTTGGAAGGATTGGGTATCACTGTTTAAAGGTGGGAATATGGCGGTTGTAATGTACTCTAAAGTGTACGGTTCAATTCTATATCCTGACTATAATAACAAGGTATCTCTTTGGGATTTTGAAGAGTTCTTAAATGAATATGAAGATGACTTAGATAAACCAATAAACTTACCTAAGCTTCTTGATTTAAAAGTTATAGCTCTTGATTATGCTGGTCATGATATGCTTGAGTATGACATAGAAGGTGGTGATATAAATGCTTAAACTTATAGACACTGAATGTATAAGACATATTCACACTGATGATAAAGATTCATTTTATCTAGGTGTCATATCAGCTGATGTAAGGGTATCTGAAGTGGTATTTCGTAAAGACAATGAAATGCACGCTTTACATCTTTCAAAGGTAAATTTGGGCATCACAGACGCTGTAAACATCATTCAAGGAGTGTATTCTGTGGCGTATGATAAGATAAAGAAAAGTATACCTGAAGGTAAAGTTATAACTATCTACGAAGATACTTATAATGATATACATAATGTATACACAAAACCTTATATGGTATCTTATGCTATACACTTCACAAGAGATGATATTAAAGTAGAATGCTTGACTAGATATCAAAATGTACCAAAATTTATATTAGATTTTCTATCAAAATAAAAAGGAGATAACTATGAGAAAATATATAGAATTTAGCAAAACTGAAGAAAATAAATTATTATACACAAGAACTATAGGTATTGTAGCTAATTTGGTTACAGTATCTAAATATAAGGAAGAAGTAAGAAAGCCATTATTTGGATTAAAGTGTAGTATATTCTGTGGAGAGTTTGAGATAGTATCCATAGATATCAAAAATGATGTAAGTACAGCTATAGTTAAAAATATCTTAAAACAAGCCGACACTATATTTATATTTGAAGCGTTTGTATTATCACATGAAGATTTAGTTCTAACTTCAAGATACGATAAGACAATGTACATGATACAACACGACATAGAAACTGCTTTAACTGGTGTGACTAAGCAACTTAATAAAGTTACAAAATTGGAGGTAGTAGAATGCTAAAAAGAATAGGAGAAAAAGAAATACTAAATGTAGCAGCCTTAGTTAAGGCGTGGGAAGAAACTCACAAAATAACAGTCGATGATTATGCTATACTTAACCTACCAGATATATCAATTATAGTTGATGAAGAATGGGATAAACTATTTGCAAAAGATGTACCTGAATTATTTAAGTTACAAGTATGCGATGATTTATGCTCATCATACTTTGATAAAAAGGAAATACCAACTTATAAGGAATATATGGAGCTTGTTGATAAATATAATAAAGCTAAAGACAATGATGAAGAATATAAGTATTACTATTATGTGCTTGCTACTATGATGGAAGTTATATATACTATATGCGATTATTAAAATTTTAAGGAGGAATAAAGATGAGAGAATTAAAAGTAGGTTTAATAAAAGGGAGACATGAATTACCAGTAAGTGAATATGTATTCGAAGGGGATATAGCAAATCCTCTAGCATTTGGAGATTTATTCAGACTTGCTAATAGAAGAGTTATTGAAATAGTAGGTGCTGAAGGGGACAGCTTTAACTTAAAAGAGGATAAGTTAGTTTTGTATGTAACTGGACTTACTCAAGCAACAGCAGCTGTTATAAATGCTTGTATTAATAATAAGGTGAGACTTGATTTAGCTCACTTTGATAGAGATACTAATACGTATAAAATGCAAGAAATCTTTACAGAAGGGTGTGATGAATAATGGTTTCAAGAATGATAAGACTAACAAAAACTAATAAGAAATGGACTAAGAATCATAAGATTATAGAGGTATTATTTGAAACCGTAATATTTGATGATAAAGGACACGAGCTTAAAGATAAAGAACTATCTCCAAGAAATGAGTTTATAGTATCATTTGAAATAAAGAATAATGAGTTTATATTAACTGAATTTAAGAAAGGTAAAAGCTATAGTCCTACAAGGATGAGAGAATGGCTTAATCGTGAACAAATAAGAGAAGAAGTTGCTCTTATGCTTGATATGAAAGATAGAGGTCCAGCAGGATTTGAACTATCTGACAACTTAGAAACTTGTCTTGATATTATAAGAGACTATACAGCTTATAAAAATTAATAAAGATATTGGTGGGGTTTATCCTCACCTTTATTTTTTTTTTCTATGTTCCTAGAAGAAGTTACGTAATTTTTATTTTCAATTATATATAATAAAAGTAAGAGCAAGAGAATAAACTTAACAAGGGTTGAGAGTTCTTAATGCCAAAATTTAAAATACCTGAGGAGGTTTAAAATGACTACATTATTTAATGAAACTATTGGAGACAGATTGGAAAGAGAAATGAGAGGAGATGTTTGTATGGGACACGTTTGGACATCTTCTGAAAAGGGGGCAACTCCTTTAACAGATTTAGTTTTGGAAATGGTTTGTAAATTCAAGAATGATGGATATAATGGTATTCCGCAAATACAATATTCATCAACTTATGACAGCGGTAACAATACTGTCATATTCTCTGCATTTATTACTGTGACTAAAATCTAAAATAATTTGGAGGGGTTCACAAACCTCTCCTTATTTTTTTTATGCTCCTACGAATTTTTGCATTTGATTATATATAATAACTATAGTAATAAATAATATTAAAAGGCAATAATGTCTTAATTTAAAATTAAAAGGAGGAATGATATTATGAAATTACAAATAGCATTTACTAAAAAGGGTTACCCAGCATTCTGGGAAAAAGGGGGAGGTATGACTAACTCAGGACATACTGAACTTATCGGAGATAAATATGGTCATAAGAAAGATTGTATTTTTATCCGTACCGGTGGAACTTTATCAAATGACAATCACGGTTTATTTATACTTAATAAAGGTGATGTTGTATGCGTATCTCATAGAAGTGGTGGAAATATATCTCACAAACTTCTAAGATACACTGGCGAGTTTGATAAGACGTCTCAAACGGCTGAATTTGAGATGATAGATTTCTACGATAGTGGTGAGTGGGATAATGATGCTCACACAAGATTTACCGATATTGTAGAAGCTTCTGAAAAGAAAATCCGTATATATCACTGTAGAAATGTGGTATATGCGTTAGGACTTGCACCTTATGATGATATAATGTACAAGCTTGATAAAGGTGTAATTCCCGAAATTTCAGCAAACTTCCTAAATCTTCCTATGCTTTGGAAACTTTTAAAGGTGGGTAATTACTCATCTAACGTTTTAAAGCATATTAAATTCGATAACGATAATAAGATAGCTGATGCTTGTATAGGTTATCTTATATACGAATTCGGATTTAAAGTAGCATCTAAGTATATGACGGAAGACCAATTAAATAACTATTATGCGTCTTCTAAGAAAAATACTGTAGATACAACTACACCATTTATCTTAGCGTATCATAAGGGTAATCATATTAATACTGAGTTTGCAACTCAAGTTGGACTTTCTGGAGTACAAGTTCTTGAGCTTCCTTCTGATGATTGGAATGAAATACCTGAAAAGTATAAGACTCTTAAAATAGCAAATAAGAGAGTCTACTTTATAGATATGGTAAATGTTCCAAAAGAATTCTACCCACGTAATAGTGGATATGTAGAATTCTGGACATCTCGTACTCTTGAAAGAACTGAGATAACTTGCTATGTTATGGAACTTGATAGAGAAGAAATGCTATTTAATGAAAAGCTTTATAAAGAGCTAAGAGAAATGACAGAATAAAAATAAGGAGAGGCTTTCGCCTCCCTTTATTTTTTTTTATCTATATTCTAAAAGTATAAAAGACTATCCGGGTGATAAGGTTTGCATATAAAGGCATCAAACTACCGAAGGCTTCTAAACCACTCGTAACACTTCCGCCCTATTGCTGAACGCTTCCATGCGGTTTACCGGACTTACGTTAGAACTAATTGTGTACACTCTATCCAAGATATTGTCGACTAATATTCTTGTACCAGTTTTTCTAGCTTCAGATGTTATATACCTAACTTATCACAATCTAGTGTTGTCACATTTTAATAAGTCGTAATTCCTTCCATTAGAACTACATCAGCTTCAAGCTTTTCTATATACTCAGCTCTACGCTCAGAGGCATTAGCCCAATCATCTATCTTTAAAGATATATTATCATAACCGTTAGTAAGTCCATCAAGTCCTTTAAGTTCACTATTCCATAAGAACTCCTGTATATCAAATACAGCTAAGTTTTGAAATATAAGATAGTGTGGCTCATCTACACTAAATAAACTCATAGGGTGTCCTACTTTTAAACGTAGCTCCCAATTAGTTCCAACAGGTGACATTCCTCTTAAATCGAATTCTATTATATTAGGAGAACGGAACTTAGCCTTTATAGGTTTTCTATACATTTCATAAGATGCTTGAGTTTGAGCCATTCCTATATATGGAGCAAGTCCTTGCATATAGTATGACGGAGTTGCACTCATAGCTCCCATATAGGTAGAACCTACACCGTCAGCTGGTGGCGGATACATAGTATCTGCTGTAGGAAGATACATCATACCTGTATCTTCTACAGTTGAAAATGCTTGACGCAAATGTCTTACATCTATAACTCCAGTTTTTTCATAAGCTAGCTCTTTTGTGATATATTCTGGTATCTTATATGAATACACTCTACCATTATATCTTAAAGAATTATCAAATTTCATAGACGGTATAAATATTTCATAAGCGTATATTCTTGAGAACCACATTCTTGCAGATGATAATATCCTATCATATAAATCATAATCTGTATATTTAGTTTCTATAAAAGTTCCTATTCCTAATTTTTCCTTTACATCTTTTATAAGTCTATTAGGGTTCATATTATCAGAGCTCCTTATAGATTTATGATAAAGTTTCTAAATCCTTGAGCTTTAGCATTTCTTTCTATTTCTTCCTTAGTTTCATAAGTAATACCTAAAACGTCATCTCCGTATTTTATAACTTGCTTAGGTCTTATACCTTCAAATGAAGCTTCAGCATAAAGTCCTGAATTTTTAGGAATAGTATCATAAGCAACTAAATTATCCCTCATTGCTATTCTTGCGAACTCAGATGCACTATATCCTTCTGCATACATTTGATTTCTAAATGATTCTTCTCTTGAAAGTGAAGTTGGGTCACTTGGTTGATATACAACGTCAAATGCTACAAGCTTTATAGTTTCTCCATTTCCGTCAAGTTTAGGCACTCCATATCCTCTAAAAGATACAGCTATTTCAGCATCAGATTCTATAAGAGTTCTTACTATCTTTCCAGATGGAGTATCTATAGTTTCACATTCAGAATACATAGTTCCATTTTCAAAGAAGAAGTGCTTATTTCTATATGCTATATTTTGTAAGTATACTTGCACGAATCTTTCTGTATCGCTTTTGCTAGGGTGGTCAAGTTCTGAGAAGAATCTATTACCTTTTAATCTGTCATTAACGAAAGGGTCTTCTACTGCTTCTCTAAAGTTTTCTTCTAAGAAATCATTTCCATTTCTTGTAGTTCTTCCAAATGTAAGACATTCTTGTACCCATACTATTTGATTACCTACATATTTTCTATCAACTATTCTCTTTCTAGGAGTTGCTGATATTTCAGACTCTCCATAAAGAGTTATAATCTTTGGTCTTTTATCCATATTTTAAACCTCCTGAATTATATTAATTTATATCAAAAAATTGTTCGTTACACAAATAAACGGTGGGAAAATCCCACCGTTTACATAATTTTATCATTTAGGTTCTAAGATTAAATCAAGGACTCCCACTGTTGTGATATAGCATGAAGTTGCAATAGCATACATGAGCAGATTAAATAAATCTATTATGTCACAATGCAATATATCCATATCGAACACACTCCTTCCCTAAATAAATACATAGATATAAATTATTATTTTAAGAAAGAAAAAAGTCCTTTCTTTTTTTCCACATTTTTACTGTTTTGTGGTAGCTCTTTTATGATTTTAGCGATAGCTTTGTTCTTATCGTATAGCGTATTTCCTATTTTCATAACGTCAGCTTTATCAAGATGAACTAAATCATTAACGTCTATTAAAGGCTCTACTATCTCAGTATATACTCCATTTATATAAACTACTAAATCAACAGAAGCTACATAATGAAATACTCTATCAATACTTGATTCTTTCTTATTAGTATCGACTACTATACTCTCTTTAAGTTCAGTTTCGTAGTTCTCATCATCTATGGATAGAAAAGGTTTACTATCAACAGACGTCGCTTTAAAGTCGATACGAGCCATATCTAGCTCATAGTCGGTCTCTACTTGAATATCTAAGCCATAAACAAACATAACGTCATCTAAAGGCTTACAGTGAATTATAACGTCATCTCCTACACTTTCTATATCAGATATAAGATATACTGCTTCCCCTACAACTATATATTTCTTATCCTTTATGAATCTATTTATATACTTTATAGACTTATCATCATTTGCACAAAGTTTTAGCTTAAAGTTCTTCTCTATATTCTTTGTGAGTGCTTCGTATTTAATTCCCATTTACACCACCCTTTATCTTATTTATAATATCACTTGTCCACTTATTAACTCTAATCCTCTCTAGGTTTCTTCTCATCTTTTTATTATACGCACTATCAAGAGTATTTTGAGTTATATGATACAGTCTTGCCATAATTTGAAGTGATATTATAACATCTACCATTTCATCAACTATCTCATATTTATTATCTTCACCTCTTATCTCCTTTGTAATCTCTTTAGTAAGCTCGGATAACTCTTCTATACAAATTACCTTATTTTGTATATCGGTTTTAGATGCTATAAGCTCATCTATCCAAGTAGGGTCTACATTTAAAAAGGGTGCTACAAAATCTTCTTTAATTTCAATATTCATTTTTAGTTCCTCCTTTAGATTCTTTCTCTCTTACGTCGCTGTTTTTCAAAAAGTAAATGAAATGCTACCCTTTCGGGTAGCACTCATGTATTATATAGCTCCTTCATTTATGGCAGTGGAACGCCTTTATCTTATTATGGTGCAACTGTATCTTTGATATCAATATGTCCAAGTATTGCATAGATATAGTTACAATCATAGTAATCATAGTATGCTATAGCTGGCATATGAGGTCTTGTTGGATTTCTGAATGTTCCATCAGTATATAATGCGTGTGGTCCTTGTTGGAATTCAAATGTTGGTTGAGATTCCATATTAGAATAAGGAACACATTTTAATCCTTCATTATCTAACGCTCTTTCAGTTTCTACCATTTTGCAAGTTTGTCCTGCTATTTGAAGTCCATATACAGCGTATTCATTTGTCATACCACCATAGTTTTCATTCTTAGTTAAGATTGGTGTACTTCTTATAAATCTTGCAGTGTTCACTGGAGATGCCCACCAGTTGAATTGTAAACCAGAAACAGATTTGAATTTAGTTCCCATATTAGTGTGAACTTCTTTCATTCTTCTTCCTAGTTCTTCAATGTCCCATTGTTCAGGAGATGTAGGTCTAAATCCATTAGTTACCCCCGGTTTAGTATAGTGAGTTCCAGTATAGTATCCCATATCTGAATTTTCAAAATCAAAACCAGCAGCTTTTGCTGTTTTTAATTGGTCTAATACTCCATTTAATGTATCAAATACAAATTGGTCTTTTGCTGATACAACAACGTCGAATATAATAGATTGTCCTTCCAAAACTCCATCTATATTTTCTAAAGATAAGAAGTTTTGCATTGAACCCGGGTCATAGTCAAATAGCATATTGATTCTATTTTTAATCACTTGTATGATTGGTTTAGTTTCAATATCTATTGATGCTGATTTTCTATTATAAGCTCCAGACATATGAGCTCTGAATGTAATTTCTTTTACTTCAGTAGATTTAATAAGTTTAATATCTCCAGTTGCAAAGTTTACTTCAGCTGATATAGTTACTTCTGTAGTAGCATTTGCTTTCGGTGATTTTAAAGTTTTGAATAATCTACCCATAGTGTAGTTATGTGCATCTGGGTTTATATTAGATACATTTAATTCAACTTCTTCATCTGCTGCTGTTCCTGCATCATGGTATTTTACTTTTATGATGTCAAGTTGAGGAATAAGAGTTGATTCTCCTACAGTTCCTTCATGAGATTCAGTAAAGATATTAAATGCAGTTTTTGTCATATCTGTTAATTTGTATTCAATAGCTTTACTTCCAGCAGTTCTTAATTTTCTCATTACTTCAGGATTCTTTAAGCAATGAGGGAAGTCATATTTCTTACCTTCGATTACCACTTGTCTTGTAATCATTTTTCTTGGTGGTAATTGTTCAGATACATATTCTTTAGTAGGCATTAAAAATCTACTATTTTGAGATAATGTTTCTAAGTACACGTGTGGTAATATTGCAAGTTGGAATGGGTGATATTCCCCTGCCATCATACCTTCCGCATATAGGTTTATTTCATTTTCAAGTCTTGCTCCTATTGTTGCTACGTCTGATTTAGCTATTTTTTGCATTTCAGCATACATAACTCTTCCTTGCGTGTCATTTCCAAATCTAGTGCTTTGACTGTCTGCAACTATTTTAGCAGTCATTTGGTCTTTTAATCCTTGCATATGAGCTTTCATAGCTGAAGGTGCTGAGTTAGAAGAGAAGTTAATCCCTTGAGACTCCGCATATTGTTTAAATCCAGTAAGAACGTCTTTTACACCAACGATAGATGCTTTAACTCTAGCTTTACCGTCATTGCTAGGTGAACGTAAGCTTGTTCTTACAAGCATAGTATTATTATCCATATTTTATACCTCCTAGTTATTTTTCAATTTTAATTTTAATCTAAACTGCTGTTTTTTCAACTGTTTTTACGACAGTATATTTACATCTTCCTCTATAGAAGACAGTTTCTTATTAATAGTTGCAAATGTAGCACGAAATTCTACATAGGTTTGAAATCTTATAACCCAAGTATCAGTATTATCATTTACATACTCAACTAAGGCTTGTAAGTTTTCTTCATACTCATCTATATAAGTATTTATAACTGTAGCCTTATCTCCTGTAGCGTCTATATTCTTAAGCTTTGCTATTAAGTCTTTATATTGGTCATACAAAGATGCAAATGCTTTATTAAGTTTTTTAGTCTTTCTTCTAAATACAGGAGTATCCTCATCTTCCCCTTCTGTAAAAGCGTTGTCTTCATTTGGAGTATCTCCGGGTTCTCCTGCATCTTCTTGAAGTTCAGGGTTTTCAGGGTCAAAGCCATCATCTGGGTCAGGGTCTGTAAACTCTGGTTCTTCAGGCTCGGGTTCTGGTATATCATCTCCTGTATCATCTTCAGGTTCTTGAAACTCTGGTTCTTCTGGTTCAGGTTCTGGTGGAACTGGGTCATTATCTGCTCCCATATAATCAGGTAAATCAAATGTAGATGTATCGAAGCCATCTATATCAGCTTCACCATAAAGATTTGGTCTTTTCTTTTTATTAACTTCTTCTAGTTTATTTAAGAAACCTCTCATATAAGTATTACACCTCCTTATACGTATTTCTTAGTTCTTACTATACCAAGTAGCTTCTTTTCAAGTGATTGCTTAATTCTCATAAGAGCATATTTCTTCTTTCTGTCATCTGAGTTTTTAGCATCGTTTATCTTCTCATCTATTATTTCGAGTTCATCTTTTATCATCTTTAAAACTCTTTCACGAGTTTTAGCATCATGAACTCCTTTTACAACTTTAGCTCCATATCCACCAAGTATAGCAATAAGTGGGTTTGCTGTGACAAGAAAGTATATTCCAAATCCAGTTGCGGCACCTACAAGCCATTGCATAGAGTTATCAAGAATAGGAATAAACTCATCATTTATAACCTTTTCTCTTAAAGCATCATCTTTTGCCTTTCTCCATTCAACCATAAAGCCTCTAAGCTCAGATATAAGCTTTTCACCTTTTTCTACTATTTGTCTTGGTATTCTTTTAGCTTTTTCAGCAAGCCTTCCAATTTTAGTAGAAGTGTCAGCTTCCATATACTTCATTCTATTATCTGCTATTTCTATAAATGTATCGTCCATATACATTCCAGCATACATAACTTGTCCCTCATCTAATATAGATATAGATATAGGAAGTCTATGATTTAGAAGATTTTCATTGTATGAACGATTATCATACATAACTATCATATCTTTAGAATTATTAATCTCATCAACGTCAAACTTTTGAAGTCTTATGTTATTGTCAACTATATTACCCATAAGAGTTTTATTTTGTCCGTCAAGATAAACTCCTAATCCTTGTGCTGGTATAAAGTTCACAATTCCAAGTCTTGCAAGTTGAACAGCGAAATCTTCTTTCGGAACTACTAAAAGTTTCTTATGTTGTATAAGGTTCATAAACCACATAGAATATGCTTTAGTTTCCAATAGTTTATTTACAAGTTCACGACTATCAATAGCATACGTGTCTCCTGATTCTATCATAGGAAGTCTTAAAAATTCACATTCTCCATTTCCAGATACGTGTAAAGCATACGTTACTTTATTTGCAAGAACTACATCATGGTGGAAAAGCGGTAGTAAATAATGAACTTGATTAAGTTCATTTCCTTCGATATTTTCATAAGTTACCACTTTTATTACAGTGAATGAAGAACCATAATCATCTACAATAAATTCGCATCCTTGTAAAGTTACTTCATCTACATTGAATTCTCTATCTAGTGATTGTATAGATGATGTATATATTGCATCTATATCTATTATCTTATCTATAGAATATTCAACTTCATCAGATTTTATATTATCTAGTACACTTTCACAAAGTTCACGAGAAACTGGTTCTGTTTCTAATCCTTTTATTTGCTCTCTTGATTTATTATTAAAAATCGCTTCCATTATTATATCATTAGCAATTATATCAGACATTGTAATAAATGAATTACCAGTATATCCGTCATCACTTACTATATTATAAGGAATACCTTTTTTTACATACATATTCGAGTCCTCCTTTTAAAATTAATATATTCGGGTGTTTCTGGTGGTTTTGTAGCAAACGATTAAATAAAGGAGGTTTTAATATGAATACAAGCTTAATAAGAAAGATAGCAGAGTCTCAAAAAGAGGTTATTGATGAAAAGAAGTTGGAAAAGGCGAGAAAGTTATGTAAGGAAGTGGAAGCACTTTGTAAGAAATATAATATGAGTTTTTTCTTTGTAACAGAAGGTGCATCTATTACAAGAAATAATGGAAATGATGCTGTTCGTAATGCAAGAGAAGCTCAAGTTAAATGGGAGAAAGAAAATAGTTTCGACCCTGACGAAGATTGGAATAAACGATAATTACACGATTTTATATTTCAATTATATATAATAAACGTAGACAAAAGGAATAAACCTGAGAAGGCTCAGGAGTTCCAAATAGTCTTAATTTAAAATAACCGTACTAGGAGGTACAAAAATGAAAAAATTAGAAAACTTGTTAAACTGCTCAAATCACGTATTAGGTCTTAATCAAATCCAAGAACTTGCTGAAAAGGGATACCAAGTTGTGGAATTGAGTGAAGAATTGAAAAAAGCTTGGAGTCAAATGACACCAGACAATTACTTATATGTCTGCAATGATGTTATTGACTACATGGAACAAAACTTCTGTACAGCAATACACGTAGCTGGATTCCCACCAGCAGTAAATGTGATTTGTTTGGACCTTAACTCATGGATACCTTGCTTCTATGCTTATTCAGAAAGAATTGTAACAGAAACTCAAAACCCTGATGGGTCAGTTACTAAAAAGGCTGACTTCAAGCATAAAGGGTTCTATGAATACATAAGAAGTAAGGACCAACTTAGAGAGGAAGGAACAAACCAACCTCTTTACAGAAGAAAGAAATAAAAGAATATTGGTGGGGTTCGCCTCACCTTTATTTTTTTTTCTATGTTCCTAGATACATCTGTTACGAACACCAAAATATAATATTTTAAGTAAAACAAGGAGGTTTTAATATATGAATAAGTTGGAAATACTTAAAGAGCCACTATATAACTTGGCATCTCAGATATATAAAGCTTCTGGTATAACTCTTAATTTTACCTACTGTAAAAGAGACATAAGAGGCTTTAATCCAGAAGATGCAAGTGATATGATAGACATATATCCCGATTATATTTTTTCTCTAGGTTTTCCTAATAGAAAGGGTGTAGACGAAACTCAGTGGAGTGCTGCTGATGCTATTATGGAGACTATTGTTAAAAGTAGAGCAACTGAGCTTGCTGTTCCTAAAAATACAGCTACTATAGAAGTATCTAAATATGATGAGGATTTAGAAGAATATGAGAATATGGATTTAGCTGAAGCTTTACAAAGAGATTTAGAGGTATTTGTAAATGATTACAAAATATCATCTTTAATGGTGGTTATAGATGAGCTATATATAGATACAATAAGTGATAAGATAAAGGCTGAAACTATAGATAGTAAACTTTTACAAGAAAAGATATATAAAGAATTTATTCCTCAAATTGTAGCCTATGTATCTAACTTCCCTAAATTATGTGGAAGACTTTCTCAAATTATAAAAGCTAATAGACTTATGCAAAGTTTTTCATCTACTATAGATTATGCTAATAATAGGGAAAATGTTGATACGAATTCTTATGGTGTTATAAATAGATGGGTAAACGATTATCATAAGACTCCACAAGAATCTTTTAGAACTTCTCTTATCGTTCTTACAATATTTGAGGTTATAAACGATGCTGTAAAAGGAGATACCAAAAATATTAGAATACTAGATGAAGCTGTAGCTTATATTATTAAAAATATTATAAATACACATCATACTCACAAATTCTTAAATGTAGAAACTGTACTTCGTTCAGCTCTTGGTAAAAACCAAAAAGGTTCATCATTTGATTATCTACTTTCAAGAATAATGAGGTCAGTAAACTCTGGATTTTCTGAAACTCCAGCATCTTTTGGACAAATGGAAACTTTCTTATCAGCAATAGACAAATCTCGTAATAGATTTAGCGAAATAAAAACTGATAGACCGTCTCAAATACTTGCATCTAAAGAGCTTCTAAAATATGCCGAATCTTGCGATATACTTGCAGCACTTCAAGATAAAATGGCAAGAAAAGAGATAAGAATGTACGCAGAATCTATTACATTTACAGAAGATGAAATAGAAAAAGAAATGATGAAAGTTACAGATATAGCAAGAGAAGCATCTATTGCTAAAATAGATATGGAGTATATCACAACTAAATATTCCAAAAAGGATGCTATAAATAATGCGTATATTGTACTGCAAGAAGCACAAGCTTTAAGAAGAAAGCTAAAGACTAAAGAAGCAATAGAAGCTTGTAATATAGTTATAAAGACTTTAAATAAAGATATAGAAGAAACTAGAAAATTCGACCACAAGAAATCAAGAATGACAATTAATATCGCATACCCTGAAGGTTACGAAGGATAATTGTGGATAATAGTTTTAGTAAATTTAATAAGTTTTTACAAGAAGAAGAGATAAATTCTAGTTTCAAAAAAGAAGTACAAAGTGATATAAGACAATTTCAAAAAGATAATGAAATGACAGGAGATATAGGATTTGACAGATTATCTATAGAACTTGCTGGAACTATAGTTTCAGAAAATCATGTGGATGTAGATTCCGAAGGTAATCATATTTATTCTAACTATATAAATCCTAATGAAACGGTACATGACCCTAACGCACCTAGTGAGGGTTATATACCTAAAGTTGACTATGATGTAAAAGGAGAGATAGACCCTAATATAGACATAGAAACTGGTAGAGTTATAAATGACACCAAAGATATATCTACTATGGATAGAATGATGGAAGATTTAATGAAACAGTTTCCACCACCTAAAATACCAAAGGTTCAATTCCAATCTACAAACCCACACGCAATTAACTTTGCTAAGGTTTTATTTAACTTAGGTGTACATAGATGGTGGTTACCACTTCTTTTAAATGATACATCACTTGATGGTGTAGACCCACATTCTAAAAATCTAACACAAGACCAAATGGATAGAATACAGCTTGAGACTTGTTCTAATATATTCTATTATTGTCGTGAAGTAGCAAGAGTATCAACTCCAGCTGGACCTACTAAGATGAGATTTCATATAGGTTCATTTACTTCAATGTATTTAACAGCGAATGATATTACGTATTATCTTGAACAACCAAGACAAACGTATAAATCAGGAACTGATAATGCTATCGTTGGTTGGTGTTGGAACTTTGCTTCTCGTAATGCTAATATGGCACTTTTTGCAAATAACTTACCTAAAGCAAAGGATAACTTACAAGACGTTATAAATATATTACAGTTCTTACCAGCTTATCTTAAGTTTTATAGATTTAAAGCAAAAGAAGATACTACTGGTAATATAACTATAGTAGACTGTGATGATTATGCAAAAGGTATAGAAATTCATCATAAACTTTGGAATAATAAAATATACGCTGGAACTACAGGACAAACTAAAGAAGGTGCTATGAAGACTGGACGGGGAAAGAGTTTAGTTAAAATAGGATTTGACGAAATTGGTTGGTCTAAATATAATTATCTTGCTTATGGTTCAGCACAACCTGCTCACGAAGAAGCGGCAGCGAACGCTGAAAAAGTTGGAACTCCACACAATATTACTATGACTTCTACTCCACCCGATGCTACAACTAAGGAAGGAGAATGGTTATATAAGCTTTTATTTGAAAACTGTGTAAGATTTAATCTTATAATGTTTGATTTATCAAAAGAAGAACTAAAGACATATATGAGAGCGAATGGTAAGAAAGATATAGTATTTTGCTCATTTATGTATAATGAACTTGGTTTTACTCAAGAATGGTTGATAGAAAGATTAAGAAAACTTGATAGAGAAGTCTTTGATGTGGAAGTTATGCTTAAATGGAAAAGAACTCTTATTCGTTCACCATTCTCAAGAAGAGCTTTGGAGCTTATTGATATTTATACCAAAAACCAAAGAAAGAAAACTATTGTCTTAAATAATAGACATGTATTTACAACTTATGACGGCTTTGAACTAGCAAGATTTAAGAAAGTCGTAATAGGTGTCGATATAGCAGGTGGTGGGGGAACTAAAGACTCCGACTATTCTACTATGGTAGGTATAGACCCTGATACCACTAAGGTACTTTTTACCTTTAGAAGTAATGAAGACGATACTGAGATATTTGCTAAAACTATAATTGAATTCTACAGACAATATGTACCTAATGGTATATTTGTAGTAGAAAGAAATGGTATAGGACGTGGAGTTGTAGATAAGCTTATACATTGCTCTGATATAGTTGATAATATTTATTATCAAACAGCAAAAGACGATAGTTCTTTCTATATTAACTCAAATGACGGTAAAATATCTAAAGGTAAATATGGACTTGATATGACACACGATGTTCGTGAAACTATGACAAGAGAAATTCTAAATATGAGAGTTAATAGATACAAGACATACTTCGTATCAGAAGATATATCACGTGAGCTTATGTCACTTACTATATCATCAGCTGGTAGAGTAGACCACTTACCGGGTTATCACGATGACGTTTTAATGGCATATCTTATGGCTTTATATGTACTATATAAAGATATAGATATGGATATTAAATTCGGACTTCATTATCCTAATGTACCGGATGATGAAAGTTTATCATACAATAAACTAGATGTATTTGATATTAAGGTTGACCCTTATGCTGGTTTAACTGAAGAGCAAAAGTATCAAGAGTTTCTAAAGCAAAATGCTTTAGAAAATGGACAAATGTTAGGATTTAGAACTCTTGAAGATGATACTTACAAGAGAGGAAACGATGCGGTGGAATTCGAGCGTAAAGCTCATGAAATATATAATGCTTTGGAAAATGGAAGCGGTGATGAGGAGATAACTATGGGTGTGAACGGAAGTTACTTCGGTAATGGAAGACGTGTCAATAGATTAAAACCAAAATCACTTAAACCGTTTTAGGAAGGAGGTTAGAATGTATCTTTTAAAATTATTGCTGAATATTGTCGTATTATTTGCCATAGCTTTTTTATTATTCTATATCTATGTAAGGACGTGGAACGAAAAGGCTTCTGTATTTTTTAAAAGATGTGCCTTTGTTCTTAGCGTGTTATATATCTTAGGATTACACTTCGTGTCGTTTATTTTCATAAACATCGTAGTTCTAAATATACTCGCAACTTACGCCTTTATAAAACACGGTAGACTGCTTAATCAGTACAAACCACATGCAGAGGAAATACATTAAAATATATGCTCCCATAATGGGAGCATATATCTTTTGTATTATTACATGACCAGATATCTCGTAATCTTTTTTATCATTATGAAAATATCTAATTTTATATTTTTACAATTACAAATTACACAGTAGGACACCTAAAATTCATAAACTTATAATTTTAAATCTTTATCCTGAATAGTTAATTTCACAATTTTCTATTCGTTAATGAGGTGGGACACCCAAAATTCATTTGTTACCGTTCAATCGGTGAACGGGGTTTCATCTTTTAATAATTCAACTCTTCAATAAAAAGGACACCTAATATATTTTTACTAATACTAATAATAGCCATCGTTCATTTGTTTATAAACGAAATTGATATTAGAAATATGTATTATAAAATTTAAAAACCACATAAAGAATTTTCTCATATTCTTATTGTATCTGCCGTTCAAGGTATATCTTAGAATATACTCAGATAAAGAATACTACTAAAATTCGACCGAATTTGCCAAACGACACTTTCTCATTATACACCGTATATGTACTTATCAAAAGCTATTTAATTGTGCAGGATTAAAAAATAAAGAAAGGAAAGAGTTTTCACCTCTTTTCTTAGTATTAGCTAATCATCATACCTTTCAAATATAACTGGCATAGGTGCTTGTGAAATAACTGTCTCATTATTACTTAGTACCAGTACCCCATTGGAGTTTATCAAATCTTGATAAGTGGTCGTTATATAGTCTTTCACTCCTGTGTCTATTATATCATTCCCGCTGACAATTCCTCTTAATTTCTTTCCAATAGTAATACAATCGTATACGAACTTGGTCCTTTTTATAATATCATCATCGTGGTTATGAATAGGATAATTATTAGCCAAAATGATGTTATTTGAAACTTGAGTTTTTATATAGTTATAGATATCGACCATAGGAAATATTGCAACTTTCTTTTCTACTTCTGATATCTTGTGGAATCCTTTTAAAAGGTTTTGACTATTTCCGTCTGATATAAAATCATACATTTTATTATTCTTATACTCAAGTATTTCTATCTTAGCATCATTTATATCAGGAAGTGTATCAAGAGCTATATCATAATACTTACCTTCTAAGAAGTCGTGTATATGATTATAAGGAATAAGTTTACCAGCGTAATAAATCTTATTATATCTTGATATATGGTCCTTACCTTCTATATCACTTACAGTACCCTTTTTAATATTATATATATCATCAGCATGTACAATACAAGATACATAGTTATTCTTAGGAAATCTTTTCTTTAAGAATATAAATAAATTATTATTATAATTTACAAATTCATAAAATTCCTTTCTAACATAGTGTCCACATATAAATAAGTCAAACTCACTATCAAGTCCCGCTGTATCATATAAAGGTATTAAATTAAGCTCATCACTTTGAGCGTGTGCTGTAGCCTTTCCATACTGTATATCATCATCTATAACTAAATCATACCTTCTCGTAAATAAAGGCTCAACACAAGCCTCTAATGTCTTTATTTCACCGTATTCTTTTAAGTGCTCTTTTTCTATTGTAATCTTAGAAAGTCCAAGTCTATCTTCTCTTAAAAACTCGTGGTGATAGAATAAACCATTTACGTATAAAGATATTACTTGTGAGTATCTATTAGGAACGTAGAAAACCCAAGTATCTAAAGTTTCGTCTTTTGGTATTTCTAATATATTTCTGACTTTTGAATACTCTTCTGATATTAAATCAAGTGCTAGTCTTTTAGATATAGATTTAATATTTGAAAAGTATTCACTGTCTGCTCCAAAGTTCATATATAGTCTTGGGTCATCTTGTATCATAGGTACAAGAGATGCGTTTTCATTTTTTACAAAATGAAGTGCAGGTTTTTTAGAAGCTATATCTATTATACCCGGAAATAACTTATCTACTGTAGTTTTCTCTGCTGTATTTATATCATATAGTATAAATAGCTTAGTTATAGTAGTACCTGCTCCTATTTCATCTTCTAAATGATTTAGATTAAGAACTGCTATCTTTTGATTCCAAGAAGCATAGTTAATCTCTCTAAACTCAAATCCTGTAACTCCAGCTTTCTCGTATACTATAATTCCTATAGATGATAATATTCCATTTGTAGGAGCTTTTATAACTACTCCTCTTGCTATACCGTTTTTAAACTTAGCTTCATCATCTTCAAATACACCGTGACATATCTCATACTGGTCTATGGGTTTTTTATCTGAAAATACTTCTATATTTTTGAGAGCTGTATTAAGATACAGATTAGAATACAGATGAATACTGTCAGTTTCTTTTGTAGTTGTAAATCTAACTACGTCATTACCTGAAGATATAAGAAGTACCCCAGAAGTTAGAAATATTTCTCCTTTAGGTACTACAAAGAATAGACTTTCATCTACATAGAAGTATTTAGCTCCTTTTAAATCACAGTACGATTTATAATCTCTAAATCCAGTAGTATTTTCAAACATTATTTGATACTTACCAAAGTCTGGTGTGAATTGTAAATCGGGAAACTGGTACACATCATACATAGTTTGAAAGTGTCCCTTACCTAAATTTAATGTATCTAAAAATTCCATAGTAGGATTTGTAAGCTTATTTAAAGTAAACTTATGAACTCCTACTATTCCGTCTATTTCTATGAGACTTGCCATATGTGGAGTTATATGCTCGAAAAAGGAAGTCTTTCTTCCATCTGAGCTATCAATAAAGGCTTTCATATTAAACCTCCTTTAAAGTGCTTGCAATACATCTTTTGCTACCATCATACAATAAGGCTGAAGTTCTGATTTAATAGTAGAGCTTCTGTAGATGATATAGTTAGTATAATATCCAGCTGATAGTGCACAAAGATAAGGGACATAATCTATCACAAATGTATTAGGAGAACCTAGTATAATTGCAATTCTTTGTCTTATACTTTCTACTGATACTTTATCTTTTAAAGATAAGAAGTTAGCCTTTAGTATTTCTACTATACCGTGAAATGAGTGCCAGTTTTCTTTTGGAGTTTCTAAAACCATTTGGTTTATAAAAGCTTTTTCATTATCCATTTCTATCTTCGCTTGGTTCATTGCACTTTCGTGCACATTTTTATCAAGTCCAAAGTGATGTCCTAGCAAAAATCTTGCACAGATATATTTAAGATATCTTGAGTTAGCTCCGCTTGCAAATATAGGAGAACCTGATATAGCAATAGTCATAATCTTGAAATATAACTCAATAAGTTCATATCTCATCTTAAAATTAGTACATATCTTAGTATAGTTAATAAGAGATGTATAAACAGCATAAGCTCCTTGACAAAGTCCGATTAAATCATTTATATTAATCTTTAATTTACCATCTTCTTCCACACAATAAGAAGTAGCATTTACTATAACTTGTACAGAACCTGAATTCTTATCAATTAGAGGAGCGTAAGGTAGATACATTCCTATAGCAACCATAGGATTGTATTTGATTTTTATTTTACCTTCATTTAATAGTCTAAATATATCTCTTTTGAACATTTTGTTCGAGTTCGCTTCATATAGAAGAAAAGATTCAGGAGCTGTTTCAGCATTGACATCTTGTCCACTTATAAGCTCTATAACTTTTGATGATAAGTTATCTACTTTATCCATTTGTACCCATAGAGATGATAAATCAGAGAACTTAGCTTTGTTAGTTTTTATCATTTTTATACCTCCTAATTAGTCAAAATTTCATTAACAAAATTTTGGGTGCGTAGCACCAAATTTAATCAAAAGGCTGTTTCGGAGGTGTTTATGAAGCATTTTGTAAGACATATTAATATTTCAGATATTCATATATCAATCTATAAAGAACCGACTGATTATGTAGAGGAACTTATGGATATCATTTATTATATAGATAAAATAAAAGATAATTTAGATATACTAACTATAGCTGGAGATTTATTTGATAGAGTTTATCCGGCTAACCATAAAGCTATACAAATAGCAGTAGAATTTATAAAGATACTTTATAATCGTGCTAAGATATACGATTTTAAAATATTCATAGTTAAAGGTACACAATCTCACGATAGTACACAACTTGATATATTTGCTCCACTTGAAGATAATACAAATTTATTTATAATAAAGGACGTAACTTTCTATGAATACGAAGGACTTTTATTTAGATTCATCCCTGAGTATTACTCAAATGATTACGAAGAGCTAAAAGAAAAGGCTTTAACTACTATGGCTGATGTAACTGTATACCACGGTTCGATAGAATCTGCTATGCCTTATGCTAAAGCTTATAAAGCTGAAACTCACAAGTCAGCTCAAATACTTAAAGATAAAGATATAATAGAAACTACAGGATTATATACAGTGTGTGGTCATATACATAATAGAATAGTAGTTGCTGATAATATTTGGTATACAGGTTCATATTCTTCTAAATCATTTACAGACGCAGGAGTAAAGAAAGGTTTTGATGATATTACAATAGATTTAGAAAATGGAACTTATGATTGTAAATTTATAGAAAATAAGAAATGTAGGAGATATACAATAATTGATGGTACTGAGATATGCAGACAATCAATAAAGAAAATGAAAGCTTTCTTTAATGATTTAAAGCTTGACAAAACTGATAAAGATGAAATAAGAATAGATGTAGATACTAATAGATACTCCGATGAGGAGTATAAAAATCTATCACTTATTATGTCATCTTATAAAGGAACTTTTAAATTTAAGATAGAAAGAGAAGTAAAGGTATCAGAAGTTAAATCAATAGAAGAAGATGCAGAGTATGTACTGTCTCCTACTATACCTTTAACTGACAAGATACAAAAAACTATAGAGGAAATATATGATGTGAATATCGACATATCGAGGATAAAAGAGCTACTAGATATTCCTGAATTTGAAAAACCAACTATTAGCGATAACTGAAAGGAGTAAACGATATGAGGATATTACCAATAAACTATGCTATACTAAACCTTATAACCACAACTATACCGTACTTTCGTACTAATGCTAGATTTATAAAAAATTGTAGAGAGTGCGTTGAAATATGGAATAAAAATGTACAAGATGTAAGAGAGCAGAATATGCTAAGCTGTATGGAGAAGATGCTTGAGTTTATAAAAAATGGAGTATCATTTGATGAAGAAGCTTTGATATATCAATCAGCTTATGATAATGCAATGGCAGATGATTTGTATGCTGGATATCAAGCTCTAACTGAAGAGAATAGACAAGCGTCCTTAAATCTTGTAAACTTTACTGCACTTAATGCTAAGGTAATTGCAGATGCTGAAAACTTAATAGAAAATGTATATAAATTTCAAGGTTCTTCCGTTACGAATATGGTAGACAATTTTAAAGACTTACTAGGCGGAATGAAAGTGTTTGCGAGAAATACGATAAATGCAGAATCTATAGAAGATGTAACTACTGTGCAATTTCGTCGTGGTGGTAAGATAGAAGGTATGGAAACTATAATACATAAACTTCGTTATGAAGAAAAGAATGCACTATCTATGGGTATACCAGAACTCGATAAATTCATAGGTAAATTTAAACCACAAAAGCTATATTGTACTATAGCTTTATCAGGTGGATTCAAATCTGGATTTTTAGAAAATGTAACTATGGGTATATCTAAGTTTAATCCTAATGCTGATAATATACCCGGACTTGAAAATACAGTTTTACATATAACATTTGAAAACGATGTATTACAAGTATTTAAAAGATTCATGGACTGGTCATCAGCTGAGAAGATGTTTTCTCGTACACTTGACGGTAGGTCTAATGAAGAAATAGGAGAACTTGCAGTTGCTCGTCTTGCTCCTAAAGATGATAAAGAAATGGGTATAATAGTTAAGCAATATTCAAGATATAAATTTGGAGCTGAAGATTTAGACGATTTAGTTGCAGATTATAGAAATGGTGGACAAAGAATAGTTGCAATAGTAGTAGACTATGCTGACCTTATAAAAGACCCACCATATAGTAAAGATGAAATGGAAGATAGAAATAAACCACTTTTAGTTAGAAAGTTTGAAGCTTTGAAACTAGCCGCTCAAAGACTTAATGTCCCTATTATAACAGCAGGACAATTCAACAGAGACGGAGAAAGAGTTGCAAGAGAAGCTATAGCTACTAAAAGATATCCAAGTCCACTTATGGGTGGACAACTAACAGCGGCTCATGTTGCTGGTGGATTTGGAATTAAGTTCCACGTAGAAACTCTTATAATACAATTTAGAGGATATTATAATGGTATTCCTATACTTCATATGCTTCTTGATAAAGACAGAGATAACGCATCTGAAGGGGAAAATAACTCAAACGAAAGACAACTTAAATTCTTTAAGTTTACTGAGAACTATTTTAGAATATCACCAAATCCCGAAGACGCTTATGATAATATTCAAGATGCGGCACCGGGAGACCCAGACGGACTTCTAACTAAGATATTCGGTGGTTCTAAGAATGAATGGGAATTTAATATATCTGAAGAAAATAAGAAGAAGTTAGAGCAACAAATGGAAGAAGCTAGAAAGGCTACACTTGAACTACTTGGAGTTACAGACCAGTTCAAATAAAGTAGCCTTAGTGCAACTTTCATTTTTTATACTATATATTATATATGTAGACCGAGAGGTAAAAATAAAAAATTTTAAGGAGGAATCAAAATGATTGATGTAACACAATACGGTAAAAAGTATGGAAAGAATGGAAAGAACAAATGGAACTCTATGGTTCCGGAAGGTGTATTTTTAAGTCACGATTTAAAAGTTGCTGCAAACTACGAAGAGCAATGGCAACAAACAATGATGGCACTTGAAAATTACATGACAAACGATTTAGGTAAATTCACAGATTGTGATTTCCTAAATAAAACGGCTGCGTATTTCGGTAGAGAAGAAGAAAGCGTTGGGGAAAACTTGACTAGATGGATTAGAATGAGAGACAAGTGGAACGACGGTATGACTGACTTCAGAACTAGATTTGATAAAGAGCAATTAAAGCAAATCAATGAAATAGTAGATACTACCGGTATCAGTCAAATCACTACTATTGATAGTGAGCTAAAACTTTCAAGATACGGTGTAGACACATTTATGCTTACTAAGGTTCTAAAGCTAGTTACTAATAACTTGGATAAATTAGTTAAGACTCTAACTGCGGCAGTAGACGAAGAACTAATAGCTCCAGAAGTTGTGGCAGCTATTCAAGATTTAGGATTTAAGATTGAACCTGATAGACCTGACCCAGACGCTGATAAATACTTCTTACAAAATATGAAGAAGAATGAAAAGAAAACTGGAAAACTTATTCCGGGTACAGTAAGTGGGTTCTATACAGCTGGTAAGAAAGAAGAAAAGACTTCGTCATTTGCAAAGTTCAAGAAAGAAGAAAATGAAGATGATTACTTTGTAGATGATGGAAGTTTCGGTAGATTTGGTTCATTCGGTGGCGGATTATTTAACGATGACTACGGAAGTGGATATAACAGTAATAGTCCATTCGGCAAGAAAAAGTCTACATTCGGTGAAAAGAATAATACATACGCCGATAAGTACAAACCAAATAACGGCTTAGGATATGGAAACAGTGGTAGCGGAGGAAGTAGTGGTAAGAAAGGGTTTGCATCAATATTTGGAGGAAATACAGGCGGTGGTAGTTCTTCAAATGGCGGGGTAAGACCTTGGGTTACACCGGGTGCGGCGGTGGAATCAAAACCTTACGTTCCGTTGAAGCCTAGAACAGGTTCTACAGTAAATAAATGGTGGTAAAAATAATTAGCAATTTAACTTATTATAAAATTATAAAATTTTAAGGAGGAAGAAAATGGCATTTAATATTAAAGAAGTAGGAAACGTTTTAAAGAGAAGTAATAGTTTAAGTGGTAATGGAAGATTCGGAGAATCTAGTTCTCCATTTGGTGAAAGTCCATTCGGACGTCAACAAAGAATGGGCGATAATGATGAAGTTCAAGAAAGAGTAGTAGAACTAGCTCAAGAACTTGCTGAAGTATTTGTGAGCGAATCTGCTCCAGATGAAGTTGCTGAGAGATTCAAAAGACTTATAATGGGTGCAGGTTTTAAATACCTTGGAAGAGGACAAAATAGAATTGCCTTTATGGCTGAAGGTTCTGGTTGGGTATATAAAGTACCTTTTAGAGAAGTAGGAATAAGAGATAATAAAATCGAGAGATTTATTTCATCTTATGTAACTACTAATCCAGAAATCTATAATGATATTGGAAAACATATTCCAGTCGTATCTAATTTCGCTCTACCTGATGGGTGGAAAGATTTTATGATATGTGCTGAATACATTGGAAACTTAAGAGCTGATATGCTTAAGCATACAGACGGTACTTTCTTAAACGTTAAGGAAGAGTCTATCGCTGTATGTGTTGAAAATTATGAGTATATGTCTCGTATCATTAGAAAGCTTAATAAGTATTTCCATATGAACGATATTCACTTGGTTATCTCAGCTGAAAACTTTGGAGTTAAAGGTGACGAGATAGCTGTTCGTGATATAGGTTACTTTGTTCCAAGAATAGGAGACTTGGAATTTGTAACAGCTTCATTTGGTGGACAAGATTGTCAAATGATTTATTGGACACTTGACCATGTACCGCTAACTGAAGAAGAAAGAAAGAATACAGAGGCAAGAATTGCCAAACTTTCTACATATGCTGAGTCTTGGGCTCCAGCTGATAGCGAAGGTAAGTTATTCCATATTGAGTCAAAAGATGATTTATACGATGCAGCTGATTGTATACAAGCTCTTTTACAAGTATTTGAAAATACTTACCTATAACGGAAACACTTGGAAAAATATACAGTATAAGTCTATAATCCCAATATTAGACAAATCCCATTATACTATATAGTAAAGACATAATCCCATTAAAAATATATGGAAGGGGGACGCCCCTTCCTATTTTTTTTTTTCTATTTTCCTTTCTTCTTACTAGGTACTATACAGTCAAAATCTAAGTGCTTGAATTTAACTGAAGTATCGTGAGAAAGTTTAAGTCTCTTTTGTACAAGCTCGTGCTGTTGTTTATTAAGCTTAAGTCCGAAATCTACAGGTCTATCATATATTCCTAAGATATTGTATATTCCATCTCCTGCACATTTATTGCATACAAGAGGTGTCTTACAAGTTAGAACTGAACGCATAGGAACTTTCTTTCCAGCATATTTTGAGAAGTTTTCTTTAGTTATCATTACAAGCTCATTCCCTTCAGGAACATATCTTCCATAATATTCAACTTCTGCTTTAGGGTCTACATATATTTCACAATATACTTTCGTTCCACAATCAGTACCAAACTTATCAAGTCTCATAGTTTGATACACATACCCTGCAAGTTTTGCCATAGCTCCACCGACTTCTGGTGCTTTACCTCTTGAGTATCCACCCACAAGTCCCATATTACCAAAGTAAGATAAGTCTTTCTTTTGTAGTCCGTCTGATAAAGAATCTGTAACTACTTTAAACTTATTGAAGTCTTCATCTTGTGGTAGTGCTCCTGCCATAAGTGCAAGTACCTTATAGTTATTATCAAGAGTTACAACCCCTGAACGATAAGTTTCCATTTCAGGTTTATCTCCATACACTTCTTCTACTTTATCAATTAGTGGCTTTTCAACCTTAGCAGCGGCATATGGGTCATTAGCTTCAATACCAGCTTTATTTTCTTCTATAAGTTTCGATTTTAATTCTCTTATCTCTGGTGTAAGAATAAGCATTTCAGTTGATACAGAAGGATTTACAAATGAAGTCATACGAAGTGAGAACGCTTCATATCTATTTACACATTTCTTGAAATCGTCTATTGTAATTTCTTTATGTTGTATCTTAACTCCTATTTCTGTAAAAGTTCTTTCTATGACTTTCTTAGTTAGAACTTCTGTAAGAATTGGTATTTTACAATCTTCAAATAAAAGCTTCCAAGCTATGAATTGTCCTATTGTACAAACTGTATCTTTTCCTTTATAACCAAACTCACCATTTTTAATAGGTATTAAATCTCTTATATCATTTTCTCTTTTAAATTTAGTAGTATCTGCAAGTCTTAGTTCTTTAAATAAATAAGTTACAGTAATATCATCTGATTTAGCATTCTTTAACTTTTCTATTGTAGCAGGTTTAGCATAAGGTGCGTCTTTTCTAAATACTGTAAATGAATATAAAGCTTGTACACTATCAGTTCCAAGTATCTTCATATTCTCCATTCTCATATTAAAGTGTGACGCAAGTGCCTCTCTTTTTTGCCTGCATTCTTCGTTGGCTTCATCTGAAAATACCGGTCTTGCTATATTTTTATCTCCGTCTAAGTCTCCGTCCATTCCCTCAAGTTGTAAAGTGGATATCTTTTCAGATTCTGTAAAGTAACCTGATAATTCTCTTTCTGCCTTTATTGCATTTTCTCTTACTCTTAAATCTCCATACTTATCAAAGATATAATCTATATCGGGATAGTAAGGATATTTCATACCATACGCTTCGACTTCTATTGTCTTAATAGTAGATAGAACGTGAATAAGCGTAGGTATAACGTTAAAGCTATCCATAGTAGGGTGACGTGTTATAAGCATATGACGTTCTGCAAGCTCAGCTTCACTATAAGCAAACATATACAAAACGTCAGTTATTGTCATAAATCTTGTCTTTTCTTTTCCAGCTACTTTATATGTGAAAGTAACATTACCACCGTCTGGAGTTTCAACAAAGTTAAATCTTTCTGATATAGAGTGAGCATAAGTTTGTATGTATTCCTTTATCTTCTCACCGTCATAATACATTTCCTTTTCTCTTAAAGAGAACTGCTCACCATTTTTCTTTGTCATAGGAAGTTGTCTTAAGAAATCTTCTACTCTACGTATTATAAATAATTGCATATTAGTAACTATAGCAGTTAAAGGGAAACCTGTTTTATCAACATTTACCTTTTCATCATAAAACTTATCTCCGTCAAACTCGTGTCCTGATAATACAACTATTGAACCATAGTCAACGTTTTTAGATAGTGCTCTTTTTCTTTGAAGTCCATACTTACCACTTATTATAGCTTTGTAGTGGTCAGATAGTTGAGCTATCTGTAGTTGCATCTGAAACATAAGCCTATTCAAATCAAACAGTTTTACATTCTTATTATCTTGTAGCATTCTAGCTTTATTCATAATAGAACGATATAAAGAGTTAAGCTCATCAATACCCATTTGACCGTCTCTTATATCTATATCACGATAAGCTATAGGTATAACTATAATCTTATCAATAAATAACTGGTCCTTTGTATATTTCTTCATAACTGCTCTTACGTCCTCTTTAAATAAAGATAGTTCTATATCATCACCATCTTCTTCTAAATTTATATTCTGAAACTTTATTCTCTCAAAATTCTTATAAAGCCATTCAAGTCCAGTATATCCTTCGGGGTCTTTTACAAGTTCTCCCTTTTCAGTAATATTATAGTAATCAGTTCCAGCTATAATACCGTCTATCTTTCTATAACTTCTTTTAAATATTCTTTTGTATATTATAGGGTGCATAAACTTTCCATGAAGTTGTATATACCCATATCTTGATTGTCTATCTATTGTAGACGTACCAAATATAACTTGAGATACAAGTCCTTCAGGGTCTGGTGAACCTGATGCGAGAAAGAGGTTAGTTGTCGTAACTTCTTTTACTTGTCTTGCTCTTATGAATTTATCTATATTAAATATTTCCATAATCTTCTCCTTTATCTATTATATAAACCGTAATTGTCTGGGAATTTCCACCTTAAAAAGTCATCATATTGTGAAGGGTCAACTTTTAGTATATTAACTCCGTGGTCAAATCCATTACGTATTTCATTTTCATAACGTGCATTTATATATAAGTCAGCGTGTTCTTCATCACGCATAAGTTTTTGTGCTTCTACTAAGTCTTTTACATTATGTATCTTATAATATTCTATTGCATCAGCCGCTTCTTTTGAAAGTCCTCTTGCCTTTCTATTAAGCTTACCATTTATAAATAGTGGGTCTTTTCTTGACATTACAGCTTGTTCACGAAGTGCTAGCTCATTTTTATATTTAGTTAATGTATCAAGAGTTCTATTGTAGTATAGTCTTATCATCTTATCTATCATTATATCTAAATTTTCATCTTTTAAATATTTACCTAGTATATTTCTCATAGTAGGAGACATATCAGAAACTATAGTTTTATAAATATCTTTTATATCATTTTCTCTATGCGGTCCAAATCTAGGAATTATTATATCTTCCATTACAAAGTCTTTAGGGTCTTTTTCTATATTAGTATATTTGAATTTCAAATAAGGTTCTACAACAGTTTCTATCATTTCTTCTAAAGGATTATAAACTTCTTTCTTGACATCAAGAGAGGCGTTATAATCTATTTCCTTTTCACGAAGTTTAATATCTGCAAGTTGCTTTTCCTTATCGAGTAAATACCGTCTTACCCTTTCTTCTTCCTTTCGTTTATTCTCGGTTTGCTCTATTGAAAGTCTCGTTTGCTCAAGCATAAATTGCCTTTCATTTTCTATTCTTTTATCTTCCATTTCCTTTGATTTAAGCATATACATTACAAATAATGTAGCTCCACCAAATAGCATTAAATTTACCATAACTATCAAACTTATAATAGTAAGTTCCATATGTTTATACCTCCTAAAGTTAATATTTTTCTTCTATTTAAGCTGTTTCTGGGGGTTTTATGACGAACAGCTATTTGAAAAATCAAAGGAGGTGTACTATGTTACGGATTGATGATTTTGTAACTGATAACCGAGATATTCTTAACTGTCTCAAAACCGCTGTCATAAAAAGACAAAAAGAACTTGAGATATGGGACACGGAAGAAATGAAGGTTAGATTTAATAAATATAAAAATGCGTATAACGGAACTGATACAGTTTACGAGTATGACTACACTACAGAAGAACTAAACGCAATAGGAATATATGATAGTAATGATATTATAATAATACAAAGAGATGTACGTGAACTATCTAGGTTCACAACACTTGCTCAAAGAGAGCAATTACACGCAAATAAAAGACGTAAGATAATAGCTGAGTATAAAGAAGAAAATAGATATGTGCTAACTCTAATGGGTTATCCTTATAGAGAGGAAGATTACATATACTTAGGGTATCATATAGATGGTATTACAGATAATACTCCACTTCATCTTATGAGTCAAGGGGAGCTATCAATATTAGAGAATAAAGGACTACTTGAGGAGATAATAAAGAAAAATCAAGATAAAGAGTATCTTAACTTTATTCAAAGAAGAATACCCTTTTATGTGACAAGAACTTCAGATAAGTTTGGACTTTTATATATAGATACAGTAAATTATAATATTGGATATAGAGTTGCAGAAGTATACGAATACTTAAGACTTGCATTTGCAAGAACTATCTTTAATGAGTATTATAATGATTCATATGAATACTATGAACCTATAATGGCTACTTATCTTATCTGTGCTACAATGTATGTGATACTTGCTGAAAACCCTATGAATATTTTGGAGTTTGACTTTACGTCAGATGATATACTTGATAGTCTTTATAAGACATTTTCAATTCCATATGTGGCTGATTTACCTAAGAATGTAAGAATAGCATTTGCTGAAAAAATAAATAGAGTTCTAAGATTTAAAGGAGATAAATCGTCTATTATAAATATAGTAGAAGCTTTTGGTATTAAAGACGTTTATCAATATATTCTTTATAAAGAATATGTAGACTTTGAAAAGGGATATGATAAGACTAAATCTTTAAGCGAAAATTATAAGTTATCTTTTGTAAGAGTTCCTATAGGAGCATCAGATTTACATAATTATATCTACAATATAAGAGAGGGAGATACTAAGGCTAAAATACCATTTAATGAATTTGTAGCAAATGATAAAAGATGGGGATTAGGACGTGATAAGCTTGAAGATATGGTACTTAAGGAAAACTTCTCATTTCTTACTACTAAATATATAGGAGTTGATAACGTTGTATCTCTAACTGAGAACGCTTTTACTCAATCTGAGTTTATGTCTTTTTTATTTGGAAATAAAGAAAGACTAGGGGACTTTAAACTAACTCTTACAAAGGCTCAACTACCAGCAACCTTATGGGAAGCATTTGTGTATGCTATGATACTTATTATAAATAAGAATGGCTTTGAAGATGATATAATAAAAGATACAGAAGGTTTAGTTTACATATATGGAATAGATAACCATTTTAAATTAAGTGCTGATATAGTGGATGCCTTTCAAAGAAATATACCAAAAGATATGGAATATCTAACTTATTATAAAACTGTAAACTCATCTATGTCAGTTGTAGATTTCTTAGATGTACTTTTACATAATAGAAATGCACTAGGTGTTCTACGTAAAATGATAGAAACTGAGCATTTTGATTATCATATAATGAAAGAACTTATGAAGCTTGAGCATATGGTTGGAACTATGGCTATAAATCATTACTATAAAGATATTAAAAACTACAATACTTACTCAGAATGGTTATCTCATACAAATCCAGCTTTGTATACTCATCTTGAGTCACTTCGTGCAACTGGAGCAAATGTTGAATCTAATATGAATGAAGAATTACTATCAGTTATAGAAGATTTATATAATTATTGTAATCCATCGCATCTTGCAGCGAGAGACAATCTTTTATCTTTTTTATCTAAGATAAAAGAAGATGAAGCTCAAACTATTAAAACGACAATGTTTAAGATGATAGCCTTTTTAAAATCGTATACTGTAGATTTGAGACTTTCGGGTACTTCTTATGTATTTGATGATTACGAAAGAATACTATCTGAGACTTTAATTAAAAACCATGTGTGGCTTTGGGATAGAGTAACTACTACAACTTTTGAAGAAGCTACAATGACAGTTAAAATGTCAGGACTACACTCATATCTTGAAGTGACTGACTTACTACATAGAAAGGGAGAAAGAGATAGAAGTAAAGTTTTATATCCACCTTGGATTACAGTTCCTAATACAGTAGAATACATAAGACCTGACCTTAATGAGTTTACATATGATGATGGTTTTCAAAAGTGGTATAAAGAGTACGATAATGATTATTTTTATATAGAAGACACTATACCGCATGTGAGAGTAAAGGTATGGGAACACGATAGAGAAATAATCATAGATGATTATGCTTTTCAAAAGAAGTTCCGTGAATTTGAAAATGATGACGTTATAACTCTTGATATATTAAACGACAAGTATAAGACTTATTTCTGGGATAGACACGCAAAGTTAGGTTTTTATGATACTTTAAAGAATAAAACTAAGAAAAGATTATATTCAGATTTAAGGGTTTATGATACGCTTATAAAGCGTGAGAGCGGACGTTTACAAACAGATATTGTAGATATTATAAACATAGGAGGTTAAAAATGAAAAGATTTAGTGATATAGTAAGTATATCTTCAGATATAAATCACGCCTCAACTGGAAATCAGGTAAGAGGAGTTCTTATAAGAAAAGAAGAAAATATAACACTTCCTTCTGGTAGAACTTTATTTAGAAGAAGAAAAGAAGGAGAAAATACTATGCTTATTGGTGTAACTCAACTTGTAGCTGAGTTTCTAACTGGTAAGAGAACTAATAAGATTGAAGTTCTAACTCTTGATAAAGATTTAGAATCGACAATTACAGCAACTTCATCTATAGTTAAAAACGATTTAAACTATTGTGGAGTAATGCTATGTAATGGTGGAGCAGACGGAGCTGTCGTAAAAGCCGTTAATAGATATGCTCCGGGATTTACGGCTGCTACAAGAATTCCTTGGAGAATGGTTAAAAAATCAGCTGATGACCCTAATACTTTATATCAAACTTATGCTTGTAGAAGCGTTGAAGGAAATGATGTAAAATATTATCTTAAAAAGTTAAAGAAACTAGATTGGGTTAATAGAACTGTAGATGGTGAGCAAAAGCTTACAAATAGACCAGAAAATAGTTTATCTGGTTCAGTTGCAGTTGAGACTGTAATTCAAACTGAGTTTTCTATAACATTACAAGACTTAACTGAATACTACAGAAGTATAGGAGAAAACGTAAGAAGAAAGTTCTCAACTATTTGCTTATTTATAGGTAATACAGTTAATGTGCTTATAAATGGTTCTACTTATCAAGACCACAGAAATCTTCTATGTGCTAATCAGCTTAATATAGAAGAAGAGTATTTAAAACAAAATAAAGAAGCTGAATATGAATACAATGTACACTTCAGATAATAATATGTAGAATGGTGCTTCGTGCACCATTCACATTATTTCTTATATATTATAAACCTAGCAATAGGAATAACTAGATGCTAAAATTTAAAATTTAAAGGAGGTTCAAAAATGAACAAAAAAGAAGTAAAAGGAATAGGATTTGGAATTGTTATAGGTGTGGAAGATATGCTCGATGGACTTATGGACATCATGACTGGAAAAATTGGTAAGGTAAATGATAAAGGAATTTATCAAACATTCACAGCTATAACAACTTGGAATACAAATGGAGGATTTGTACAACTTCAAAGATTTGAAGATGGTAAAGCTGTAGGACATGTTAAAGAATATTCTTTAAAGGAATTAATAGATAGTATAGTAGAGCACAATATAGATGCTTTACCTGATTTACCTGTACTAGCTGACAAGTATGTACCTAAACATATCATGGAAGAATTTCTTGACAGATACAATGTTAAAGATGATGCCGTTATGCAAGGATTAAATGAAATTTGTGGATTTATAGCAAGTTTAAAATATATCCCAGCATCAAGAGAGTTCTCAAGACCTGACTGGAATGCAAAGGATTTAGGTCAAGCTTATCTTATGAAAACCGAAGAGGAAGTCAAAAAGGAAGAAGAAGTTTTGTTCATAACTTCATATCAAGTAAGTAATGATATATTCTTACAAAAGACTAAGAATATCAAGGCTAAAGTTGTAAGACTTGATTATGAAGGTCCTGATATGGCAAAGTTTATAAATAGCTATGATGCTTTAAATGGAGTTACAGTAGTTGTGGATATGAACTCGATATCTGCGTTCCAAGGGGCTACAAAGTATTTAACTGACATATTGTGTGAAATGAAAACTTCGTACAATGAAGATGAAGTTGCATTATATGTATTAAATAGCATAGGTTTTGAACTTATAATGGGACAAGACAGAAATAAAATAGTTCCTGAAGGTTCAGTTATCAGCAAATAGTTTATATGGGTGAGAGTTGTTCTCACCCTTTTATTTTATATTTTAAAAATTTTAAGGAGGAAGAAAAATGGTAAAATATAGACAAGAAAATGGAATGAAATTTATGACAATAGGTATGAGTAAATTAGTGGTAGGAGCAGCAGATTCTCCTATAAGATGTGATGTTGTTTTACATCAAAATGATGGTAGTTTTGATGACTATTGCTTTATATATCATATGTCGCATATATTAAGTGACGTTATGAAATATAATGAGGAAATAGAAAGAATCAAAAGAATGATGGACAGCACTGCTAAATTTAATGTCTATCAAAATCCTGTAGAGTTTTTAGAAAACTGTGCAAGATGTCTTGAAAATGCTCCAACTAATAGATACACAAAAACTGCATTCAGCAAAACTTCGGTTGAGACTATGAGATATCTTACACAACTTGTGGCTGATAGTGATGAAGAAAAACTTCCTGAAGCTCACGCTATGGTTGCAAGATTTATGAAGAACTTACAAGATGTATTCTATTTACAACATATAGCAATAGATAACGGATTTAAAATTCCTGAGGTTACTACTTATCAAAGAGAGCTTCTAGTAGGAGATAGATTTAGAGACTTTATGGCAGGAGTAAAAGGAGTAGCTTTTAAAGAATCTCAAGATAAAGCAAGAGAAGCGGTAAGAAAGATGACAGCTTCTTGTGTTATACTGCCTGAAATAGACATAAAGGTTGTGGACGGTAAAGAAAATAACTTCGATATAGTGTTTATGAACGATGAAGGACACATAGAACTTGTACATTATATAGATAATCGAAATGTATTAGATAGAATCAAATTCACAATGGATGAGTTTATAACTCATGTTCTACATATCACTGAACCTAAAATCGCATATGTAACAAATAGACAAACTATAATGGCTATATTTAACTTCTTCACAACTAATCGTAAATCTACAGAACATTATATACAAATTGATGGATATGAAAAGTTTATAAAATGGCTGAATACCGTTAAAGTTGTAGGATATGATTGTGAAAGTGCTAATAGTATAGATAGCATAATAAATATCTATACTAAGAAACTAGATACTGCCATTATAATAACTAAAAGAGGAGAAGCTCTTAAATCTAAATACAAGTACGATTACGATTATGTAGAATATGCAGTAGAAGAAGATTTTGATGTAGCTAGACTAACAGATGTCATTGTGAAAGAAAAAGCACGTATAATATTTATTGATAGTAACTTAGGTTCTAATATAAAGAAGAATTTGCAAGAGCTTTTAACACATCTACAAAGTGTAGAGAAAGCTACAAGAGGATTTGCTATTCCTAATATAAATGTAGAAACTACAGCAGGCTTCTGGCTTAATGTTTGCGGTCCTATGTATTTAATATAATATAAGTGGTGGGGTTTATCCTCACCATTTTTTTTTTTGTCGCAAAAGTGTGAAAAACAGCCCTTTAGTTTAAAAATTATAATTAAAAGGAGGTTTTACAATGGCAGATGATAACCAAAAATCAGCTGGTGGAAGTTTATCTGACGTCGCAACGGCACAGTTTAAAAAGAACCAAGAGACAGCAAAAGAGACATATGATACTTACGCAAATAAGCTTAAATCAAACTTCGGTACTGATAGATTAAATGAAGTATGGCAAAATGCTCAAGAGATACCGGGTAACTTTGTTAATAACGCCATAGGTAGTATAGGTAGTGCTGTAGATAATGCCATAAGAACCGGAAGTTCAAATATAGAAGGTTTAGTTCAAGGTAGAATAAATAGTGTAGTAGGTGGAGTCGAAGAAAGAATAAATAATAAAATTAACTCAACCATAGGAAAGATAGAGTCAAAACTGCAAAGAGGAATATTAGGTAAAATAAATAATTTCTTAGGAAATCCACTAGGTATGGCACTTAATAGTACATTTGGTGGACTTATAGGCTCTATGAAATCAGAACTTCTTAAAAATAGAGACCCTTATCATGAAATATATACAGGACCTGATGCTCAAGATATGGATAGACTTTCAGGAAATAAAGACGATAAGGATAAACTTATGGCTGCTCTTCGTGGTGCTTCACTAAGTGGCTGGGGAGAAGCTGGAGCTATGAATGGTAAGACAACAGGAAAACCTAAAATAGACGCCTTCCAAAGATTCTGGAATGCTTCTGGATATTCTCCTGCGGCTTCATATCCTTCATATGACGGATTTGATATATTCTCAGATGATACCTTTGCATCTCTTGCAGAAACTATTAAAAACTCTTATGGTATGACTGGCAATATATCAAAAGGTAAAGATTTGGAACGTAACTTCGTAAATAGGCTAGGTGTTACACTTATAGATAATACTCTTGCTCATACAAGAACTCATATTTTTATAGGAAAGCCTACTTGTAACTTGCAAGAGGAAGATACAAATAAACTTGCAGAAAGTGTAAGAAATGACTATAACCTTGCTGAGTTCATTCTAAGAGATTACGATTTATTCTTACAACTTAATGGAAGAATAGACGGTGCTACTCCTTGGATGACATCTCTTCAAAATAGAATAGTTGGAATATCATTCCAAGATGCTTCTCTTGACGTTTCTAACTCTCCTGCGAATAGATATGGTTCAGCTCAAGAGTATGGGATATCGTACGGTTCATCTATGATAAATATACCAATAAACTTGACTTTTGCTATGGATAGACAAGCAGAAGCATTTAAGCTTATATACGCTTGGGTTACATATATAGATAGAGTTAAAGACGGACTTATAATACAGCACCCAGATGATACAGTTGCCAATAGAATGAGTTATAGCTGTCCTATATTTATATTCTGTACAGAAGAAGATGACTTATCTATTACATACTGGGCAAAACTTGTAGGAAACTTTCCTAAGACTATACCGTTTTCGGTATTTTCAAATCAAGGTATGATAAATAGAGAAATAAGAGAAATAACTGTGTCTTTTGCGTCTTCTGTATTTAAGCCATTTGATATAAATGCTTTGTATGAGTTTAACGAAATGCAAAAAAGATATGTGCCTAAAAAATATTATGACAGGTGGCTTCCAAAAGAAGACAGAGACTTACAATACTATTGGACTAATGGTGCTGAAGTAATATATGATAATGCTACAGGAAGATATAAACTTGTACCATTCTCATCAGCTCAAGTTGCACCTAAAGTTAAAGCTACAGTAGTTAAGAAAGACGGATTCTTTAAAACTGTAACTGGTGGTATACTAGATGCTATAAAAGACCCAAGAGGAACGGCTGAAAAACTTATGAATAAAGGTATGGATACGGCGTCTGGAGCATATGATGCGGCGGTTTCTAAAGCACAAAGTATGGCGGGAGCTGTTAAAGATAAAGTAACAGGATACGCAAATTCTGTACAAAATACTTATAATGATGTCGTAGACTATATTAAGAAATAAGGAGGAATAAATGTTAAGTGATAAATTTACCTCGACAAAAGAGGAGTTTCTAAAATCTATGGCTGTGGTTTTAGATACTTTAGGTTTACCCCCTGATAGAGTACACGCTTTATCTACAGCCTTTTATCAAACTCAAGGTTTGGGAGAATTATATGATATAGTATCATATTCATCTTATATATCTTCTCGTGAGATGTTTCCAGTAACTGCTGAGTTTAAAGATAGTTTATTTAAGTGGAATAAAGTTGCAGATGTATCCTTTCAACTAGCTACACCTTCTTCTCGTGTATTTACATTTACAATATTTATAGAAGATGTACTTAAAAATGCTGAAAGAATAAATCCTAAACTTTACAGATATACTATACCTCACACTTTAGAAGTAAAGATAGGGAAATTTATATATTCTCTTGATTATCCTATAAATATACAAATATATGACCCAGAAGGTCAAATGGCTATAACTGCAAGATATGATAAAGAAGCTTTATATAATCCTATATCTAAAGTAGTAAATCCAAATATAAAAGTTATAAAGCAAGGTAAGAGAATGATACTATCTTTAATACTTTATCAATATAAAAGACAGATAGAAACTTATCGTTATATAGATTCTACAACTGACGTATATCCTATAACTTATAAAGATGAGCTTATAGATTTTACTCCATATTATAGAGTGTCTGAATTTACAAATGAAGTCAAAAGACTTCAGAAGTCTATGTATTATGATAAGTCAATTCCTGATAAACCTACTATATACTATGATTTGAACCAAAATAAAATAACTCTTACAAATCGCGGATATAGAGGAAATTTCGTACCTGTAAGAGATAGCATAATAGAGCTTTCTATGTATCTTACAAAAGGTAAGGAAGCAAACTTTGAATATATCGGTGATGATATAATAGTAGAAGATAGTGACGGAGAAGAACTACCATTTTATATAACAGCAGATACAGCTCAGAAGTATTCTACTCCGGGTTCTGATGAAGATGATTTAGAATCTTTAAGAAAGAAGATAATAGATTCACTTCACACAAGAAACTCACTAATTACAGACTATGATTTATCTTTACACTTCTCAGCAAATAAAAAGAATTATAAAGTTATAAAAACTCGTGATGATTGGAAGATGAGAGTATATTCTATATTTGCTCCTCTTACAACCGTAGATGACAAGTATTTAGTTCCTACTAATACTTTAAATTGTCTTATAGATATATCAACTCTTGAGAAGCTTGATAACTGGTATAAAGTTCCTGAAATGGCACATTTCCGTGCACCGCTTGGTTCTGATACAGCATTTCACAGGGATACAAAAGAAACAAATGACATATTTGATTACACACCATCTTTACTGTATATTATAAATAGAATCAAAAGAGTTGTAGAAACTTATGAAACTTATATAGATAGACGTTCAGTTTGTGAGTTTGAATATAACTATGATAAATCGAAATATTCATTTATGGCAAATGCTGTGTATATAACAAGAGAACCTAAAGGAAATATAAAGCTTCACTTTAATATTATGACGAATTTAGCATCTGAAAATAAAGATGACTTAGTTAAGTTTCACGAAAAGCTTCCAGACGGTTCAATAAATGACAAAGGAATACTTAAGATAAATGTATCTTTCCAAGCAGAAGATACAAACTATATAGGTTATATTCCTTGTGTCATGAAATCGTATAATGAAAAGAATGATATGTATTTATATGAAGCTGAGATAGAAACAGCATACTTTATAAGAGATGGTAAAATAGATTTAAAACTTATGAATGCGGGAGTTTTAAATGAGGTTACAACTAAGATAAACTTTAAATCTATAAAGATAATAGTACAAGATGACCAAGAGAATGATACAGTTCAAGCAAGTGATTATGGTGTTCCTAATATAGTAGGAAAAGGACTTATAAATGTATTCTCACTTAATGATATATCACTTATAAGACAGTATACAGATAACTCATATGTACAAATAGAAGATATAGATGCTAATAAGTTAAAACTTTTATCTATCCCTTTATTTGGATATGATTATGTAGAAAATAATGGGTATACTGTATACAATGATGTATATGCTCAAATGGACTATATTCATACTAAGTGGCTTGAAACTCAAACTAATTTCGTGTCAACTTTAAAGTTTGCAAACACGTATGGTACTTCTAAAAACCATATTATCGGAAATGATAATGAAAGACTTGATAAAACTAATATATCTTTAAACTTCAAAGTTGCTCTTGCTTATAATGCTACAGTAGATATGAACTATGTGAAGGATTATATAAGAGATTACTTCTCTAAGATAGACTTTATAAATGATGAGACTTTCCACGTATCAGATTTAATAAGAAAGGTAAGAGATGATATAGTTGACGTTACAAAGATAGAGTTTGTAGGTATAAATGGTTACAACTCAGACTATCAATACATAGAAGCAAATTATGACCCAGATGACCCATCTGTAATACCAGAAATAGTTAATATAGAATATGATAAGAATAAATCATATAAGATAAATATACAAAAAATCTAAAGAATTAGGAACACGACTTTAGATTAATTTTAAATAGGAGGCTTAAAAATGGCAGAACAACAAAAGAAAAATCCGGAAGATTTAGTATCAACACACCTTATCTCATTTGTATTTTTTACAAAGGAAATTGAAAATTGTAAAAGAATGAGTGTTAAATTATTTGAAAGAGGAATGTTATTCTCAGTTTACAAAAGAACTGAAGAAGGTCCTTTTGCTAAAAAACCTGAGAAATCTCACTTCATTTCTAATAATGATTTTGAAGATTTAACTATGATGGTAAGACAAGCTAGAAAGAAAATGGTAGATAAAGTTCCATTTGAGTTTGTAATGCAAGGAAAAGAAACAGCATTTGGAATTCTTGGAATGAATGTAGAAGATAAGTATGTAACTGGTACAGCTATATACTCGGTAGTAGACGGACAAGTTATACAAAATTCTAAAATCATATGTCCATTTATGGATACAAATAGAGTAAAACTATTTGCAAGTGATGGTGGAATGGAAGATATGGTAAGACTTGGTGGACCATCTGAAACTAATACATTTGTAAATATGTTAGAAGCGATACTTAATGGTACTTCTACAGTTATGAGTTTTCACCAAGAAAAACTAGCTAAAAAGAATAGTGCAAACTATGGTAATAAGAAAGTGGAAATTCAAGAAGATTACGAAAGTAGTGACGGCGACGAATATCCATGGGAAGAATAAATATATGGCAGGGGAAACCCTGCCTTTTAATATGAAAAAGGAGACAGTATGAGCAAATATAAAAAGAAGTTAGGCTTATTAGAACAGAGTAAAGAAAATAAGAAATTTATAAAAGGTTCTACTCTTTTAAAGGAAAGTAAAGGTAAAAATAAACTTATACAAAATACAATAAAGATAGACGAGTTTTAATTATATAAAGGAGGCAATAAATGGCAGATAAAAATGAATTAAAGGTTATAATAAATAAAGGACTTGAAAAGAAAAAGATAAATGGACTTATAATCGCAGTAAGTGATTATGTAAAAAAGGATTTAAAGAAAGATGCTAAAATAGCAAAGTTTATAAAAGGTGAAGAAAATGCTACTAAACTATCATCTGCTATATCATCTGTAATAGAAAATAACTGTGAAAAAGATGAAGTTCACAATGTAAAGCTAACGGAAGAGCAAAAGGGTATAATAGCTGATGAGATGATAAATCTTATAGCTAATATAAATGAAGTGAAGCAAATATCTTTATCTTATGATAGCGAAGATAGAACTAAAATGAAAGCCGATAATGAAGAGTATAAAAAGAAAGTTAAAAAACTGGAAGAAGAGTATAATGAAATATCTGTAAGAGTTGTAGCACTTGAAACTTTCTTACGTTCTGATGATTGGTTTAAAATGGACAAAAAAGAAAAAGAGCTTGTAGATAAGCAAAAAGAATATTCTACAAAGTATGCTGATATATTAAGAGAAAGAATGTCTTTTTATAAAGACAAGATATTTTAGGTGATATTATGATATTATACGGTGAAGCACAAAATGATATGATTGAGAGAATAGTAATAAGGGAAGCAAATATAAAAGATAGCGATACACTATTAAAATTTCATCACGCAATATATAAGTATCACGCTGATAGAGTATCCTTTCCTTTAGAAGATGAGGGAGACCTTCTTGATAGAATAAAAGAGGATTTTAAGACTCATTATAGTACAGTATTTCTAGCATCTCTTAAGACTTCTATAAGTTCAGTCTATGTAGGATTTATAGAAATAAGAGCTGATAGAGAAAAGAGAACTTGTTATATTCGTGCATTATGGACAACCCCTGAAGCAAGAGGAAAAGGTGTTGCGACTCGTCTTATGAATGTAGCATCGGTTTATGCTAAAGAAAAGGGTTGTAATACTATATCGCTAGATGTGTACGACTTTAATACCGAAGCGAGAAGTCTATATGAGAAGCTTGGATATAAGGAAAAGGAACGTACAAAATCATTTAAAGCAACTCTTGAGAAAAAGTTGTAAAATATCTGCATTTTTCATTTCAATTATATATAATAAAAGTAGAGATAAGGAATAAACTTAAGAGGGCTTAAGAGTTCCGACGTCTAAATTTAATACCTTGGGAGGTAAAACTATGAAAAAGAAAGAAAAGAAAATTTATAACAAGGAAAGAGAAAGAGAGTTAGATACCATTTATGGTACTATCATCTCTTTAGGAGCTTTTGCTATAGCAATAATTGCTTGTGCAATAGCTTCAATGAAAGGAGCGTGGTTCTAGTGAGACTAGACGTTCCTTTTGAAAAAGAAATAAATGCCAATTACAACAAAGCTCGTTCTGCATATCAACATTCTGAAGAATGCAGAGCGAATAGAGCTATTAGAAGAAAAATAGTAGCTCGTAAAAGAAAGGATGCAATAAGAAAACAAATGTACTTCGGTTTGTTTTCTGTATGTGCATTCTTTGCTAGTTTAATTGTAGTGGGGTGGACTATATGAAAGCCCCACATTTAGATTTAGAGGACAAGATGTTTTCAGTATTTATCATCATTGTCCTAATAATTTTGTATTCTATCGCACACGCGATTATGGGAGGTAGAATATGAAACACTTAAAATCAATTTTGTCTGACAGTGAAGTCCAAGTAGTAACTGTCGGACTTGGATTTATGGTAGTAGTTCTTATTATCATAAGTCTATAAACCAAAAGATAAGGGACTGCACATCCTTTATTTTTTTTAAGGAGAGTGAAATAACTATGAAACTGGACGTTTTTAATATGCCATCACAAGCAACAAAAATAAATCATAAGTTCGATGTAAGACTTCTATCGCAGATAACTACTCTTGTAGCAACTATTGTAGAATCACTAGAACAACTGCCCTATACAGAATTTCAAATAGCTGGACAAGCTGTTGTAAGAGGGGTACTTGATGCTATGGAAATAAGAAACGAAGATGAAGGCTTTTTAGATAAGTTTGATTTAGAAAGATACGAGTTTTTAAAAAGAGTATTAAAAGATGCTGGATTTGATTTAGATAAGTCAAATGCTGATTTAGTCGAAGAATAATATGGTGGCGTCACGCCACCATTTATTTTTTAAGTCTATCTCTTAAATCTTGTCTTTTATAAGTTTCAAGTAAATCATCTACTATAGCTATAGGAGCATTGTCTACTTTATCAGGTACGATAGAGTAAGTATCATCAGTTTCAGATATAGCATAAGTCAGTCCTCCTGATACCATTTTATTTAAAACTCCGTGATATGCTGGTGAAATAAAGGCTTCTTCTGATACTATATTCCCTGTGTCTTTTGAATAAGTTCTAAGCCAACCTATCTTCTCGTCATCGTCCCAATGACATTTAACTTCTGTATCTTCTAAATACTTAGCTTTAAGTCCAGTTTGTGCAGCACCATACGAGAATCTATTATCAACCTTTTCGTAATCTTTCATAGTATTATTACCTTGAATATATTTAGAACTATCAGGAGTTTCTACTTTCCCAAATAAAGAAGTGAAAGCTCCGTCAGTTTTTACATCTCTTGAGTAATTTTCTTCCATTGCTCCTTCTTCTACCATATCGCTATTATCTACATTTTGTGCTGTAGTAGGATTAGGAACAAATTCTCCATTACTTGAAGGTATTGGTTTACCATATCCTTGCAAAGAGTGTATAGTTCTAGGAGCGGAAGTTATATTAGAATCATATAAAGATGCAATGTTTGCTTTCATATTGACATTACCACCCTTAATATCTACATTCTTCCCTGTCATATCATAAACCATTTTCTGCTCTTTCATTTCAGTTTCTTTAATCTCTTTTATAGCACCCATAATAGTCTTTAAAGCATTCATCTTAGTTGTGTATAAAGAAACTCTATTTTTTGTAGACTCTGTTTCTATCTCAACTTTCTTAGGAAAAGCTTCAAGTATTTCTTTTGCTCTTCTTTCAGACTTTTTAATTTCTGTATCTATTTCTTTAACAAGAGTATTCATCTTCGCTATATAAGGTGCATACTTCTTTTCTATCTCAGACATTTGCTTAGTATTATCAACGGATACTTTTAAAGTTCCAAAGTATCCACTACCATAAGTGTCATTTGTATTTCTTATACTTCTAGGAATTATAAGCATTTATAAAACCTCCTTATTTTTATAATAATTTGGTGTTTTTAATATTTTAGATGTGAAAAACAGCGATTTGAGGTGATTGATATGGAGAAAGCAAAAGATTTATTCTATAACTCATATTATAATAAAGATGAAGATGTTTATAATATATTTATGTACGATACAGAAACTGGTAAGCAATATGTAAAGAAAATAAAGCACCCTAAAGTACCAGCTTACTTTGTAAAGGGAGATGCTCCAGATTACTATAGAGAGACTATATCTCTTGGTAATCTAGTTATACAAAAAGTATCTTATAAATGGAGAGGTTTCGATATAGCTAAGATTTTAAATATGGGAGATAAGTTTAAAAGAGGACTTAAAGAAAAGAAGATAAAATATGACCATATTTTCTTAGATAGAAGAACTATTGGCTCAGACTTATTTATAGAAGATTTAGCAATAATGGATTATCTTGATAGTTTAGGTTATGAAGAAAAAGATGGAGTCAAGGATTATAATGACTTACCACCTATTAAGAATTTAAAGAAAGGTTATTACGATATAGAAACTGATGTTTTAAATACAGATATAGAAGAACTTCAACCTATTACCTGCTCTACTTATTATGATGATAGTACAAATACTTGTCATGTATTTTCTATAATAAGAGACGATTTTAAAAGACTTCACGAAATAAAAGAAAATGAAGATAAATTTAAAGATGAGTTTAAATCTATGCTTTTAAAGATAATAGATGAAGCTCAAATGGACGATAAAACTAGAAATCTTCTAGCTCCTAGATTTAAAAAGATTGTAGAAGAAATGAAGATTATTATATCTTGGTATAATACAGAAAAAGAGATGATAGAAGACAGTTGGTATCAAATGATACAAGTTTATAAACCTATGTATCTTGGAATATTTAATGCTGTATACGACGTTCGTCATACACAATATAGAGCAGACAAATTAGGAATTCCTCAGCATAAGCTATTCTGTCACCCTAAAGTTGGAAATAGATTTGATTTTAACTATAGAAACGAAGACCCTAAAGCCGCTAAGAGAAGACACAATTATAATTCAGAGTCTTTTACTAAGATAGTAGATGTACAACAAAGTTACTTTGGACTTCGTCCACAAGACCAATTAGAAAGAGAGAGCTTAGACGCTATATCAAAGCATGAGTTAGGTTTTGGTAAACTATCATATGCTCACATAACTGACTTTATCGGTAAACTTCCTTATGAAGATTATTGGGTTTATGTAATGTACAATATGATTGACGTTATAGTTATGGCATTTAATGATATAAAGACAGATGATATATCTTCACTTTTAACTAGAAGATTTATAGTAAGAACTGAGTTTGATAGAGTTTACTCTCCTATGACTTCAGTTACCAATACATTCTTCCACTTATGTAAGAGAATGGGATATATAATGTCTAATGATGTTAATAAGCTTATTATGACAAAGAATGAATCTGCTGAGAGAATAATAGAAAGACTACGTGAAGTAGATGATGCTATTGAAAGTACATATGACGTTCTTACAAATAGAATACAAATAGCAGGCGGATTATGTTCTGACCCTAATAAATTTAAAAAGGAAATGACTCCATTTTTAGATGATTTACCTAATAATAAATTCTTAAATAAAGTCATGGACGCAGATGCTCTGTCTATGTATCCTATGATAGTTGAGCACACTAATGTATCAAAAGATAGCTTAGACGGTAGAATAGAAAAAATAGAACTAAATGAAGAAAAGGAAATACCTGTAGAAAAAGGGATACAAGCACTTATTGATAAAGACGTAGATATAATAGGAACAGCATTCTTTAATCTTCCTACAGCAAAAGAGATAGCATCGTTTACATATAATATAGCTACAAATAAACCATATGTAAGAGAAGAAACTCCAGCATATACATTATTCTTAGGAAAAGATGAGTTTAAATATGCCGAAGCTGTAAGAAAGGTTTTAGGAAGACTTGATAATACAAAAGTAGATGCTTCTGATATTAAAGCGGGAGTTGTATCTAATTTATCATCATTTCATATAAGAAATAATGTATCTCGTCAAGTTATAAATGGTTCACTATATGAAGTTACATTCACTCCCGATAGTAAATTTCCTTATAAATCATTAGGAGAATTATTTACTTTAAAAGAAGATGAAGACGGTTATATAGTTAAAATAGATGGTGAATATAAAAACCATATAGAAGACTATATAAAACCTAATAGATTTTTAAAGAAAGAAATAGTATCTTGTAAATTCATAAATAAAGATACAATAGATGAAGTATCTAAAAATCCTAATATTATAACTACTATTAAAATGGATAATAAGAAGATAGATGTAACGGCAAGAACGCATATATTCCTGTCAGATGAAGTTACTTGTACTGTACATTCTGATGATGTATTCGTATTTGAGTATGATGTAAAAGTTCCAAAAGTTGGTAATTTTCATATATCTATAGAAAGTAAAACCCTACAATATGATACTCCCTAGCGGGAGTATCACAAACACCACTTTAGTTTTAAAGTAACTCAAAAGGAGGAAATAATATGCCACTTAATAGACAAGAGAATGAAGAACAATACCTAAAACTTAGGGATAAAACGACGTCTAAAGTTTTTGGTATTACTACAGATATAGGTAAGCTTATGGATAGTTCAGATGATATAGGCTTTAATTTTGTACAATCGTCAATAGAATCAACAGCAGGACAAGGTAATATAGTAGAAGCACGTTCAAGAATAAGAGGAAAGGAAACTGACCTTGAAAATCAATTTGTAGAAGTTATGGAGAATATGGGTAAAAGATATGTACACTCTATTCCTTATAATGAAAGAACTAGACTTATTCGTGAGTCAAACTATATGCTTACTCAAATGCCTCAGCTACATAATACATTTGCAAACCTAACTAAATTTATTATGTCTCCTGATAACTACTCAGAAGAAGAACTTATACAAGACATTTATTTAAAATCTGATAGTGCTTTTACACAATCTGATATAAATGCAATACTTGAAGAAAGAGGTTTATATAAACTTGTAAACGATAGCATACTTGCAAGTTTAGAGCTAGGTTATAGATTTATAGAACTCATACCTTTACAAAATGTAGCAAAGAAATTACTTGATAGAGTATCAGGAAGTAAGGTTGAGCAAAGACAAATAATAGAGGGTAAGATGGCTCAAGGACAAAGAGTTATACCGGGTGGGCAACCACAACTTTATGGTATGTCTCATATAGATAAGATAGAAGACGTAGTTTTTTATGGAGAAAGTGAAAATATCGTAATTCCTGCAAATTATGTAAAACTATATAGAGAATCATATAATGGAACTTCTACTCAAAGAAGAGAGATAATGTCAACTCTATACGATGCTATAGATGAAGCTTTTGGTATGGGAAAATATAGTAGAGTTTACGAGACTTATTCGGAATCATTTGCAAAACCTATAGACAAGAGTGTGGAAACAAAAGAAAAGTTAGCTTCTCAATTCTTTACAGAATCTGTATATTCTCCTAATCATAAAGAAAAGATAGCTCATAGTATTCATATGAGACTTATGGGAGAGTCAAATGAAAGCTTTTTGACAACAAGAGCTGATAAAAGAGAAGTTGTAAAACAAGCTAAAATAAGTAAACTATATGCTGAAGCAACTGATGATGCTGAATACAAAAAGGCACTGGCTGAGCTTAAAAGAAGTACAAAGTCTAAAAGAAAATCTAAGATAAAAGATATGACTGGTTGTTATGTATCTCCTCTTGATGATGAGAAGACTTATCCAGTTATAGTAAATAAGGAACTTATAGGAGTTTACTATATAGATACATTTATGGATTATGCTGCTAATAAATCATATTCTAATACTATAAATAACGTATTAGGTTCTAATAAGTTTGGAGATAGTGGAGATTACAAAGATAATCCTATAGTAAGAAAGGATATAATAGAAGGACTTTCTAATATATTAACTGAGCATATGGATGCTAACTTCGTTACAGAAAATAGAAGAATACTAGGTTCTATGCTTAAAGTGCTAGAAGAAAACGATATGTATAAGTCTCAATTTAGAATAAGATTTATACCTAGAAAATATTTAGTTCCTTTTCAAAATGAAGAATCAAATAATGGTATAGGAAAATCTAAACTTTTATACGCAAGAATTCCTATTCTATTCTGGACACTTTTACAACAAGATAAGATGATGACAAAACTATTCTATGAAAAGGATAAACTTGCTATAAAATACAGAACTACTTTTGCACAAAGCTTATTCAATGATAGAAATGATGCCATGGAGATATTTACAGATTTATTTCCGCTACCGTCTGAGCTTACAGATTTCACAAGAGTACACTCATCTATGGCAACTATTGGAAGACTTTTAATTCCTGTGGATAAAGCTGGTAATGAGTTATTCTCAGTAGACAGAATAGAAGGTCAAAAGTATGATAATTCAAATGATGATTTTATGAAAAACCTTGAAACTATAATAGAAGATATAGTAGGTTTCCCTATGTCAACTCTTAATCAAGCAGAAAAGACATACGATTATGCTACATCTATTATAGCTCAAGACGGAAGACTTGTACAAATGATAACTAATCTTCAAGTGCATTATGCTCCTATGGCTACAGAACTTGCAACTAAGATAGCAAGATATGAAACTGGAGAAGATGATACACATGTTGATATAACATTCCCTGTTCCTAAACTTTTAACTTCTAATATATCTAACGAAAATGCTCAGAAGTTTGAAGAAAGTTTAAATAATATAATGAAAATGTATTATGGAGAAGAAGACACATTATCTGCTGAGAAGAAACTATTTATAAGAAGAGAGCTTATAAAAGAACTATTCCCAGCATACGACCATTCAGAAGAGCTTGAACAAATTGAAGAAAAATGGAAAGTTCATAAACTTACATTTAAAGATAATCTTAAAGAAGAAGGGCAAGAAGAATAAGTATATTTTGGTAGGCGAAAGCCTACCATTTAAACTCGTCAGAAACATTTTTTTGATGAAATAAGCTTTTAAAGGAGGTAATTTAATGGCTGGTAAAAAAGAATCGACTTATATGTATAACGCCAAGATGTCAATGAGAAATGTGTATGCTGATTATATGTCAGATACATTTGGAAATACTATGAATTTCTCAAAAGACGTTCGTGCTGGATATAAGGCGTTTAATGATAGTAGAAATACGTCTGGTTTTTCCGGAATTAAAAATAAAATAAAACAATCATCTCTTTATCAATTCGTATCATCTCTTACAAAGAATGCGTTTGCTGGACTTAAATCTGGTAAATTCTATAAATCTGAAGATGAGATGTATGGACTTGATGCAGACTTTGATTTTGGTGAAGATGACTTTTTCTTCGAGAGTGGGGATTCGAGTAGAGATAGCGAGTCTTCTGATAGTAGTTCACAAAGCTCTCCTTCCGTTGGTGCTACCAACGGTATAGCGACATATGCCGCTGTAGGAAGATTATCTAAAAGTATACAAGGTGGTACTAAAGCATCGCAAAAGATGATGATGGAAGGATTTATGCAAACAGCAACTTCCATAAATAATACACTCGTAGCTACAAGTTCTGATATTAAATCTCAAATGCTTAAAAATGAAATGTATTATAGAACTATGGCTGATAGCTTAACTCAATCTGTCGGTATACAACAAAAGTTACTTGCTATACAAACAGAGATGCTTACAGAGCATAAAGCATTAAAAGAAATGCTATCAGATTACTATTTACCTAAGATAAATAAAGAAGATGATAGAGGTGGAGACTATATTCCAGAATGGTATAAAGCTATTCGTAAAGGGGAAATGGGACAAGGTGTAAAGGCTTTAGGTGGAGAATTAGGTAGAGCTATCGACCAAGAAAAGTTTCAAGGAACTTGGGGACTTGCTATGGCTGCACTTCCTATGCTTATGCAAGCATTCGGTTCAAATCCATTTGCAGCACTTCGTGCCTTTGCTATAGACAATCAGCTTAATAAACTATTTGGACTAGATAAAATTGCTAAAAAGGTAGAAAGAGTATTTGGAACAACTCAAGACTTTATTAATAAACAAGCAAGAACTGCATCTTTATCATCTAATGCAACTTTATCTACTTTCGGTAGGTCTGTTATGATAAAACCTGACGTTGAATCTAATCTTCGTACAGATAAGTATGATAAATCAAAGCATGTATTTTTCGATGGCATAACAAGAGAAGCTATAGTTACAGTAATTCCTACATATCTATCATCTATTGCTTCAGCTTTAACTGGAAATGAGAGAACTACGTATGATTATAATAAAGGACAGTTTAAGACATTATCTACAGTTCGTAAAGAATTTGAAGATAATAGACCTACAATGAAGTACGAATACAGACAACTAGCTGAAATGCTCAAATCTCAAATGTCTGATGGTGATAAGAAGAATTTAGATGAGCAAAGACTTAATGATTTTACTAAAATCGTAATGGAAGAACTATCTAAAAAGGGTTACACTTTAACTAACTTCAAGGAACACGATTACGGACAACTGCTATCAAATCTTAATTTATCGTCTGATGAACTTTCAAAATCAGATTTTTATAAGTTCGTGGATTTGATGAATAAAGCTGAGAAAAATAGAGCCGACCAGTTCGCATCACTTGATAAATCTATGGAAACTTGGATAAGAGATTCTAATAATTTCTTTAGAGAGCAAAGTTTAGAGTCAAGAAATAATGGAGTTATCCATCTTTTAAATAACTCAGGTTCTATAGACGAAGGTTCTGCCGTAGGACTTAAAGCTATATTTCAACAACTTCTAACTGGTGGAGTTGGAGGCGGTAGCAATGTATCGGAAGAAGATAAGAAAAAGATACTTGAATCTTTAGGGTTTAAGTATGAATATCTTTTAAAGAATGAAGGTAAGGTATCTCTTAAGAATAAAGATGGACTTGTTGGAAATATATTAGGAGAAACTCTAACTCCAGATGCTATTAAATCTATAGATGAATTCTATAAAGATAATAGAAGAGCTGGAACTATGTTCAAAAATAAGATAAAGGACTTTATAGTTGATATAGGAAATACTAAACTTGGAGAAAGAATAGGAGTTCAAGATAAAGAGTGGTTTAAAAATATGATGGATACAGATGTATTTTCTATTGATACTATTCTAGGACACCAAGCTACAATAGATGCTATAATAGGCGGAAATTTAGAAATAGAATCTATTAAAATGGAACTTGATAAATTCGATGTGACTGATAAAGATAAAGATAGAATACTTGAAATACTTACAGACCCAGAAAAGAAAGACGAAGATATAAGAAAAGAAATTAAAGATATAATATATTCGTCTAACTGGTTTAAAAAGAAGATAGTTGAGTTAAAAGATAGATTTCAAGTAAGGTCTGATATTAACGTTGACGGAAAAATAGATAAAGCGAAGTCTGTTTGGAAAGATGCTAAAAATTCAGTATCATCAGTTGCTTCTTCTATTAAATTAAAAGATGATGGAACTGTTGACGGTATAGAATCTGGTAAATCAGAAGCTGTCGATAGAATGAAAGAAAGAGTAGAAAATACAGCTAAGTCTTTTAAAGAAAAAATGGGAGATATGAAAGATAAAGCTAAGAACTTTTACGAAGATAATAAAGATACTATATGGAAAGCATCAAAAGCCGCAATGATAGGTGCGGCAGGTATAGGAGCTTTCAAGTTCTTGAAGAAGTCAATGTTTGGTCCAATAATAGGACTTACAGGACTTGCATCTCCTCTAGCTTTAGGTGCTCTCGCTCTAGGAGTTGGAGTGTATGCTTATAAGTCTAACTTATTTGAAAGATTATTTGGAAATAGTGAAAAAGCTAAAGAAGCACGTGCTAAGATGATGAGAATTACAAAAGGAGCACTTGTTACAGGTGGAGCTATTGCTGGACTTTCTGGAATACTTGCGGCTGCAACACCTCTTGGTTTTATAGGACCAGTTAATGCGGCTCTTGCTGGACTTGCTGTATCTATAGCTGGGGAATCTAAAGGTTTTAGAAAAATGCTTTTTGGAACTGAAGAAGGAACTTTCTTAGGAAACTTAAAGACTTGGCTTATAGGAGATAAAGAGTCTGGTAAAGAAGGAATACTTACAAAAGCTACAAAAGGATTTACTGGATTTATAAAAGAAGCTCCTAGAAAGATGGCTATATGGTTTAGAAAAGATATATGGAAGCCACTTTCGCAAACATTTACTCCTATTAAGGAATTTATGTCAAATACAGCTTCTGGTATATTTAAAACTATAACTGGTATAAAAGGAGAACTTACGGGTTCATTTACAAATGACTTTGTAAAACCATTCTTTAAAACTATGAAAGAAAAGGTAATAGACCCTATTGCTGGAGTATTTAAAAAGATATTCGGTGGAATGTTTAAATTCATAGGTAGAATAATTGCGGCTCCGTTTAAAATGTTTAGAACTCTAGTAACTGGAAGAACGGACGCTGACGATATAGCTGATAGAAGAGCTTCATTTAGTGCTTCTCATACAGCTAAAACTCCAGAAGGTGTTAAAAATGTTGAAGCTTATGAAAATGCTACAAGACGTAAAGAAGACCTTTATATGCGTTCTGAAGGTATGACAGATAAAGACGTACAAGAAGCTTCAGAGTTTTCTGAAAGTGATAAAAAGCTTTTACTTAAGATGAGAGCAAAAGATGCTAAAAAGGCTGCTATTGCTAAACGTATGGAAGGTCAAGACGTACAAGAAGTAAAAGATAAAACTTTAGATGAAAGACTCGAAGCTTTTAGACTTAAGAAAAGAGGTAAAGAAATTCAAGCTGATTATCTTAAGAAGAAAGCTGAAGCGGATGCTAAAGTCGATGAAGCTCAAAAAGCCAAAGCTAAAGAAGAAGAAGGGCAATCAGGAAAGGGTATAAAAGGAAGAAGTGGAGCACTTAATCTAAAAGGAGTTGCAAAAGATATAGCGAAATCTATAAAAAGTAAAGTCATACCAAATATTGGTGGAGATGGAACTTTATGTGGACTATCAGCTCTTGCAACGGCTTTATCTCGTGCTACAGGATTTTCTATAAAACCTGAATATCTAACTAAGAAATCATTTGGTTGGACAGGTTCTACAAATGGAGTTCCAGCTTCATATATAATGAGCGTCGCTAGAAAATTTGGAATAGATGCAACCCATGTTGTAAATCCTAAAGCTGGTACATTTATGTCATTTATGAAAGGTGCTTTTTCTGGAAATTGTGTAATAGTAGAGTTATCAGATTTTGAAACTGATAATCTTCATTATATTGTGGTATACTTTATATCTTCTCAAGGAACTGTAGAATATGCAGACCCTGATAGAAAACCTGATATGACAGTGGATATTGCTACTTTAGAAGCACACGCAAAGCAAGCGATATTCTTTAAAGAAAAACAATGGAAGACATTAACAAATGAAGAAAAGATAACTATTGGAACTATGTTAGCTGGGGCTAAAGCTGAGGAAGTAGGTCCTAAAGAAGCTGTAGTTTCATCTACTACAGATGAGAATATAAAGGATATGCTAGAAAAAGGAAAGAAAGCATATGTAAATAAAATAGGAGAAGTCATAGGTAAAACTATGCCTGAAGCCGAGGCTTTGAAGAAAGGTGAAACTACTGAAGAATTTCTTCACAAAGAAGGTATAAATGTAGAAGAAGGAAAGAAAGGTTATGTCAACGCTATAAAAGGTTGGCTTAAATCTAAATTTGGAAAAAAAGACCCAAATGAAGACGAACCTGAAGTTTTAGATGAGAATGGAAATCCAATAAAGGTATCTATGATTAAGAAGATGAGAGATGGTGTTGTAAATGTTGCTCAAAAGATAAAAGGTGGTATACAAGCCTTTGACAAGAATATGACACAAAGGTCGGCTCTTGCTAAGTATTTAGGTAAACGTTCCGAACTTTATATCCTTATAAAGAATTGGAGAAAGAAGTATTTAGAAGAAGCTGAAAAACTTCGTGATACTATAAATCTTCAAACCTCATCTCTTGCATATAATGCTGAGTATATTAAAAGAATTCTTGTTCGTAAATATGGACCTATTCCCGGCTTTGGTGCGAAGAATGTAAAGAATAAGCACTTCTCTTGGCTTGGACAAAAATTCAAAAACGGTTGGAGAAGACTTAAGGCTTTACCGGGAGCTCTACTTTCTGGACTTTATAATAAACTTGTAAGACCTGTCGTATCAGCAACTATGCAAACATTAGGTGCTATGAAGCTTATGTTTATTAAGTTTCCTTTATGGATAGCTAAATCTATATGGAAACATATGGCACTACCAGTGCTTTCAAGAATAGGTGGGTTCGTAAAAGGGGTATTCTCATCTATTAAGTATTGGGGAACTCAAATGCTTTTAGGACTTAGAATGTTTGCTGGCAAGATATGGGGTGGTATTAAGATATTCGGTAGAACTTTATGGAATGCTACTTTTGGACTTGCTTGGAAACTTATATCTAATTTTCCTGCTATAGTTATGGGTGCGGCTGATAGAATAGGAACTATCATAGATAAAGGTCTTGATAAGATAGGTAGAGGTATTACTTGGCTTGTAACTTCAGTTGGTAAGGTATTTGACTGGATATATCAAAGAGGTAAAGACTTAGTAACCGGTGTATGGAATATTCTATTTGGTAGAAAGAATAGAACTAATAAAGTTTGGGTTGAAGGCGGTATAATAGATAATGTAAGAGTAGTTGAAGTTGTAAAAGCTGTTGGTGCAGTAGATTTAGAATATGCTGAATCTATGTATAATAAGCTTGGATATAAAGAAGACTTCAAATCTGCTATGTCTGGAAAGAGAAGAAAAGGTAAATCACCTAAGATGAAAGACGGTGCAGAATATGCTGACATTGATAAAAGACAAGACAAAAAAGATAAGGAGAAAAAGGATAAAGATGGTAAGGTAACTTTAGTACAACAAGTGAAAGATAATGGTGTATTAGGAACTATAGCTGGAGCAGCGGCATCTATGTTTGGTTCTGGTGGTGGAGGTTCTAAATTCTTAGGTAATATATTCACAAAACTTGGAATGCAAGGACTTGGTTCTAAGATTATGGGTGGAGCTATAGTAAAAGCACTTCCGGCAATAGGAGCACTTGTTGGTGGTGGAGCACTTGTTGCGTTTGCTAATTCTTCTTATGGACAACAATACGAAAACTTTATAAACTCTACTGGAAGAACTGGAGAAACTGTAACTCATAATATTCAACAAACTGGACTTAGAATAGCTAAAAATGGTTTATTTAAAAACGAAGCGTTTAGAAAAGGTGCTCAAAATCTGGCTGAACGTGGAGTAAAGCAAATAACAGAAACCGCTATTGGTAAATGGTTTAAAGAGTTTATAGAAAAGATGTTAAGAAAACTTCTTAATTATAAGCTTACTAAAGCATTTGCTGAAAAACTTTTAAAGAAAGGCGGAATAGAAGTTGTTGCTAAAAAGATGAGTAAAAAGGCTGCAAAGAAAGCCGCTAAGAAGACAGCTAAAAATGTTACTCGTTCTGCATCTTACGCATTACCACCAGTAGGAGCTATAGTAGACGGAATATTTGCAATATATGATTTTATTCATGGTTGGAGACACGCAAGAGATTATTTCAACGTAGGTTCTGATTACATAACTACTGGTATGAAATTTGCATCAGGTTTTGTGGAACTATTATGGGGACTAGCATCATCTAAAGTATGGTGGCTTGCTGCTATCCCTATAGATGATATGGTTGTGTGGTTCTACGAATGGGTATCTGGTGTTGATGAATCCGAATGGAAATCAAAAGAAGCACTAGAAGCTTTTAATAAAGAAGAAAGTGATAAAGAAGAAGCTAAGAAGAGAGAAGAAGAAGAATTAAAAGAATGGGGTAAGAGCAAATATGAAGAATATAAAGCTAAGCGTGAAGAAGAAGCAAATGGTGATGTTGATAAGACTGATTATGGATATGACCCAGATGCTGATAGCGATTATGATTTAAAAGACCCAGATTATTGGAAGAAACGTGACGAAGATGCAAAGAAGAGAAAAGAAAATCAAGAAAAACTTAAAAAGCAACAAGAAGAGAAAGATAAAAAAGAAAAAGAAGACATAGCTAAAAAGAATAGTAAGTTGTATGATAAATATAAAACTGATAGTGACGGATATGGAGCTTATCAAGGATTTGGACCTGTAACTCCAGACGGTAAGCTTACAAAAGTTGATACAACAACTCAAGAAGCTACAAAAGCTAAATCTGATATGCAAGCTATGATAGATGATGACAATGCTTCTAAATTTGGAGATAGATATGAATTTATCAAAAACTTCGATATAGGTGCTACTGTGAAAAATTTAGCAACATCTTTAGGATTTAACCTAGATGAAAACGGCAATGTTGTAGCAGAAGATTCAAGTTCAGGAGATTTTAGTGGTGGAAATGTTATAACTGGAGTCACTAAGAATATGGGGCTTATGCAAAAAGCTAAGAACCCACAATATAGGAAGCAAATGAAAGAAATGTGGGATTATGCTGTTTCTCAATGGGGAGTAGATGTTGCGAGAAATATGTTAGCTGTATCTTATTCTGAGTCAACTTGGCAACCTGACGCATATAATAGTAACGGTGGAGCATCTGGACTTTTCCAAGTAATGAAGAGTTACAGAAAAGGTTGGGGGTTTGCACCTAATGAACTTCCGGGAAGTTTCACGCCACTTGAGCAATTAAAAAGAGTTGGACCTAGATGGATAAAAGGCTTGGGTAAATATCCTCCTAACCTATATAACTTATATTCTTACTTACATTATCCTAAGTCTTTAGGATATCATCCAGATAAGCCAGTTTATTCGCGTGGTTCAGCGGAATATAAAGCAAATCACGGAATGGACAAAGATGGAGATGGACACGTAAGAGGAAGAGAAGTTGCTAATTTCTCAGCATCTAAATATCCGTCTACAAAAGAAGCAGCACAATTTATGGGGTTTGACGGATATGTTGTTGATGCCTTTGACCCATATAGCGTAACTCAAAAAGTTAAAACGTCAGCAAAGCAACAAGAAGGATTAAAAGCTGGTAACGAAGGTTTTGGACCTATGAAACACGTATCACAAAACTCAGGAAAGTGGAATAAACTTGGAATGGGTGGAGGACTTAGATTTAGAGAAGCTGGTTGTGGTCCTGCTGTTATGGCTATGCTTCTTGATAAGTTAAAGATAAGATACAATATGGAAGATTTAGTACGTAAAGCTGTTGCTATGAAATCATCACCTAAAGCTGGTACGCCTATGAAGTATTTCGTAAATATACTAGCTGAGCATAAAATACGTTCTGTTATATTTAATGATAAGGTACTTGCAAGATTTGTAAGTGAACTACGTGCCGGACGTTCTCCTATACTTCTTACAGTATCATCAACTGGTGCACCACATTTCATAATAGGTAAAGAGATGGTAAATGGTAAGATTTATATAAATGACCCGGAAAAGAACTCATCTGAGCAAGTTTCAGTAAATGACAAACGTCTTCGTATGGCAAAAGCAATTTTGATATACAAAGAAAAAGCATCTGTAAAACTTGCAAAGAAAACTGCTTCTATGGTAGATATCATAAAAGGAGCTTATGGTACATTTAAAGAAAAAGTGGTTGAGCCAGTTCTTGCAGGATATGGACGTGTATCTCGTGATATGACATATAATGCGGCAGAGCAATATACAAAGACTATGAACTTATCTGGAAAAGGTAGTGATGATGGTGTTGCTAAATCATCAAACTCTATTGCTTTATCTACAGATAAGATAAAAGCTGGTATACAAGCATCAGCAAAACATAGTCAAACTCAGACTGGTATTTTAAATGAAATAAATGAAAACTTGGTAAAATTCATAAATCGTTCTCAAGGTATGGAACAAAATGGTGAAACTAAATTACTTGAAGCTATTTTAGGAGAGTTACGTAATATGAATAAGCTATTTGCTACATTCATAGAAGCTGTAACTGGTAAGAAGACAAATCTTGCACTAAATGGATACAATGTAATGACTACGGTCAATGGTAACCCTACTCCAGTTACAATGGGAAGTTCTGGTATGAATTCTAATGATGACTTTTATAAACTTATTGATAGAATTTGTAAAGGAAAATCTATATAATATATTGGAGTGGGGTTTCCCACTCCGTATTTTAATACATAAATAAAGGAGGTTTAAATATGTTAGACGAAGGTTCTAGTTTAAAAAATAAATCTGGCGGAGCAAATAAACCTATGGGTGCTATAGCAGGTGGAGTTAAAGCGGCTACTTCATCTTTAGGTAAATCTGTAAGAAAAAATAATAATACAAATAGTGCTGGTGGTATATCACCACAAGCTATGAGTGGAGGACTTCAAGCGGCTGGTTTACTTGGTGGTCCAGCCGTAGCCGCTGTAGCTAATGTAACTGCGGCAATGGCAACAGCAACAGACGGATTTAAAAACTTATCCGGAATAGCACAAAGTGATTTTACAAAGATTTTTAAAGCACAAATTGGTGGAGGAGATTTATACACAGCTTTAAAGCGTTCAACGGTAGATGATTTATCAGGTAAAGGACAAAATCCAACTGAAACGAATTTTAGTATTCATGGGCTTATGGCTGAACCTTTTAAATATTCAGTAACTGATGACCCACCGTATACAAATGCTTCATTCGGTAGAACCTATCTTGATAACTTCTTATCAAATGGACAAATAGTTACATTTACTCCCGGTATAGCTATGCTTTTACCCGGAATATCATCTAAGATATCAGATGCGTTTTTAAATGCGGCTGTTAATAATGCAGAAGATGCAGAGCAAAAAACAGCTGAACTACAAGGAGAAATAGGTGAAAAAGGAGAAGGGAGATTTTATGAATTTAGACCCTCTAATAATACTTATTGGAAATATGTAAATGCTATATGGCAACATCTTATAATTCTTGCGGGACTTCAGTCGTATAAATCAAGGGTGGCATCAGCTTACACTGGAAAACCCGGTTCTACACTTCTTGATATATATTGGGATAAGGTGTCAGCTGGAGATACTTTAGGTAAGCTTTTATATAGAGCTATAGGAAACCCAGAGGTTGAACTTATGCTTACAGAGCAAATAAGTTTCCAATCATTTGTACCATTTTATCACGACGGTCCTGTTCAAAGTGCGATAGGTGTTGATAACCAAGCAGGAGAGTCTGAACTTGGAGCAAAACTTAATACATTTGGAGGACTTGGAGATTTAGGAAGAGAACTAGCATTCTTAACTGGTAAATCTTATGAAACTATAAATGCTGAAGAAGATGTATCAAATAAAGACCAAAAGATGACAGGGAGTAATTTCTTAAAATCAAAAAGATGGGGAATTAAAACCATAGTTCCTGATATATGGAAAGATGCTTCATCTAATGCAAGAGAGCACCAGCTTCAATTTAGACTCGCAACAGCTGAAGGGACTCCCGAAGGTTATGCTTTCCACGTATTAAAGCCTCTAGCTCATATATTACCTATGGCACTTCCTATACACTCTGTGGGTAACTTTGGATTTTCTGCACCATTTCTATGTAGAATGTACTCAAAAGGTTTACCTAGTATGGACGTAGGTATGATAACTTCCTTATCTGCTACTGTAGACCCTAAGACTATGACAGGTATGGGACTTATGACAGATATGACACTTACTGTAACTGTAAGAGATATGACACCAGTTGTAGCACTACCACATCACAATAATGGACTTGCACCTTTAAACGCTGTAGGATATATGTCTATTCTTGGTGGACTTGCTGGAGCAAATGCTGTGCTTCTTGACTGGACTAAATTTGCAGGTCCTAATGTGCTAGCATCACTTAAGAATATGATTTCACCTACAAGAAACTGGGCTGGGATAAGACGTAGATTTATGGATAGTGCAGGACAAATGAAAGCGTACATAGTTAATATGCTATAAGGAGATGATAAGTTTGCTTAAATTTAGTGGAGCGAAAGCTAAAGCAAGAGTTGAATACACAAAAGAGAGATATACTCCTGCTTATATAGAAAAAGTACCAGAAGATGAGAAGCTTTTTAAATTCTTTGATGAAAGACTTGTAATAACTGTATATGGAGAGCCTATAGCTGATAGTCGTCCAAGATATTTAAAGGAAAGAGATGGAACTTACAATCCTCACAAAGCATTTCTTATGAGAGTATTTAAACCAGTTTATGAGCAAGATAAACTTTTACAATCTACTCTTATAGAAAGACCTTTGGGTATGAGAATACGTTCGTTTGTAACACCAGAAAACAAAGTAAAAAAGGCTATAGGAGAGGCTATTTTAGACGAGTTATCAATCTCTATAAAACAAAAAGATAACGATAACATAGAAAAAGTGCACTGGGACGTTCTGCAAGATGAGAAATACGCTGTCATTTTAGATGATAGACTTGTCTCATTCAATGAAACTATACAAATGTATTCTATAGACCCAAGAATAGTTATAGAAGTGCATTACCCAAGTGATACTATGCTATCAAAAGAAAGTAAATATTTTGCTCCGTATATGGAGCATATTAAAAAATTAGCAACGTATAGAAAGGCAAGAATATATCCTAAGTATATCTTTAATATAAAGGGTATATCGAGAGCCAAATTTCCACAAGTATTTTTCGATAATATAGGAAAATGTGATTTAACTGGTAAGCAGGTAGAAAGTATATTATCTTTATATAGTGCTGAGGATATAAAACTTTTAACTGCTTATCTTAAAGAACCAGTTAAGACAAGAGTTGATAATACTCTCACTATAAGAGAAGCTGTGATACGTGGAGATTTCTATATGTCTAAGAAAAGACCAAGGAGGCTTAAATGATGGAGCACGATAAATTACATCTCATAGCGTGTCACATAGCATCTTTCATTGCAAATGAAAATCCTGCTGATGCGATATCTGCTGTTGAGAGTAAAAATGTCAAATCCCTTTTAAATAAGGCTGTTATTAAAAGAGGACTATTACTAGCAAATATACCAGTAATAAAAGATAATGAGACTATAAAGTATATAGAGGACAGTAAATACTTTGAAGAGGTATTTAAAAATCAATTATCAACAATAGTAAAAAATATAAAATTATATGGATAGGAGGTTACAAAGTGGATGTAAATAAATTAGAAGATTTAAAAGAGATAGCTTATAAGAATGCTGATGCTGAATCATACTCTGTATTTCTAGCAACTCTTGTATGGAAAGCGATACCACAAAATATCAAAGCTAAGCTAACACAAGACGCAAACGGTACAGTGCTTCTTGATGATGTAAAAGTTTTAGATATTTTAAAAGATATACTACCTAAATTTGTAGGAGAAGATGAGTTTTCAAAAAGGTTATCTGACGCTATAAATGCTAGACAATCAGATATGCAAGAATTATATGATATTCTGACAGTAGAGTCTATAAAAGAGGTAGTTAAAGAAGAAAATATAAAACTTATTGCTGAGGCTGAAACTGAAGAAGAAGTTAAAGACACAACTAAGGATTTAACTGATATTTTAAATAAAGACGCTGTACCTAATATATTAAAGGCTATAGCAGCTAAAGTTCAAGGAGAGGTTAAAAAGTCAAATGAACAACTTGAGAAAATTGAACAAAATGAAACTAACCTTATAAACACAGCAACAGGTGATGATGATAATGCAGTTTATAATGACAATGAAGATGATGATACGGACACTGGAGACGAAAATGCCGGTGATACTGGCGGCTCTAGCGATGGCGATACAGTTTCTGGTGAAGATGGCAATAAAGACGATAATAAAGATAGTGGCGAAGAAAATAAAACGGAAGATAATAGCACGAATGAGGGAGAAGAAGTCCCAAAAGATGAACCAGACGATAAATCAGCAATCGCAGGAGACGACGGAGAAGTTTACGCAGAGTCCGTTCGAGTAAAATATGCACAAGAACTTTATAAGAACTTCGTATACAGAATTAAGAACTCAGTTTCTAAGTATGTATTTGAGTCTTTAAAAGATGGACAAGAAGTTAATGATACTACTAAAGCATTCTTAGGAGTTGCAACTTATGGTATTATAACTTTTGGATATTTACTTGATGACTTTGATATGTATCCTATAGAAGAATTTTCAAAAAGATGCGAAGCGGTACTTTCGTATTCTTCTTCAGGGGAAGGTGATTTATAATGCTTATAAAAGTTCTAAGAGAAGCTATGGTTAAGAATATGAAAACTGATGGTTCAATCGAAGATAAGAAAGTAGAAATGGTATCAGTTTTACAAATAAACGGTTGTGCAAGAACAGCGTTTGATACAAATGAAAGAAGAAGAACTGGAACAGATTCGGACGGTATGCCGATATATGAAGTTGTAACTTTAAAAGGTACTACTTCTGTATATACTGGTGCTGGTGTCGCTTATGATTTTAAACTATCAGATTCTGAGCACTTAACATTTGTGGGTAAATTCGACGGTTCAACTGGTGTTATAGCAACAGTTAAAATTAAGCTAGATGGCACAGTTACTATAAGTTAAATATTATACTCCCTTCGGGGAGTATATAAAATTCGCAATTTTTTCTTTCAATTATATATAATAATAATAGGAATAGCCGAGTTAAAAGGAGGTGATATCATGTGGTATCTATTCGGTTTATTCGTACGTAAAGCTCTGACATATGCTGCGGGCGACATTGTTAAGAGTTACGCGTACAAGGTTTTAAAGAAGAGACTTAGATGGAGTCCATTGGCTAGGTTTATCTTCAATTATATAGACAAAATGGACGCAAGAAAGGACAGGGTGATAAAGAAACTTCAAAAGAAATCGTTCATCGGAAAGATAGCTGCGGTTATTCTTGACTGCTTGGACGATATAATAGATATCTTCTGCCCGTAAAGATATTCTATTTTTTTTATCTACGTTCCTTAATTTTTCATTTCAATTATATATAATAATAGTAGAAGACAAGAGTAAACTTAACAAGGGTTAAGAGCTTACAGTCTTAATTTAATACCTTAAGGAGGTACAATATGAAAAATCTACAAATCATTGCTATGCTTATCGCAGCCACTATAATGACTGTGATATATTTCGGTATTATAACTTTGGCGACAGCAATCGCCGGAATCAAAGTCTTAGCTAGTCTAAGATGGAGTGGTGCTCTGCTTACTATGTGGGCAGACGCATGGTACTACTTCAACAAACACAAAGGGGATTAAGTTCCTCTTTTTTTTTTGTTTTAAAATTGTGAAAAACAGCCTTTTGAGGTGAAATAAATGAAGATTACTAAATTTACCACTTTTTATAAAATAGAATTTGATAAAAATAATAAGAAAAGAGAAATGTTTTATGCTCAAGATTTAATGGATTCTTTATCGACAGTAAACTATATCACAGAAGAAAAAGAACCATTTTGTTATCTATTATCTCCTGATAACTTAAGAGTTCCAAGAGGTATAGGAGATACATTTCTTATGAATAAATTGAATGTATATGGAAGTATTCATAAAGGACTTGCATTCCCTTGTGATAATAAGAAATTCTTTAATGTTAATAAAAAGCCGTTTCCTGAGCAAATGAAAGTTATAACTCTAGCTTTAAAGGAATTTAGACGTGGGGAAACTCAAGTTATAATAGATATGCCTACAGGAAGAGGTAAGACATTTACAGCAACTGCTATAGCATCAGAACTTGGTTGTAATATACTGGTTCTAGTTAAGACAAATACTCTTTTAAATCAATGGGCAGGAGAGAAAGGTTCATTTGCTAATCATACAAAGCTTCGTCAAAGATACGTGTGTGCTATGAATGGTTCTAAATGGTTTTTATCTACCTATGAAGAAGATTTAGGATATAAAGTATTTGTAACCACTCACGCAACTCTACGTTCTATAATAGAGCAAAAAGGTTCTCCATTCGTTGCTGAATGGTGTATTAAAAATAAAATAGGACTTAAGATATTTGATGAGTTTGATACAGAAGTAGACAGTATGCTAAAGCTAGACTTTACAACTTCTGTGAGATATAACTTATATTTATCAGCAACTACATTTAAAAATGGACAGTTTGATGATAGTGCTTTTCAAAAGATGATTAAAACTATACCAAAATATGGTAAAGAGTTTTATACAGAAAAGCCAAATAGAATAGCTTACGTTTATGGTTGGGAGTCAAAACCTTTACAAAAAGTAAGACAATCTTGTTATAATTTCAAAGGACAGTTTGTTCCTGATAAGCATATGGCTGTAGCTATAGCATCGGAAGGGTATTTTAATATACTAGAGAAGATAATAAAAACTCACGCTATACCTATATATGAAATGGACAAGGGATATAAGATAGTTATAATGACAGGTAAGATAGAAAATTGTAAGCTTATAAAGGAATGGGTAATGGATAAGTTTAATATCCCAGCAAAGCATGTATCTGAGTTTCATTCAGAACTCCCAAAAGGAGAAAGAGCGAATGCTCTTACAAAACCTTTTATAATATCAATTACTGACAGTATTGGTAGAGGACTTGATATATCTAAGATTAAACTTACAATAGATATGGAAACTTATGCAGGGGGCTCGATATTTAAACAAGCTACAGGAAGAAACGGACGGGTTGGTGGAGAAACTGGAATATACATTAAAGCTGTGGATAAGAGTTTTTCTGAAACTAAAAGATATTATAGAAAGCTTTATAAGTTCTTTGATGAAGAATTCAAAGACTGGAAAGAAATAGATATAACTCATAAAAAAGGAGGTTCTAATTATGATGAAGATAATGAGTGATGCTTATTTAAAATACGTTATCGCTACTATATTCACGTCTATTATGAAGACAGGTATATTTATGGTGATGCTACAATATGCTGTACTACTTAATATAAAAAGATACAAAAAGCATATCAAAAAAGGTAATAAAAGAAAAGCAAGAGGAATAGCATTTGTAATAGGTTTTTCTATTGTTGCTTTAATGTATATGATGAGTATGTGGAGGGTATAGTATATGGCATCTAATACTAAATATTTAATTCTCGACGACGTATGCTACTCAACTCAGCTTGTTATAGCTGAGCTTATGGGGAAGCTATATGTCGATTGGTGTGAGAACCCTGATAAAATGGTAACTGAAGAAGATAAAGAAAACTTCTTAGTTTGTAAGGCTTTACTTGAGATAACATTAAAAGACGAACGTAATCTTGATAGATACTCATTATTTAATGCTTTTATGACAAGATTTATGTGGGCGTATCTTAATGTAGATGATGAGTTTTTAAACTGGTTACTTTCTAAATTTACAAATATAGAAGATATTCCTGTAAGAGTTTCGGGAATAATGGCTATAATAGGAGTACCCGAAGTTTTATGCGTTTATCAACCTACAAATACAGTAGAGCTTTTAGTATTAAAGAAACTAAACTTATTAGGAGTTTTACCTAATCTTATAACTGATGAAGAAATGGGAAATAGATTAAAAAGAGAGAAACTACAATATAGTACCAAAGAAGAACGTTCTTCTATATTTACAGCAAATGAACTACTTTTAGATGCCTTGCATGATGACTTTGTAATGCTTGCACCTATTAACTTTCCTTGGATAAAGGATAAAGCTGTTGTTGCTGTAGAAACTTGGGTGCTAGATAAACCTAAAGAAGAAGATAAAAATAAGGAGGAATTTAAAAATGAACATGACAGAGAAAGTGGAACAACCGAAGAAAATACTTTTGGAGACAAATCACACAGTGATGAATAGTGAGCACATATCTCATATACTTGATGATATGGCAGATGTAGTTAAAAAGAGTTATGGTCCAATAGGTGCTTCAACTCTTATGATACAAAAATCAGGAGATAATGGTGCAGTGCTTGCATCTATTACAAAAGACGGATATACTCTTTTATCTAAAACTAAATACTTTCACCCTGTAGCACAAGCTTTAAAGCAACTTGTATTATCATCTATGCTAGGAGTTCTATCAACAGCTGGAGACGGTACTACAACTACTACAATACTTATAGCTGATTTATATAAGTCTTTAGCTGAGCTTAGAGATAAAAGTAACTTACCAGCACAATTCTTTAATGATTTAATTAAAGATGTAGTGGAATCTTTCAAAAAAGAAATGGACGACCATAAAGTGTTTGCTCAAGCTGATTTAAGTGATTTAATAGGTATTATAGAAACTTCTGTAAATAATGATACAGAACTTAAAGATGCTTTAATAGGAGCTTTAAAAGAGATTACAAGAGACGGAGAAGACTTATCTAATATCTCTGTAACTTATAAAGCAGACGGAACTCAAGCTAAAACTAACTATTCTGTAAAAGAAGGATATACTATACAACAAGGACCTTTAGGATTTCCTAAAGCAGTTTTAAGAAAGAAGATAATACCAGTTATAGTTGATAATAATATTGCATCGGCTGATAGTATAAGAGCTCTTATGAAACTATATGCTAAAGTTGCTTATAATATGATAGAGTTTATGAATGGTCACGGTGTTGGTATTGAAAATATGTCTCCAGTTGTATTTATAACTTATAATCTTCAATATAAAGATGTAGTTGAAAGAGAAATACTACAAGTTAGAAATTGGTATAAGACTAAATATAATGTAGACTTCTTACCTATCTATATACTCGAGTATGCTTATACTGGAACAATACTATCGCAAGAAGAACATAAAGACTTTGAATATTTGATAGGACAACCACAAGCATATGAACTTGATAAGAAACTTAGAGATATATTCCCTGATAATATAGAAGAATTTACAGAAGAAGAGTTAGATTTCACAGTTTCTTCATATGTAGAAAATCTATTAAAAGTTGGAGCAATAAATCCAGTAGATGCTATTATGAGTAAAACTCAAGTTACTTTATTTGGTTTTGATAAAGTAAGAGCCGAGGGACACGTAAAAGAGCTTGAAGAAGAATTAGCTCTTGTAAAAGATGATAAAGGAAGAGCTGATGCTATAAAAGCAAGAATAAGAAGAATAAATGGAAAGTATGCTGAAATAGTAGTTGGAGCTGATAACTCTTGGGAAGTAGATAGAAAACTAGGAGCTGTTGATGATGCGGTAGGAGCTATAAAATCAGCTGTAGCTTCAGGAGTTTGTGGTGGTATGTCTACTATAATTCCTAAAACTTATTTAGAAGTATATCTAAAATATAAAATGACAGGAAATTCAATGGATAAGATAAAAAGAGCTATAGCTAATAGAATCAATATGGCTTATATTCACTTAGTAGAAATACTATTTGAAAGTGTAGGATTTAATCTAACCGAAGCAGTGTATGAATCTGAAAACCACGAAACGTCTCAACTTAACGAATACTTTGATAGAATGGAAGATAAAGACCCTAAACTTATTATAAGAGAATCATTTGATTTAAGAGTGTTACTTGATAAGTTATATAAAGGTGAAACTTGCACTTTAAAAGACATAACTACATTTAAGGTACTTAACTCTATTGACGCTGAAAAGAAAATACTTGATGCGGCAACTGGAGCAGTTATAGCACTACTTGGTACTAACCAAATAACTATGCCGGACCAATACGATGTAGAAAGCTTTAAAAACGGACAATTATAAAGATAATGGTGGCGTTGTGCCACCATTATCTTTATTCAACTACTTTATATCCATGGAATAGATTTACCTTTATATGAGTATTTGTATCACTTGCATCTTTTACATAAGTAAGCTTTAATTCTTTCTTAGTAGTATCAAAAGTAAATTCATATTTAGATGTAGCACTTACATCTCTATTTATAGTCCAAGAGCATATATCTGCAAGTATAGCAACCGATTCTGCACTATCTTCTATTTTAAATACGAACGTATTAGTACCAGCTTGTAGCTGTCTTTTGTATAAAGTTCTTTCTGTATATATGTAGCTCTTAGGTTTACCATTGCCAGTATCATAAATTATTCTTCTATTCTTTAAAGCAAGAGTTGCCTTATCATCTATCATTTTAGTAACTTCAGATGAATGTACGGTATCAGCCGATGCTTGTGATACTACAGATATTATAGCTTTCTTATTAACTACATTATCTTGTACATAAGTTAAAGCTTTACCGCTTGCAACTGCTGTATCTTCTATTGTAAGCTTTCCAGTAGTATTATTTTCTTCACCGTCTGATATGTAGCTAAAATCCAACGATGATATTCTGTAAACGTGTATACCAGTCGTAGCTGTTTCTATCTCTGTATTATATGGAAATTCTGTTGATTCTTTTACAGATGCAAAATACATAGATATAGAACCAGCTGTCGTTGCTGTTGGCATATTAGGAATTATAAATATATCTCCTGATACTATATTATCGAGTGCTTTTAATTCATCTTCTGTCTTTAAAAGAACTGGTATTTTAGTCCATTCTATGTTATCTCCTGATGCTACAAACTGTCTTCCTATTTGTAGTTTCTTAGGCACAGTTTCATAAGCTGAACCATTCCAATATTGAAGTGCTGTACCGTCGTTATTCATAAAAGGTATACCTACTACAACATTTGCATATTTTTTAACTTTATTTGGGTGTACTATATCATTTGATAGATTCACTCTAACTTCTACAGAAGTATCATCTTGAGTATCACTTAAGTATCTCCAATGTATTCTACCTTTAGTATCAGCATTTGAAAATCTATTAACTCTTATTATCTTTTTTAAATCAAAACCTAGTATAGATTGTATCTCTGATTTCATTTGGTCTAAATCATCAAATGAGTACATATCATCAGCATCAGTTATAAAAGGTCTTATTATTCTGCTATCATTAATCATTACTTGCCTCCTTTTATTATTAAATTATCCAAAAAATTGTTTTTCACGTGGGTATTACCCACGTGAATATTGTTTTCCGTACTCTTTTCTTACACATAAAACCTTACATACTTTACCATAGTAATCGTATACGTAGAAGTCATCAAAGTATAGATTTTCTGTAACTTTATCTATCTTGAATAAATCCATATAATATTCTTCTGATGACCACCATTTAGAATAATTAACTTGATATGAAAGTTTTGTATCATTATTAGGACAGGTAAGTCTAACTCTATATCCTATAGGTTCTTGTGTTATAGAACCTTCTGAATGCAAAGTTCTTCCTGTCTTCCAGTCTACAAGCCTTTCATACATACAATCTCCAGTCTTATTATATACAAGCTCTCTATAGAACTTCTTAGATATAGTACACTTAGGTATCTTAGTATCTCTTATAAGTTTTCCCATATGCTTATCTCTCATAAGGCAGTTATACTTATGAGCTTCATAAACTGGTTTACCAGATTTAACTGTATCGTTTTCAATAGTTCTTCCGTCTTCAGTTTTTAAAATTTCTTTCATAATTACATCTCTCCTTTAAATCTCCTGAATACACTTTCGGAGAATAAATTTGGTTTAGTATCACTGTGTATATAGCTATCTATCATCTCTCGTACATATCTTTCAGTATTATCGTCTGCTATAGAATTCACAACCTTTTTAACTATATCTTCGTTTTGGAAAAATTTATTAATATATGTAAAACAATTCGGCATTATATCATTCCAATACTCGAAGTGCCAATCAGGAACTCTATAGTCAGAGCTCGGAAAACTAGCATATCTTTTGATATTATATTCAGCTACACTATCTATTATATCATCTGGATTATGTTTTCTAGCATAGTCTACACTACGAGAAAGTATCGCATATATGTCAGGTTCATCTCTATCAGCTGATGCTACTATCTCAGCTTCTATAGAATAATAGTTTCCTTTAAAATGAGACGAATGCTGAAGTATAGCATTTGCTATAATAATCTTTTCATCATCTGTAAGCTCAATACCGTCAGTTAATTTACCAGCTTTAAATAAGTTATAAGATATTACATTATGGTCTTCTCTTTGTATAGCAGAACCTGTATCATGAAATGAAGCCGCAAGTATTACACATTTGAGGTCAGCTTCTATTCCTTTCTTTTCCTTTAACCAATTATACATATCAAGAGCTCTTTGCTTTACAAGCTCTACATGGTCTCCCATATGAGCCGCATCAGCTTTTGTATAAAAATCCATAGTATTATAATGTGCTTTATGTTCATATTCTTCATTAGTAACCATTAAGTTCACCTCCATTTATCAAAAAATTGTTCCAAATATTGACAAATTACACAACACTTTCTTGAATGTGAGTGTGTATTGTATTTTCTCCTTTCAGTAAATAGATATGGCTAATAGGCGTAGTATCGCTACGCAAAGTATATTTTTGGTTACTGCTTTTAGGCGTCCTTTACCAAACTAATGATATTGATAGTTAAGTTCATCGTTATAGATACATCAACTACACTCACATTTTTAATTAAATACGTAACACAAAAGTGTATTGATTGTAATATACATTTTAGGCGTCCTATTGTAAGCTATTGTATGATTAATCTTTATACAAATTAAGAGGTGACAAGTGGTAGGCGAAAGCCTACCATAAGTCTTTGCATTTTTACAGAACACTATGGTGTAACTAATTTGAATATTATTCATTATTTTGGGTGTCCCGTTGCATTTTTTGAAATATTCATGAAAATTCTATTTTTTCAGAGATATTACTTTCATAACATTAATCATGTAAGGACGGATTATGGTTGGGGCATGGAGCCCAGCCATAATCTAACAACAAAGATTTGGTACTGCTTTTAATTTGCTATAGAAATCCTTTCGGATATATTTCAGGCGTCCTTTATTTATCGCAATAAATATCAGTTTTATGGTAGGCGAAAGCCTACCATATCTCTTTACTTTACATTATGCTCTATTTCTTTTATTTTATCTATAAGCTCACGAGGTCTTGTAGGGTTATCTTCTTTAGGCATATTACACATATATTCTTTAAATACGTTTATAAGCCTTTTAGATATAGCCTTATTTGAATACTTATCTAGTTTCATTCCTATTAAATCCTTATTCTCACTTAAGAACTTATTAGAATATTGAACTCCCGACATAAAGATAGCGTAACCTATATAATCTAAAATACTATCGTGATTTTCAGGTAATCCATTTTTAACATAGTCTTTTATGTATTCTATAAATCTTTCTTGTCCCTCAGATTCTGTATTTATAAGCTCAGCAAAGTATCTATCGTGTTTATCCATTAAGTGTCTCACCCAAGCATTCATAGCTATAAGAACTGTAATTTCTTCTAGTTCATCTATGAAGTAGTATTGAGTTCCGTCTATATTTTCTATCTTATGATTACTAAGAGCTGTAACCCATAGTATCTTAGGGAACTTCTTGTAAAGCAAGAAGAACTCATCATAGTATCCTTTAAATAAACCTATATGAGATACTTCTTCCATATCTATTACACTCTTAGTATTATTATTCTTTTCTCTCCATTCTTTCATAAAGAATACAAACTCTATCCAAGAATTTATATTATTTGATTTAAACCAATCTTTCTCAGGACTATTTTTTGTAAACTCAATCTTATCTTGTCCCTTTTCTTTAAATGATGAATTAAGTTTATTTGATATAAAAAGATATAAAGACATATCAAAAAAGAATAGTTTATCCTTTTTATTGTAATCTGAAAGATTTATAAATGGTTCTTTCGAACCATTTATAAATTCCATTATATCCCCAAAAAAGTTTTCTTTCATTGCACCTTTCATTTTAAAGCCTCCTTATTTATCTATACTCTTGAAATCAAGAGTAACTCTTTTATTCTTTATATTTATAAAATCAGCTAACGGTTTTGATACTTTTTCTTTTATTATATTAAGGGACGTTAGCTGAACATCTTTGTCATTGAGGACAAATGGATTAGTTTGCTTTTCTAATGCTCCTTTTATAGCACTTAAAAGGATATCTTGTTCTAAGTTTAAATATCCTTTATCTTTAGAGAAAAGCTTTAATTTACCATTTATCGTGTCTCTTGACTCGATGAGATATTTAACTCCGTCTATATATACAGTCGATATAAGAGATAAAAGCTTCTTCGCTTTATACGATATGTAGAAGAATAGAACTTTAGCTAGTATGCTTCCGAATATATCCTTAATCTCTTTTACTGTATGTACAATAAAGTCTTTCATACCTGTCATAATTATCACCTCCTAGTATCTTTCGACAATATTAGTTACAAGTCTTTTACCATCACTATTTCTTGGACATAAAACATGAAGCTCTTGAATTACAGGTGCTAAAAGGGAATTGACAAGAACTAATGAATTGTCGGCGTTCACTAAATCTAAGATAAATTCTGGAACTACTTCTGACGTTATAGGGTATGCTATCTTTGATATATCGTCTTCACTCCAGTAAGATACATCTTCGGAAGGCATCTTTATACCTTTATCTCTTTTAAGTTTCATTGCGTCTTTTCGCATTTGTACCCACGAGTCTGCTGAGTCTATAGTAGACAAGTCAAAGTTTTGGTCCATAAAGGAAAGGAATCGAAACTTCTTATTCTTAGAGTCCGAAAGTATCTCATTTATCTGAGTTTTAATCAAAATTGTGTTTCGTTCGTCAAGCCACGCTTTAATTTTTCCATATATTTCTGGGTATTTATTTCTAAACTTATCTGTAATCTTTATAGGAATAGAGTAAAAAGTTGCAGGTGTTATAATTATATCTCTTTCGTTTTCAGCAAGAGCATTCCATAAAGTTACCATTTTGCATCTATAATCAGATATATCAGTTTCTTCAAGTTTAGTCTTAAGCTTTAGTGCTACACAGTAATCTAAAAGCTTTTGGTTTTTATGAGCATCTAGTATCATATTTGTAGTTGCTCTAGTTCTTGCAAGTATATCATTTATATTAAGAGTATCATCTTTTAGAAGTTTAGATACAATAGATTCAACCTCTTCACCGATATTTGAGTTTACTGACGATTTCTTAAATACCAATCCTTTTACATCTAGTTTAGGTTTAGGATAAGGTTTACCCTCTTTTAATGATATAAGTCCTATATAGTTTTTCTTTCTTGAAGTTATAAGAAGTTTTAAATATAAAAATTCATTCTTTAATTTCAAGCAACCATTCTTCTCAGGAAGTATATTTACATAAGTCTTATATCTCGCAAGAGCACTATCTATAACCTCTGTCATCACAATAGCACATATATTAGATATAGTGTAGAAAGTATTGTCATCATCTTTTGCTGGCATACAAGATATAGAATTTTTAAGTATATCATATAATATATTATATTCAGTTTCATAAGATAAGAAGTTAGAGTCCGTGTCTATTACCGGTATAACCTTTCTATCTATACTTTGTATTACATCTTGTGAGTTCTTAACAAGTATCTCTCTTTCTTGGATATAATCTCCACCATACCAATACATTCCTGTAAGTCCTTGAGACACTATTCTTCTTAAATCTTCTATATAACCCTTAGCATTATCAAATGGTATTTCATTAGGGTCAAGAAACGGTGTCTTAAGTTCTATACTATCTTTCATGAAATCTATTACATTCTTTTTAAATATGTGAAGTTCTGATATTCTTTTAAAGTTATTTTTAAAGTATATCTTACATCTATCTTGAGTAGTATATTCACATAGTATTCTTACAAGAAGCTCTCTGTCGTAATGATTTTCTAAATGAAACTCTTTTAAAAGTTCTTCTATTTCATCTTTATCTTTCATAATATTCATATATAGAAAACTCATATCACACATTATATCTTTATCTATCTGAGATTTCGAGCATCTATCAAAATAAGCAAGAAGTGCTTCAGTTTCTTGTGGTATCTTCTTAGCAAATGCTCCTTCCATAGAAAGAGCTGATACTGATATAGATGAACGTCCACGCATAGTAATACTATCTCCTAAATCTCTATTGTAAAATCTCGAATATGGATTTGTGAGTACCCCATAGTACGTATTCATAAGTATCTTTATATTCTTTTGCAAGTTATCATATATCGCTCCAACTATTGGGTCATTCCCTTCTGTAAGCCAATAGTTACCTAATTTCTTAACTGTCTTTCTTCTTTTGAAAAGATATATCTCAGACTCCACAGTAGGAGCAAATACTTCTCTTGAGTTACGAAATATTACTCCGTTTTCTACAAGTATCTTTTCGTCTTTATATGTATTATAAATAAACTCTAGTGCACCTAGAGTTCTTGTCTTTCCTTGTACTGAGTTTGTATATTGTATACGAGTTTCTTTGAATGCTTTATCAAAAATACTTGATAACTCTTGCGATTTAATATCATCAAGTCTTATCTTATTTTTTATTGATTTTATCCAGTTTTCTTTTAAAGTTTCTTTACTTTTAAATATCTCAGCTATCTGAGATGTATATGTATTTTTAAGTTCCATTTTTACCAAAACCCCCTTATTTAGATATCAAAAAGGTGTTTTTCAAAACACGATTATAGATTTTAATATAAATGTAGGAGGTTTTAATATGGCACAAAATAATGCTCTTGTTGTAGCTACTATAGTTCTTGCTGATGAAAGAGAAACAGGTGTTCCTTTGTCACTTGACAAATTAGAAACTTTATGTAACTTATATAATACACCATCTAATATAGTAAAGCAAATAATGGAAGAAGCTAGGGAAGATGTAAAGAAAACGCTTGATTACGGGGTTGATACAACTCTTGCTGTAGCAGTTGCTAAAGGTAAAGATATAGATGATGATGATTTAAAAGATGCGTCTAAATACTATATGCTTTACACAAACTCAATTCAAAAGCTGAAAGATAAGTTTGGAGCTGAGGTCGCAGACTTAAGAGTTAATATTCAAGAAACTATTAATAAACTTAAAAATCCAGAATAATTAAGATGGTGGCTTAGCCACCATTATTCTTTTCTTCTATATATTATATAAGTAGACGAAAGTCATATTAAAATTTTTAAGGAGGAATTGAAATGAAAATTAAAGCAGTGTTAAAGAAGGAGTTATTTGAAAAAGGAATGTATCTATTTGGAGTATGGGATAAACCAAATAATGAAGTAGCTTGGGTAGAATGTGCACACGAGTTTGAAGAATTTAGAGATGAGGTACATTATTTATGGAATTCTTTATTTAGAGGATTAGATAGTAATGCTATAAGCTATATATGTAATGAAGTAATCGACAATGAAATCAGAGATGATTATTTACAAGCTTCAGATTTAGAGAGATACTCAAAGAATTATTTTGATAATGGAGAAACTGAGATATATTCAACATCTGCTGTTGTTGGACTTGCTCTTTTACAAACTGTATGTAATATCTGCGAACCTTGGAAAGATAAACAAACTGTAGCAAAACTTAACAAGAAACCTTGGGATATAGATACTACACTTATAGTAAATGCTAAGAGGATGTATAAAGAATTCTGTGAACGTGATTACACATCTAATAAAGATTTAAGAGATAAATATGGTTATAGTGATATTAAAGCTCAAGCTGAAAGAATATGGTTTGGATTATTTACTGAAAGAATATCAGAGCAAAATATCTACGAAATAAGAGATAAGGTAGTTGATAGCTATTTTGGACACAGTTATGATAGTGAAGACCTTGAGACATTAGTAGATGATTACTTATTAGATAAGGAAGACTACTTCATAGAAATGATTGCAACAATTTTAGATATTTGTGCGAAGATGTATTGTATAGAATAAAGAAATATTGGTGGGGTTTATCCTCACCTTTATTTTTTATTTTAATTATATATAATAAATGTAGAACCCACGGAATGAAAGTTCCACCGGGATAATTTAAAGGAGGTGCCATATGTTCGCATTAGTATTAATGTTGGCGGCTTACGCCATAGCGGCAATTTGGACAATTACTAGGCTTTAACTTTTTAAGAGAAAGATACTCAAGGAGGTGATATAAGAGTATACTTTCTCTTATTTTTTCTATGTTCCTTTAATCATTAGCTGTAATTTCTACGTTTTTTTTTCAATTATATATAATAAATGTAGGGACAAGAGTAAACTTAAGAAGGCTTAAGAGCTCACCGTCTAAATTTAATATACCTGAGGAGGTAACAAAATGAAATTAATTAAAAGAAAAAATTTGGAAGTGAGAAAGGCTTACTTCCTACAAGCATTCAATAGAACACCAGAAGAAATGGCAATCGTTTCTTTTGGTGATTGTAATTACAGTTGTCCTTACTGTAAAAGGGACTGTCAATTCTACGATGATGCTGGCAACGTCATCAACACTCACGACATTAAAATGAGTGACTTAGAAGCTTTGATAGATATTGAAGCTTCTAAAGGAAGAAGGATTAGATTAAGCGGGGGAGACCCCGCGGCTTATCCTTCTGAATCATTACATATAGCCCAATATGTAATGAACAAATTTGGACAAAAAATATCAATAGCTCATAATGGTAGCAGTTATGGGCTAGTTAAAAGTCTAGTAAAATACCTAGACTATGTTGCTATAGATTTCAAGGCATTCTATAGTGACAGATTGGTTAAAATAACTGGAGTTGCCAAACCAGTTATGGACCAAGAAAGAATTATTAAATTGTGTCAAGAAAATGGAGTTTTAGTTGATATAAGAACTCCAGTATTCGGAGACACAAGCCTTGACGAACTTAGAGAAATCGCAAGTGTCATATCTAAGTTCGATAATGTATTCTGGACGCTTAGAAAGTATAATAAAGTCCAAGGGTGTGATTTCCCCGTGCCCGAAATGGACGATGTTACTCATATCGCACAAGCGATAAAGGAAGAGTTTCCTACTCTTAAGATAGGGACTAGAAACTACTGGAAAGGTGGTTTCGAAATCTTCTAATATAAATAACGACGGGTTTGCTACGCCCGTCCTCTTATTTTTTTTTTTTATTTATTATTCTTACAGTATTTTTTTTTTTGTTTATATATTATATACTAAGACAAAGGCAATCCAATGGGGAGAAGCCATAATTTAATTTAAAAACTTTAGGAGGTTTTAGAAATGAGAAATATTAAATTGGTTGCAAAAATGAGAAAGTTAGGGAAAATCATGTTCGATGAGGCTACAAGGGTTGAGCCTACATTCGATTTATACTTCGGTAAAAGAAGTATAAGACACAGCAAAAAGTCTTGTATATACAGAGGCAAGCCTGAAACTTGTTATCAAGACTACGATTGTATCTACTACGAAGGACCATTTCAAATGGTTTGGGACGGGTACATTCGTGATATAAAATATTTTGAGAAAGAATTAAAAACTGCCGACATAGTATCACTATGGCAACACGGTGGTTACTATTCTGTAGATTTGAAACGTGGAGTTGCTACTAACTTCACAGAAACTTTTAAAATCGGGAACAAAGTTGAAAAGGCTGTTCCTGACTGGGAAACTTTAGAATATAAAGCTGGAAAGGGGTATATTCTTACAAAAATCCCTCAAGGCTTAAATAGTGCTAAAATTTGCTTTAAAAAGAATAAGAAGGTTAAAGTTAAGTTATCAAGCTTTCTTATTCTTTATAAGTCTCTTAGACACAAAAAGAGACACAGCAATCTAATACCAAATAAGTAAAGATATTGGCTAGGTTTTCCTAGCCTTTATTTTTTTTTTATTATCCTATTCACGTTATTTTTTTTTTGTTTATATATTATATTCGTAGATAAGGCAATCCAACGGGGAGAAGCCATAATTTAATTTTAATAAAACTTAGGAGGTTTTAATTATGAACAAATTTGCAAACTTAAAAGAAAAATGGGAAGATGAAAAATTAGTTAAAGAATTCAGAAAAATCGCAAAGATTGCTGGATTCGATGTAAGTTACTTTGGAGAAGTTATATCAGACAGAGATAGAAAGTACAGAGCTTCTCTAAAGAAATATCACAGCAGAAATATGAAGTACGTTTCTTTAATAATAAAGGAATGTGAAAAATTCAATATTTCTGCAATCACAGTATTAAGTCCGTATCTATGGATTGGAGACTATGGCAAGATATTAAGTGGTGCAGAAAAGTTGAAATATACAAATCATCCAGATGACTATTGTATTATTAATAGTAAGTACATCTGGAAAACTATAAGAGGTTTGTACAACCCACACAATTCAAAGAAGTGGGAAAAGTACACTTTCAGTGATGGTACTGAACATTATTTCTACATGCCTAATGGACATAAGAAAATCAGATATGGTTCTGGAGAATGGGACGAACTTATAGTCCTTTCAAATGGACAAGTATTTGATGTGGGCAATGTGTACTGGTTCACAATCAAAGATAGTCATAGACTGACTAGAGAAATCAAAAGAGGGTATGAATATATAGAGCCTCAATACTTCTTTGATGATTTCTTTGGTTGTGATGATGAAGATGATATTGAAGAAGAATAAAGATATTGGTGGGGTTTATCCTCACCTTTATTTTTTTTTATGTTCCAAAATAACAATATTTGACATATATATTATAAATGTAGCAAACGATTAAATAATACAAATTTTAAGGAGGAATTAAAATGAAGAAAGTAACTAAAGAAATTGTAAGGAAATTCAATGAGAGAATTATGAACCTTGATATTGAAAAGGATTATGATGAGTTTATGAAAGATTGGAAGGATATTCAGGCTGAGGAGTCTGAATATGAAAGAGAAGCTTTTGTAAAGTATAGAAAAGAGCTTCTATCGGAGAATAATCTTGTTAAAAAGGCTTTTAATCAAAAGCTTAGTAAGATTATAAAAAGAGTAATATTTAATAATTGGGAGGATTCAAATGAAGAATGAAGTAATGGCAGATGTCTGGAGTAAGGTAAATGAACTAGGTTTACCACTTATTGCAGAGTTTTCACCAAAGTTGTTTGTTGATGATTACTGGGATATAGGAAAGCTTGAAACTAGAGTTACTGTAACTTATAAAGGTGAGAAGATAGCTAAAATGAAGTTTGCTAAAGCTATTATGAACTGGCTTTTATTTACAACTCTTGATAAGCACCATATACTCGACGGACAAGAGCAAAGACTTGAGGATTTTATATTCACGGGTTCTGGTAATGTTGATAGTCAAAATGAATATGTGGAAATGGTGAAAGATGAGTGCTTTAATAGAATGAATATGAAGTTCTTTGACGTAGCATCTATCGTAGGTGAAATAAAAGAAGCGTTTGTTCAGTTTGCTTGGGTAGTCGATAATAAAAAGATGATAGATATATCAATGCTTGATATATTTGAACTTTGTGATGCTGATGAAACCCTTAAAGACTGGATTATAAACGGTCCAGTTAAAAGAGACGATATGAGTTTATTTGAAGTGGAAGAACTTAAAAAGCACACACTTGATTACATATCAAAAGTAGTCGAAGAAAAAGATATACAACCTTTGCGTTCTCTTGTAAAAGCAGGAACTGGACTTCGTCTTGCACAGTTTGTTGACTGTCTGTTTATGATAGGTTCTCGTCCCGACCAAGATGAAGTTATACCTAATATAGAGAAAGAGTCTTGGCTTCGTGGAATATCAACACCTGAGAGCTTCTATTATGAATCATATATCTCAAGATGTGCAACTATAATAACTAAACTTGAGATAAAAGACCCGGGTGCATTTCAAAAGACTATATCATATCTTAACAATCCAAACTACTTAAATCCTAATCCAGATTATATGTGTGATTCAAAAGCATATGTAGAATACTTTGTAGAATCACAAGAAGTTCTTGATAAGCTAAATGATAGATATATGATACACGACAGTAATCACCCAAGAGATATCGAGCTTATAACTAAAGATAGAACTGACTTAATTGGGAAAACTATTAAGGTTAGAAGTCCTTTTACTTGTAATTCTAAAGAAGGTATATGTAGATACTGTACAGGAGAGCATACATATTTTGATAATGTAAAAGGACCACTTGGTGCTAATATGAATTTAGGAGTTCAGTTTGTAAAGCAGTACATTGCACCAGAGGGTCAAAACTATCTATCATCTAAGCACAATATGATAACTATTATAGAAAATATAATATTTAGACACGATAATACTATCGATGTCCAAGTTAAGCACACAGATATTATATACTGTAATGGTACTATTGTGATAAATGAAAAGTATAGAATAGATGACCCAAGAAAAGACAGTCAAAGAGTATGCTATAACGGATTTGACGTAGAAGTAAATGGAATGGTGTACCCTGTAGAAACTGACGGTGTACTTGAGCTAAGAGATGATAACTTCTTGCACGTTGTATATAAGAACAAAAGAAAGTCTAAAGTATACAATGAAATAAAGGCTATATTTGAAAATCCAGCTAAGTTTAAAGACCCAGTAGCTGAACTTAATAAGCTTTTAAAATCTCCATACATAGTTGGAGAAACTGTATTAAAGAACTGTCTATTTGTGACTAATAAAGACAAAGAAATGTATAAGCCTGATTGGTCAAGAGATTTAAGAGATGATGAGTCTTATACATTTGTAGGATACAAAAAGGGTATAGTTAATAATACAGGAATAGTAAATAAGTTATGTTATGGATACTTTGATGAGGTTATGACATCTCCTGATAACTTTAAACCTGTATCACATATGAACTATGATGTATTATATGCCGATAGAAGTAACCATGAAGCATACAAGAAAGCTTATGAAGAAAAATACAAAAAGGAAATAGAAGAAGATAATAAGAAAAATGGAGGTAACAGAAATGAGTAATAAATTAGTAATGAGTTTGATAAATAAATTTATGGTAGAAAATGAAGAAAATATAATGGAATTCATAACACACCCTGAAGGTGAACTTGCTCAAAAATGGATAGAACAAGGGGAAGCTGTAAAGGAATATATTGGGTATAAAGAACCCAAGAAAGATGAGGTGGTATTTAGACCACCTACAATAGAAGATGATATAGTAAGAGTTATTCATAAAGATTTAATAGAAGAACTTAAGCAAGGTAGAAAGGACGATGGTAAAAGCGATTCAGAAATATTAAGAGAATATTATACACAATCAATAAGAGGTGATATTCTATGAACCTACACAGAATTCCAAGACTAAATACCTATACAGGAGAAGCAGCAAGGGAAGGTAAAGATAAAATTCCTATAAAGGAAATGGCAAAGTTTTTAACTATGGTTTTAATAGATAAGAATAAAAAGGAGGAACAAAAATGAAAGAAAACGCTACATTTTTAAACATTGGAGACAGATATGGACTTAAAGTAGTTGATGAAACCGATAATAAACTTCCAGTAGGAAGTATATTAGTTTCTAAACCTAAAACACCATTTGTGGAAGATTTAGAATACTTAATCGAAGATTTTAGTAAACTAAAAAGTAGATTGAGATTTGAGAAGCTTTCTGATGAGACTAAAGATTCTATTCTTGACGCTTACGAAGAAAAGCTTACGAGATTTCTAAAAAGATATAAAGACAGATAAGATTATAAAATAAATAAGGAGGAATTAAAAATGTCTAAAGAATTAAAAGAAAAGAAGGAATTAACACCAAGAGAAGTGAATATGAAAGTAGGTTTAGTAATGTTTGCAAAACTAATGCTAGATAAGTTACTTTCAAAAGAAGGTAAAAAGGAAGATGTATTAAAACATGAACCTGAAGCAGTTATGGAGATGCTTAATGATATTGAAGAAAAGAAAACAGCGAAAATACTTGCTGACTATGTTTCTCAATATTTAATAGGTCCGGTTAAAGAAAAGGTTTTATCTAAAAGAAGAGGAGATAAAATTATTTCTATGATTGAAGGTTTAAAGAATGGTTTAAAAGGAGTTATTCCTGAAGAACCTAAAGTTGCATCTGAGTTTGGTAAGATAGATTACTACTTATCTGAACTACAAGGAGCATCTCTTAATATCAAACTCATAACTGAAGTTTCTGATAGTTTACAATCAGACAAATCATTAAAAGACTTATCAGAAGATGATAAGAAAGACTTAGTAAGAAAACTAAAAGAAATGAAGATTTATGCAAGAATTTTACAAAGTCTATTTAAAGAAAATCTTCCTAATGTAAAGACTATCGAAGCTGAAATTAAGTCTTTAATTGAAAAGATAGAACCACCTAAAGAAAAGGCTGAAGCAAAGGATAAAAAATAACTTATATATTATAAACTAAGAATTGGGTAGGGAAACCTACCCAATATATTTAAAATTTTAAGGAGGAAGAAAATGGGTAGAAAAGCAAAAAGAAAAGTTAATAACGGTGAATCTTTAATAAAAGGACACACTATTGAGAACTTGAGAGAGAAAGTTGAAGATGTAGAAAGGAATAGAGACAAGTATGTAAAGGAAGATACTCTAGGATTTAGAATGAGAGCTATACAGAATATTCTTACAAATATACTAGCTAAGAAGCATTTAGAAAGTGGTGGAAATAGTATTATAAATATTCGTGACGATGAAAAGAATAGTAATATAACTCTTGTACTGCTAGGACCTAAAGATGTATTTATGAATAAACATATTAAAGTCGATAAGACTGGATTATATACAGTTTTATATTTAAGTGGTGGTTTAGCACATCAAGATGAGCTTGAGCATAAAGGTGCAATAGCTTTCTGCGATTATGTGTATAAAACGAGTATAGGTAAAAATGGTATGAAAAATGGGTTATTGTTCGGAGAAGAATTGTTTGACTTACAAGAAAGAATACATAATCTTAATATTTTTGGAGTAACTATTATAAAGGAGGCATTTGAAAATGAACTTAATAAATAATGTAAATGAATATATGAACTTTTTAGAAAGCAGTAAAGAAAAACTTGTGAAAAGAAATAAGATAAATGAGCATCTTCACACAGTTGTATCTTTTATTACAGATATAGCTTGTGATAGATTTATAAAGAGTAACGGAAGCAGTTTCTTGGCGATACAAGAAGATGAAAAGAAAAGAATTAAAAAATCTAATCTATTAATAATAGGACCTAATGGTATTTTAGATACAGGTAAATTTAAGATAACTTGTAGCGATGATGAATACAAAGTAATAGATATGGATACAATGAATGAAAATTCAGTAGAGACTTCTCTATATAATGGTAGCATAAACCTACTAAATTATATGCTAGCTTGTGACACATTTGATGAAAAGAGCGAATTAGAATGTGGTAGAACTTGGGGTGTAGATTTATACAATCTTATAAAGAGATTAGACGAGTTTATAAGCTCATTAAGAAAAGTTGTAATAGAACTAAATAACGAAGCTAATACAAAAGCAGATTTAGAAAAAGTAGCTTCCATGTTCCACCCTACAAAAGAAGGCGAGAACTCAGACGTTAGAGTTAATGGAAGACCATATACTATAAACGAAAGTGATATAGCTAAACTTGGTGGGGATTATGAAGAAGATGAAAACGGTGCACTTCTTGCAGATGATGTAGTAGCTCGTGCTATGAAATCAGCTGAGGAACTAGAAAAGAAAAAGACTTTAATTAAATCTAAGAAATATACAGCTGAAGAAGTAAATGCTATGTCAGATGAAGAATTAGAAAGACTTGCTGGTATTATTCAAACTGATGGTAAAACTAAAACTTTCATAGACGGTAAGGAAGTTGAAGTCAAGATAGTAAATGCTCCTACTAAGGAAGAAATAGAAGCTGAGAATAAAGAAGGGGAAGACCCAGCTATTACTGAAATGAAAAGACAAGTAGCTGAATTTGCTAAATCACCTGAGTCTTCTCTTATACCAGAAGGTGCAAAACTTAAAGAGGAAAAGAAAGAAGAAAAACCAGTTAGTACATTTGGTAAGAATGGAAAGCCTACAGTAACTTTAAAGAAAGCTGGAGATAAAGGAGTTCTAAATAAGAAGCCAGATTTCTCTAAAGCTACACTTACAGCGTCAGCTGATACACCTTCACCAATAGAAGGAATACCTGCAATGTTTGCTCTAAATGATGTAGCAAAAGATGCACATAACCTAAGAGGCGGAAGCGTTAGAATGGTTAAAGGGGAAGACGGCAAGATGTATGCTGAACCTATGAAAGCTGATGATATGAAAAGAATAAATGATACAATCTTCCCTAAAGAAGCGTATACTCACAATACAGCAACTGGAGAAAAGTTAGGAACTCCATTCGGTGATGAAATAATGAGAGTATTCAATACATCAGCTGGAGAACCGAAAGTAGAAACTGCACCAAATGTAGTAGATTTTACTAAGGTTGATGGAGAAGAAGAAATTGTAAAAGAAGATATAGAAAATCTATGGTATATTGATAGAGCAAATAAGAAATTAATACCATTTATAAAGAAATATGGTAAACCTACATATGATAATAACTATGAAGCGTTCGTTCTTGTAAATCCTGATATACTATTTGTGGGAAATGGGGAAGTGTCTAAAATGGACGAAAACTCAGTAAGCGATGAGGAAGAAGGACAACTAATATATGATATACTAATTAATATAGTTACTAATCCAAATAAACCAGAAAATGATATGTACAGCGAAGACTTCATAGAATCAGCTACAGAATGGGTAAACTCAATTTATGATAATGAACACGCTGAAGAAATTGATGATGATGGTTTAGATGAGTTTAGAGAAGAAGAATAAGGAGGAATAAATATGATAAATAAGAATTTGATACTAAGAGGAACTTTACCATTTTTGAACAAAAAGATTTTAAAGCATACTTTCTACGACATTTGTGACTTAGAAGATGAGAATAAAGAGCGTATGACAAAAGCTGGTATAACTGTTACAAAGGAAGAAGTGAATGAATATTTTAATAATCTTTTAGAAAGATATCCGATGGTTAAAGAGGATATGACTGAAGAAGCTGTATCTTATATGCTTATAAGTGAAGGTGCTAAACTTAAAGAAGAAAATTCTCTAACTGATAAGGATTTGATACTTTTGCACGAATGTAAAATTATGTCCTATGAATATCTAGCAAACTACATATTACAAGAAATGCTACAAGCTAGATACACATATGATGTGTATTATAATGGATTTAGAATACTACATGACTTTATAGAACATTATAAGCTTACAGATGAAGACGCTATAAAGTATGGAGAAACTTTAAATCCGGAAGTGAGAGACAAAACAGCTATGTTCATAAAAGATATAGCATCTGTACTTTCTAATAAAAATGCAATAATTCTTAAAAGAATAATAGGTTTTAATAAATCTAAAAAGGAGGAAAAATAATATGAAAGGTGTATTAGATTATATTCATAAGAAAGCTTTAAAGGAAACTTATAATGCTATATTTGATTTAGAGGACGATTCTGAAGAAAAGGCAAAGTCTTTAGAAACTCCAATGACTAAAGAAGAGATAGACCATATGCGTAGTTATATCTCTGCTAAATGTATTGACTCAGATGACATAAACATGATGTTTCTGTTCATAAGAAAGGAACTTGAAAACCTTGAAAAGAAAAATGAGTTAAATAAAAGAACGCTTATAATCTTAAATACTCTTATGGTGGAAAACTATAGAAAAGCTACTAATTTCTTACTTGAAGAGATATTCCATATAAAGCGTTTAGATGATGTTATAGAAAAAGCATTCAGAGAACTATATAACTTCACTATAGCTTACATGAACGATGAAGCTGATGCTATTGAAGTAAATAGCGATAATATAGCTTTATATATAGACCACAAAGATGTAATATTTGATACTATGTCAGATAATACATTTAGAACGTTTATGAAAATAACAGGAATAAAACTAATATAAGAAATGGGGGTTATTCCCCCATTTCATTTAACACACGAGATGATTAAGAAACTAGGAGGAAATCATAATGAAACGTGTGATATTAAGTAAAGAAACCCGTGCTAAGCTTAGGGAGAAATACCCAGTAAAGCACACCGAAATAAAAGAGAATATAAGAATAAGAGCAATAGAAGATGAGCTTAAAGATAACGTACTAGATTACTCTATGTCAGTGATACTTGATAGAGCAATACCAAAACTTCAAGACGGACTAAAGCCAGTACAAAGAAGAATACTATATGCTATGAAAGATGTATCGTATAAAAGAAAGTCAGCAAGACTTGTAGGTGAAGTATTAGGTAAATATCATGCACATGGAGACAAAAGTGTATATGACGCTATGGTAAGGCTTATACAGCCTTTTAAAATGTACGTTCCTTATATGGTAGGACAAGGAAATTATGGCTCTTTAGACGCTGATGATGCCGTTGCAGCTTATAGGTATACAGAAGTAGATAAGGACGAGATAAGTGAGCTAATATTCAGAACCTACAATCAACTAGGACTACGATATAAAGCTAATTATGACGATACGATGAAAGAGCCTATATGTCTTGCACCACCAATACCTATGCTACTTGTAAATGGAGCTATAGGAATTGCAGTAGGTATGGCAACTTATATACCGACTCATAACCCATATGAAGTTATAAACGCTTATGAAGCATATATAAAATGTGAGCTTAAAAATGACAATATAAGAAAGTATTTAAAAGCCCCGGACCCAGTAATTCCTTGCTATGTTATAGATAGGGACGGAATAGATAGAGCTTATAAAACAGGTTCGGGAAAGTATCACTGTATGAGTTACTATCATATAGAAGACGATACCAGAGGTAAAAAGAAGATAGTATTTACTTCGGTATTACCAAATAGATATAAAGATAACGATATACGTTCTTTAGTTGATAAGTGTCGTGACCAGAGAAATCCGCTATCTCAAATGGTCGCTGATATCGCAGATGAATCGTCTAAAGAAGGTATAAGAATAGTTGTAGTTATAAAGAAAGATATTAAAGTAGAAGATGCTATCGAAGCACTAATAGCCGCAAGATTTTGCTACGATAGTTTCACTATATCTATGAGAGTAATAGACGAAGGTAGACCTATGAAAATAGGAATTATGGAAATGATGAAAAGATTCCATAAAGCCAATAGAGCCTCGTCTGAAAGACACTTAGAAGCTTTAAGAGGGAAAAAGGAAGAAAGAATACATATATTAGATGGACTTGAATTAGCAATTACTAATTACGATGGCGTAATAAGTATAATAAGAAAGTCTAAAGATAAAGAATCTTCAATAGAAGCTCTTGTAAAGAAATACAAGATAGATGAGAAGCAAGCCGCAGCTATCTTAGATACTAAACTTGTATCTCTTGTAAATAAGGGTGATTCTATAAAAGAAGAAAGAAAAATACTAAAGGCTGAAGTTAAAGAAATAAACCTAAATCTTAAAGATATAGATGGCTATATCATAAATATAATAAAGGAACTAAAGGTTGCTTTAAAGCCTTATAGCAAGAGAAGATGTAAGATTATAAGAGAAATCCCAAAAACACCACTTTAGAACGATTTAAAGGGGGTTTGAACTAATGGACGACTTGATGGAGTTTGATGAGTTAAAAGATGGATTCATGGAAGAAGTTAAGCAAAGTTTCGATAGTGTTAGGTCCGCAACTGACAATATAGAAATAGCTAACTATAGAGCTTTTAAGAATACATTAAATGGATACGCAACAGGCAATATCATTCAGTTCTTAGATTATATGAAGCAGGAAGACTTCTTGACAAGACAAGGGTTTTGTCAAGATTTCTTAGCTTCTCTAAATGAATTAATATCCGATTATTTTTTCATTGAATTAAGACCTGATGATATATATGAGCTATGGAGAGTATACGAGCTATACGTTATAAGAAGATACGATACTATAGCAAGAGTTCTTATTCATTATATGAGTGAGAAGTTCACATTTGATGAGATTAATAAGCCTAAGATAAAAGCTGAAGATTTAGCAAAAGATTTGCTTTCTAAGATAAAAGATAATATAAACTTAGAAGAAGCTTTTGATGATTGGTACTTAGATAAATGTAGAGGGTTTCATGATAATGTATTTTTCGAAACACCAAGACAAAACTTTTTTGAAAGTTTTTTCTATAATACGCCACATGAGATAGAAGAATTTACAGAAAATGAAACTATTATAAGTTACATAAAATCTCATATAATTAATATGAGACTTAAAATACAACAAGAGAAGAATAAATAAGGAGGATTAAAAATGAGTAAGAAAATTGACACAAAGAACTTTGATAAACAAAAAATGATTGAATGGAGAAAGAAGGTTGGAATAGGACCACTTATGTGGGCAACTACTATAGATAATGCGAATGATAAGATAAATAAACTTACAGCAGAGAAAAAAGAAAAAGAAGCATACGATGTAAAAATAGACGTAGAAAGAAAACTATGTATAGTAGACACTAACGCTATTCTTGCTATGAGTAAAAGCTCTTTAGAATACGATAGAAAACTTGCTAAAAGAAAGGCAAACTATGTATTCGTAGATTTAATAAGACTTGCAACTTCTGAGTTTGAAACTCCAGCAGAAATGGATAACTCTGGACTTAAGACTTTATATTCAAACTATAAAGCTATTAAATCTATACAAAAAGAACATGAAAATTCAATAATTCCAAAAATGAGGAAACTTGTAGAAGTGTTGTTCTATTTAGGAAATCAAACTGAATGTGATAAAAATGAAGTAGCTCTAACTATGGCTGACGTATATAGAATCATAGAAGCTAAAGTATTCACAGGACTTACTATAACTGAAGGTAAGACAGATGAAGAAAAGAAAGCTATATATGATGCTCCTGACGTTCAGCATCATCTTGAGCTTTTAAATAAAGAGTATGCTGATGAACCATTTGACATATATATGGACGAAAATGGACATTTTAAAACTACACTAGAAATAAGTAAACTAATTAATTTAGCTCTATACTTAGTAAGAGAAAAACTTATTGCTTTAGAAGATATACAATCAGGAATAGAAGGTCTTGCATCTCAATTCATATTTATATGGAACGGATATGACCTTGCAAATACTGTAGATATAGCTCACGCTATACTAGAGGGACAAATAAAAATTCTTGATTTATCAAAAGAAAACTTCAATGTCGAAGGAGTAGATACAAATATACAATCTATAAAAGATGCTGATACTTTACTTAAACTTTTAGACACAGCTCAAAAGTATATAGTAAATGATTTGAGAAAAGAAACTCTTACTCCTATCTTAAGAAGATTTAAGAAATTCAATAGAAATGTACCAGTTGAAAAGGACGGTATAGATTTAGTAACTCCTATCGCTGATACATTTGATGGATACTTAGATACATATATTAAAATTGCTGTACCGTCTATAAAAGAGCTACACGATAGAATTGTATGTAACTATGGAGACAAAGTAGAAATGGAAGAAAAGGTTTATAACGATAAAGGAGAAGAAGAAATAAAGAAAGTATCTAAAGTTAAACTTAATACTAAAATGTGCATAGCTTCTATTATAACTTTATTATTCATAGATAGACTTTTACACATCCCTGATTTCTTAAGAGGAATAGAAGTTATATTTAGTGGATTTTTAGAAATAACGTCTGTTACTTGGGAAGCATTTGCTAAGAAATTAGACGAAGTTATAAATGCTATAGACTTTAATGTAGACGAAGCTATAGTAGAAGAATATGAAAAACTTGCAAATATCAAAATAAAAGATTATTCTACAGAAGAAGTAAAGGAAGCTATAACTAAAACTATTCCGAATAATCTAAAAGAAATAGAAAAAGGTTTAGAAAGTGGAGATTTAAACTTAGCTCCAAGAGGATATGAAGACAGCAAAGGTAACTTTAAACTTACAGGAATTGACGTAGTTTCAGGTAAATGTAATCCTTCAGAAGAACTAGATAAAGGCAACGCTGTACAAGTTACAGAGAATACAGTAATAGTTCCTCAAGATAAATCAGAAGAATATTAATTGAAGGGCTTTATGCCCTTTAATTACTTATATAAAGGAGATATATGGACTTTCATGAAGATATACGTAGAAGGCTTAAAAGTATAAGAGAGAGTTTACAAAGGGAAAGAAATACAATATCTACAGATGATAAGGATAAGGTGAAAGATAATGGAAAGAGGAGAAAAAAGAAAAAGAGAAGAAAGTGAATGTGTAGAACTAAATAGAAAGAAAGTAAAAGAAATATCAGAATTCTTTGGTATTTATATACCGGATTTATTTTCGATACATATTGTAGCAGATAAAGGAAGAATATTAAGATATGGAGTAAATACATTTATAAACGGACAAGAAGCTACACTTGTATTACCTGCTGATAATTTTGATTCTGGAGATTTACTGGACGACGATAAATCTTTAGAAAACTATTCAACTTGTATTATGTGTGCGTGGGCGTCAATAAAACTTATGGAAGATAATAAACTTAGTGGTTTAGAAACTAAAGAAAAATGTGAAATATTCAAAAACGCATTTGAAGATATGAATGATACGCATAAAGATTTATTAAAGCCACTAAATGATAGCTTCCTTAAGTTCATAAAGAGAGGTCAATAATATGTCAAGAAAAGTAAAAATAAGAGAAAAGAAAGTAGAAGATTATTGCGGTTATGATTTCTTTGGAGAAAGAGCTATTTCAAGAGCTATATTCTTATTAAATAAAATATATCAAAGGGACGTATATAAAAGGCTTACTGAATATTTAGATGCTATGTTTGGAATAATGACATATGATAATAAAGATGTAGTAGACTACAGTGTATTCAGATATTTAGAAAAATGCTTTATAATATTTAAGAAATTAACTAATAGTGAAAATCCCGTTATAAGAGATATATGTAAAGGTGTAGAGTATAAACTTAATATTCTTAGAGCGAATTTAGACGTAGAAAATATATTCGTAAAATGTAATAATATGAATTCAGGTTTATACTTATCTCGTATATTTTTTGACAGATGGTTCTTTGATGAAGTTAATGTACTTGTAAGAACTGATGATAAGATAATATATGAAAGAAATAGGAAAGACTTAAATATTATAGTAGAAGAAATAAAAGATGTAGCTAAATCACCATATGATACATTTTATGCAAATAATTGGAAATGGAAATATCATTCTATATTAGAAGAAGAGTTGAGATTTTAAGGAGTATATTATGAGTGATGAGTATATAGAGAAAGAGATACTAAAATATATAGGACAGATACAAGGTGTAGGTTATACGAAGGGACTCAAGCTTAAAGATTATCAAAAGAAAAAGGATAGAATAGATAAGCTATATAATAAACTGTCGAAGGAGTATAAAAAGAAGAACCAAAAAGGACTTCATATGATGTTCAAGTTCTTAGATGAATTTGAAAAGAATTACAACTTTAAATCTACAGAACCTGTAAAGAGTTCAATAGAAGATATTATAGATTTTTATAATAGATTAACTAAGGAGAATTAAAATGAAAGAGATAGAAGATTTGATAGAAAAATACAATAAACTAACGACGCCTAAAGAAGTTACAATAGATATAACTGATTTCTTAAAAGAGCAATACGAAAAACAAATGAAAGATATATCAGAGTTTTATGAATGTGATATGGTATCACCATATAAAGTAAAGCGTAATGTAACAGGAAAGCAGTATGAGTTTAAAGCATTTCTCAAAGGAGAAGAAGTTACACTTATATTAAGTGATTCAGAATACAATTTTGATGAACTAGCTAATATTAAGTCACTTGAATATTTTACTATGTGTATATCAAACGCTTGGACTATGTCAAAACTTGAAAAGGAAAAGAAACTTACTAAAGATGTATTTGGAACTACTATATGTATTGTAAATGATGCGTTCTATATGATGAATGAATCTCATCAAAAACTAAACAAAGATTTTGATAAAGCATTTAAAGTAAAAGTAATAGAACTTGATGAAAAGTTCGATTGGAATAATAGAAATTAAATATAACGGGCATTACGCCCGTTATATTCTTACATTAAGAAAGTCTTTTTAATTGGTGTTGTTGGTGCATCTTTCTTTTCATTTAAAGACGATACTATCATCGTTTCTATATCATTTGTAGTAAGTGCTGTGAAACTATCAGCTCTCATATTTATCTGCTTTACAGACAAAGATAAGAAGTGCTCAGGATTTGTAAGTCTAACCATTTTAGATTTATCCTTTGGGTCACGAAGCATAGCAGCTACAGTATACTCATAATAGTAATCAGGAACTTTTATAGGAACATTATTTCTTGAAGCGTTCATAAGAGCATCATAAACGTGCTGATATTCTATATCTTCAAGTATTTGTCCTTGTGTAAATAGTGTATTCATCATTTCCTGATTTGATATAGATGATGTCATATTATTAGAACAGAATAAATCTCCGGGATTATATTCTATTATATATCTGTCATCTTCTTCCCTAAATCTTGTAAATTTAGTTTTAGAAGATATACATTGTATAATGTCAAATGTATCAGACCCTGCATATATCTTTCCAAATAGCATGACTATTGGATTTGTGTAAGGGTCTACAAGACATCTTTTAGGAGTATGAAAAAGAAAAGGTTTTACAACGTACCAGTTATCATCTTTGTCATTAAATTTTATGTATTCTTTAAAATCCATATATGCCTCCTATTACATTAATTGATACCAGTATCCTATTTTTGAGAATATAGCTTCTTTGTCTCTACGTATTTGACCAGAGAAAAACGGGTCATTGACTCTAACACGACTTGCAAGATTTCCATTATTTTGAAAAAATGAATTCGATATATAATCTTTGTATGCTATATTAGTTGTCATAGATATCATACTTGTACGCAATGGTGGAAAAAGCCATCCTCCTAAAAGACTAAATAGAACTCTACCACCAAATGCTAGTTTAGCGTAATCTGTTCCTTGCCAATAAGAATCAAAATCGACATAGTTATACAGAACTCCTTTATTTTTAGTAACATTACTAGCTATATCAATATCAGAGTCTTTATTCATATAAGAAGTAAATACACTAGGTGGTAGCATATATATTGAACTTCCAGTATATTCGTTTCTTACATACTGCAAGAGTGGACGTCTTTTAGGAAAAATAAATTTCACAGTAAATCCCTCTGAATTAGATAGCTCAGAGCTAAAAGAATTCCACCCATTATATGGCTCAGTTATTCTATTCTTATTGTAATCGACATGCTTCATTTCTACTTTATTATCACCATAATATTTTTGTAATACTCCAGAATTTATTTCCATATCCATATAAGATATCATATAAAGTCTTATAAACCCTACAAGTTTTAAATCATCATATACTTTATCATTAAGATTAGGTGCATTTTGTTTTTCGACAAAATCTACATAAACTGTAGGAAACATCGGAAGTAAAGCATTACTAAAAAATAGAGGATACTCTACAGTTGTTGGTAGGTAGAAATTAGAGACGAACTCATCTGGTGCGTACATAGGATGAACGCACTCACTACCGAAGCCGTATATCATATCTGTGTGCATCTTATAATTTCTCATAGTATCAAAATTTTCATCTCGTGAATCAGCATATTGATTGGAACTGTACATATCACCATATCTACCACCAGTAACTTTAAATTTATATGCTCTATTTCCCCTAGAAGTTCTACATCTTGACCATTCACTATACTTACCGTTAATTGTAGTATTCACTCTCATCATTTTATCTAAAGACATATTCTCTCTTTTAAAGAAATCAAATGTTCTACCAACAGATGGTGACAACTCAAAACCACTTTGTGTCTTATATTTCGCAAATCTATGATTTTGAGACTCAAAGCTATATCCAATTTTAAAATCTTCCAATGTTTTTATTCTGTCTCTCCCGAAATTAATTTCTATTTCAAAATCACGTATTAAAGTATAGTCAGAAAAACTATTATTTGAGTTGCTGTATACAGGAAATAAGAACTTATGAAGGCGTACTTTATTATAAGGTATATTAGCAGGATTATATCCGGGTTTTCTAGTATCTTCTTTATCTAAAGCATCATTTAAACCTTCTAAATTAGGTTCACAGAAGAATGTATATTCATCATTCTCTATAGTTTGTGATACCTTGAAATTTTCAAGCATTGATATCTTTGTCTTATATGATTTTTCTAAAATTTTATTTGTATACATAATTGAGCCGTCAAAGTATTTAGCTTCACCAACTCTGTCAATCATTTCATTTTGTAGCTCCGTATTATCATAACTTCTAAACTTATAATAATCATTATCTTTGTACGTATCATCTATAAACTTACCAATTCCTAAATTTAGTCCAATCATATTGGACACTATATTATATGTAGAATTGTCCGATACTTTTCTTAAGAATACATCGAAAGACTTTTTATATCTTTCATCATTCATTTACATTCACCTCCTACATTAAATCGTCTTCATGCCATTCCATTACAGAACGTTCAGAAGGTAATAAAAACGCATTCATATCAATATTTTTCATATAGTTCGTTATTCCTTTTTCTCTATCAGTTTCTTTTATCTTCATAGATGTACAAGAAACACCGTCAGTTTTAGGATATATGTCGATACTATTTTCAGCCAACGAAAGTTTTATATCGCCACTTTTCCATTTAGTAGGAGCAAGTTTAAGCTCATACTTTTTAGTGACGCCACTACCATCGGTAATTATTATAGACGGTAAGTTTCTTGGTATACTTACTGTCAAATAAAATGCTCTTAAATAGTCATCATTTTGCATATCGTGAACTGATATTGCTGTTTGAATAGGACTTTGTATACCAGAGTTATCATATCCCGGTCTTTGAAAGAAACTAGAACCTCTAAATGTTCTTATAACCATATTTACTACAGGTTTATAATTCATTCCTTTTAAAATCTCATTCCTTACAGGTTCTACACGTTCATACTCAAAATCCACTTGAATAGGTAGAGGATAAAACGGCGATATACATCTTCTCATATCATTCCATTCATTCCAAGTTAAATGTCTTGATAAATTTCTATTAGATAAACACAGCGTATCCCATATCATTGAAGAGTAGTTTATCTTTCTACCATTTTCGATAAAGCACGATACTAAATATCTTAAATGTCTTCCCGTACATTTATTTATAACTGACGTATCTTTTATATTAGCATATTTACTATCGGCGGTATCTTCTATGAAATCTAAATATTTCTCAGCCTTATGTAGTGAATCATTATAGAAGTTATCAGCAAATGTATTATCTATTCTTAAATCTATACCATTTATAGAAACCTTTCTTGCATTACTAATAGATATATCGTTATTTGACTCTACATATAAAGGTATTCTAAATTCATTTACACATAAATAGCTTTCTATCTGCATTACTTGTATAGGTGCTATATCCGCGTGCAATTTAAACTTATATTCACTATTTGCTACATATCCATATTCTTGTGCAGTTTTTACAACAGATACAGGCACTTTTACCAAATTAGCATCAGTTGATTCTTTATTCGGTTTTATATAACGTATCATTATACCAGTTTCACCAGTATAAGCATTATTTGCATCTATCTTAAATGGTGCTGTCTTAAATATAGCATTACTTTCACTATATTTTTTAATTATATCTTTACCGTGATTTACCATATGCTCACCTATCATCGAATGTAATATAGGATGAGCATATGTACCAACTTCCATTTTTGTATTAATATTTTTTATAATTTTATTTTCAAAATCTTCCATTACTCATATCACCTCACTGATAAAATTTATTTGTGGTTTTACCCATATATATTCCGCCTATATTTTTACCGTCTTTAGTAGGATAATAATACCAGTCAAGCATAGATGTTAATGGGTGTACATATCCGCTGAAAGTTAGTTTCTTATCCATAATACTTAATAAGTTTTTATGTGTCCAACCATAATACATCCAAATATAATCTTTAATAGGCATTCTCAAAAATCCACCTTTATCCTTTATTCTATATCTATAAAAATCAGTAGTTCCCCATTGTAAATCTGGAGACACGTGATAGTTTTTACCGTCTGAATAATCATAAGGATATACAGAAGCTCCTACTTTACCACCATTATCTAAATCTGGGTATATTCCACCAGTTATACCCTCAAGTCCAGTATCATCAAAAGGACTTGTTACAAGTGCTGTAGGTATAGAGAATATATCAGCTGATACTGTTACAGCTTTAGAATAATACGGTTTAACTCTTTCGTCCCAAGGTGTTCCACCCGCACTTATCTTTTTATCAGGCTCTTCATAATTTCCCCCAGCTTGTGTTATACCCTTTAAAGTTCTTATAGTTACTTTAAAAAGCGTATCGTGTGGACGAGTAGCATTAGAATATGATGTCTTAGCATTCTGATTAGAATTATCAGGTTTTAAATCTGTCGATTTAAAGCTACCATTAAGAAGAGTCGAACCGACAAGTCCTGAGTATCCTCTTATTACTAGGAAACCTAAAAGCGTACAAGCTTTATTATTTATTATTCTATTATGTCTAGGGTATATCGCACTAAGTCCGCCACCGCTATAAATATTTTCTTCACTTTCACATTTTCTAAATTCAAAATCTATAGATAAATCCATAGGATTAGTTAAATCTTCTGGGTCAGGGTGTATTCCTTCAGCTCTAGGCATAGTAGTGATTGATGTCATATTTTGCTGGTTTCCAGCTGTATGGTATGTCATACCAGATGACATAGGAATGTCAGCTTCACTATCATAAATCTTATTCACTTCCAAATAATCAGCGAGTCTTACTTGTTCATCATTCGTTCTAAAGCAAGTAGCCGCAGAAACTCTATATCTCATATGTCTATCAGGTCTTTTATTAAAGCTTATAGTTTGTATACTATTAGATTCATAGTTTGTATTTGAATATTCCGGACTCCAAGTTGAAGGATACAGTGGAGCTGACGTATGGTAATGTCCTACTGCCCATTTTGTTGTATTCGCCGAAAATTGAGTAGCCCACATACGACTTAGAGTATGTTTATGTCTAACATAAGGCTTACCAGAAATACTATTATCTTTAGGACCTTCCATTATGTCTATATTAGATTCATCTAAATGCTTAAATGGATTTGTTATAAAATCTATTTGTACATCTAAATTTTCTATATACATTTGAGAATTCATAAATTGATTTGTATATATAGGAATTCTCCATTCATTAACTCTAACATTCGGTATACTCACACCGTCTTCGTTATTACATATTGTACCCCTTCCAAGTTGAGGATTTGCAAATTGCTTAATGTAAAACTCATTAGCTAGAGAAGTCCTACCTAGTAAGTCTTTAGAGTTATAGAATATGTCAAGTATTGGGAAATTGTTATATTCTGCCATATTCAGACTATTATCTAAGCCTCTATTTAAGCACATTCTTAAATATGCTTCAACCCAACCATTATCTTTTAATATCTCGTAAATCCCTTTAGTTCCTCTTTTACGTATAGGTGATGCTGAAGTTATTGGAGTTTCATCGAATTTACAGTAAAATACAGATTCTCTTTCTGATTTTCTTAAATGGTTTACAGCTTCTGTAGCTAAAGAGAATGGATATAAAAATGTATCTTTTCCTAAAGACAAATACATTCTTAAATCTTGTATATTTATAAATATTCTTAAGCCTCCTTCTTCCGCCACAGCTTCACCATTCGTGTATCTTATCAAGTTTTGGTCTTCACTAAAAAGAACTATACCAGATATATCTATTCCTATTATAGCTGACAAGATAAGAGCAAGTTCAGAACTTGTATCTTGAAGTATCGTTTGTAAATGTGCTCTTGAGAGCACATTTTTATATTCTAATATATTTTTCAATTTTAAATTAGAAGGTATATCATTTGTGTCTAGTAAACCCTGTTTATTAGATTCTGTCCAAGGATATCCTCTCCCAAATATACTCATATTATCACCTTACCTATATAAGTAATAGTCAACTCTGCAACTATTCTTCTTAACATCTTTATCAAATATAACATATACCTTCTCTCCTATTCTTTTCTTTAAAGTAGGTTGAGCGAAAGTATATGCACGAGATTCTCTATCTTCTATGAAAAGCTTATAAGTTAGTACATCTTCATTATCTTTGCTTTTAGCCTTTATAGATAGATTTAAAACTCCTACCAAGTCAGATAAGTTTACAACTTCTATTCTAGTACCAGCTGGTATAATATTTGAATATTCGCTTGTACCATTTAAGAAGTATACTGAACCTCTATCAACTACATCAGATTTATAAGTTGAATTTAAAGTAAATTCTTCAAATTCAGTTTCTATATTAGAAAGTCTTGTTGTATTTTTAAGGCACATATAAAGCTTTCCATTGTTTTTATCAATATATAATCTACCTTTTTCCTTATTACCACTGTCTTGAATATGTAGTACAGTTCCGTCATTAGAACCTACATCTACACCAAGAACCGAACCTAAAAGGAATTGAAGTTGAGCTATTTGTTCCCAAGCTTTCCCAAGTCTATGAGGGTTTCCTTTCTCATTATGAGGTGCAAGGTCAAGGTTACGTTTCAATGTGTTCATTTTAAAACCTCCTTAAAATTATTCTAAAGGGGTGTTTTTGAATGTTCCTGCTAGTTTTTTTTTTTGATTATATATTGTAATAGAAGAAGACAAAGGTAAACTTAAGAATACTAAGGAGGAATAACCATGCTACAAGAATTAAAAAATACTAGAAAGAAGATTGAAAACTTTTATGAAATTCTTTCTACAAAAGGTTTAGTTGAATTGACTAAATCTGAAAAAGAAAAGCTTATGAGAAAAGCTATAGAGTATTACAAATCTAGTCAGGATGAGAAACTGATTAGAATGATAGAACTTCTATATTACAAAAAGGATTTTAATCTAAATAGTTTTTCAGCGTGGAAAATTGATAAAGAAAAAATGGAAAGAGGGTCTTATGTATTTAAGTCTCTCGACAATTTTCAATCAATAGAAGTTATGCTAAACCGTGGGTTCACAGCATATACTTCTAATAAAAAGGAACTTATGGAGATTTAATCTCCATTTTCTTTTTTTTTTTTACAATCCGAAAAGCAATATAATAAAGGAGAGTGATATAAATGGGAATGTTCTTTAATAGCTGGAAAGATGACGATGCCGAATATTATTATGGCACTGTATCGGAAGTAGGTTCTAGTAACTACAGTAGAGGTTATGATGATGGTTATTATTCTGGTAAAAAAGCAGTTACTGATAGATATGACAAAGGGTATAACGAAGGATATAATAAGGGATTTAAGGCAGGACTTAATCTCTATTTTCAAAAGAAAGAACCTATCAAAAAGGACGCTTTAGAACTTCTAATGGACGAGCTTGAAGCTTGCGAACTTTCAAGAAAGATAGACACTATAGATTTTACGAAGCTTTGTCACGAATTAGCTTTTGATGAACCTGAGAGTGTGTTATTTGATGAATGTGAACCTGAATGTGATTTAGATGAAGTTATAGATATAGAACCACAAAGAGATTCACCTTTATAATACTCAGCTATATATTATAAATGAAGCGGCACAATAATAAAATTTTAAGGAGGAATTAAAATGAACGATTTTCAAAAATTTAAAGAGGAGTATTTAAACTTAAGGACGGAAGATGAAACGATTCCGCCAATACTTAACTTTTTAGAAAGCTCAAATGGAAAAGGAAGGCTTAATATCGTATTTTATGATAAAGCTTCCTTTGAGGACCATACTATAGAATACAGAAAGTTTGTATCTATGATGATTGTGATTAAGTATATTTCTAAAATTAACAATCAGAACTATATACTTATTTATAAATCTGAAAAGATAAAGGATAAGGATATTCTTGATAAGATTAGAAATATTGAAACTACTTATCTTAAATCGGATAAAGAAAATGAGATATATTGGTATGTCTTAAACGGTTCTCATTTCTTATCATCGAAAGATTTCCCATTCGTTCATCAAAAGATGATAGATACACCTGATGAGTTTTTCACTGAAATTTCTATGAGCCTAACTAAAGATAAGTTCGTAAAGCCTTTATATTATGCTTTGTATCACGAATCGCTTATATCTATAGTAGGTTGTGAAAAATATGGAATAGAAAAACTATACGGTTCTCTTGATGAATTTATGAAACAAGATTTAAAAATGTAAAGGAGTGATTATATGTATAATAAAGAGGATTTAAAATTTAAGTTACGATTTTATTCAGAAACGGATAATGCTGAAATGCAAGGGTTTGTGAATATACTCATGAAGTCTATAAAGGAAAGATTTAAGGACGATGGAATCCACAAAATACCGCCATTGGTAGAAAAGAGCTTAGAAGATATAGTTGCTAAAAATACCACTATGGTTACAGGTACACTAGAGGTTGTAGAAACTAAATATAATATAAATAAGATGTGTGATGATTTTGATAATTATTATAGTAAACTTATAGACGTTCTTAAATTTATAGACAAAAATCATAAAGAAATAATAGATGAAATTAAAGAAGATAAACCTAAAACTTTTAATAAAGTTTCAAAGATAATATCAAGAGTTGTTCAAAGTGGAGTTTTTGAATATCCAACATATCCAGCACGTTATGATTGGGAATGGTTTAATGATATTACTAAAGAAGTGAATAAAATATTAAATGATAAGACATTATCAGAGTATAAATTTGATATAGAATTTATATCAACTGATACTATGTCTATAGCTGAAGCGAGTAAATTTAAAGTAATAACTGTAATGTATTTTAAACTTACAGAATATATAGAAAATAAGGAGGATTAAAAATGACAAATCATGAATTAAGAGAATTAGTAATTAAAGAGGTTAAAGAAAAGTATGGAGAAACTAGAGTTATACCACTAAATAAGATGACAGAATTCTACAACCTTATATCTGATATTCTTTATAAGAATAATTGGTATATAGGAGACCCAATTAAAGCATCACAACTTGTAACTATAGTAAATGAAATACTTATTCAAAGTACCGGTGATGGAGATGAGCAATTTAATATCTATTTAGATAGATTTGAAAAGCTATTTAAACCTGAAGAACTGCCGATGGTTTATATAGGATTTGAGTGTCCAGACTATATAAGAAGAGCAATGCTTGAAGAAAAGGAATTACAAATAAAATATGATAAACTGGATGCTTTCTTAACTAGCGATAAAGTCAAGAATGTTTCGCCAGAAGAGCTTAGTTATATGGAAGACCAAAGAGCTCATATGAATCAATATCTAGTAAGCTTACAAGGTAGAATAAATATATACAGAAAGAAAGCTACTGAACCTATAGAAAGCTTTAATAAAGAAGAGTTCTTAAATGGTTTAGAAGATATAAAGGCACTAATAGATAAGAATGTAACTGACGTGAAGATTAGTTTAATGAATAGTGGATATATTAATAACTACACAGTTAAAATAGATAACGTCATAAAGGCTTTAAGTATTAAGTCAGTTATGTATCTTGCGGCTATAGAAAAGGCTATAAAGGATATAACTGAATAACTTGCAGCATTCATATTTTGATACATATATTATAAGAGTAAGACAAGGGAAATAACCCGAAGTCAAATAAAAATTTAAAGGAGGTTCATATTATGAACAAACAAACAATCAACACAGTAAAGGGAATTTTTGAAGAAAGAGGTTACTATGCTTTACAAAAGAACTGTAAAGAAAGTAATAAGAGATTATTATTAGTATTGGTCAACACTGACCTATCTTGGGAAATTGAAGTTGACCCAGTAAGAAGAGCTATAGAAGCTTATAGCTTTGCTGACTGTCATAATTTCAATCATTTTGATACAATCATTATAGGAGTACCTAAAGACAAGATAGTACAAGGTCTTCCTATAATAGATAAAGAAATGGGAGAACTTAAAGAAAAGATTGGAGAAATAAATGATTACGCTGATGTGAAATTTATATCAGCTATATCAACTGGTGTTACAGGAGTCGTTAAAGAAAATAACGCTGCTGAGCATGTAATAGTTTATGATGATTATGAATCATTCTTAGCACTCGCTTGCGAACAAGGAATAATTCAAAAGCATGTAGTTAATAACTTCTATTTCATATATAACTCATTCTTAAGACAAATTGCTGGATGTCAAGATTTCTTAAGAGGAGTTGCACATAACAAAGTGTGCTATTGGAATATGTATCAAATCTTGAAATTCATAAAACAACAAAAGGCAGAAATGGTTGTTGAGAGTGTATTACAAGGTCCAGTTATCTTATCTGAAGCTTACAGATGTGGAGACCATCCGTATGTAAGAGGTAACTACCCTGAAAGTGTATTAGGAAGCTTCGGACAAAGAGGTGGAATAGGATTAGGATTTGGTAAAAAGTAGTCCTTACTTAAAATTTGAAATATATTGGAAAGGATTGGCGGGGTTTCCTCGCCTTTCTTTTTTAAGTTTGAAAGGAGATTAATATGAAGAAAGCAACAGAACCAAAATATACCGTAGAAGAAATGAAACATGAAATAGCAAGACTTGCAGACGGACCGAATTATAAAACGTTTATAAAGGCTTTATTTAGTTATGAAAGATGCTGTGATGATGAAGAGCTTTTAGAAAGAGCGTATCATGAATATATGTCTAACGATAACGTATACTTATTTCATGATAGAATATACGAGATACTCGACGAAGAAGATGATGAAGATTAATGTGGGATAACTCCCACATTTTTTTTTTTCTACTATCCTTACATCATTTATAATTTAATACATATATTATATACTAAGATAAAGGCAATCCAATGGGGAGAAGCCAAAATTTAATTTTAAAAACATTTAGGAGGAATCGAAAATGAGAGATGAAAAAATTGAAAGAAGAATGATGTGTGAAAAGAAAGAAAGACAAAAGGCTTACGGAAATTTTATTGAAAGATTTTTAGAAGATAATCCCGAACTTAAGGCTAAAGCTGAAAGACTTGAAAGATATCTTAAAGAGCAATATAAAGAAGAATATCAAGATTTAGTCGATATTAAATATTGCGGATATTATTCGCCAGTTTATAGTTTAGCATACGAATTAGAATCTAAGAATAGTGACTACAGAAGAAAGTTAGAATACTATGAAAGTGGTTATTCTGAAGATGCCAAAAAACCAGTATTTGAAAGTAACGAAGATTGTCTTAAAAGAGTTATTACAAATAACTATACTAGACTATTTCATGATATAGAAAAACTGGAAATAACTGAAGCAGATTTGGCTGACATTAAATCTAAAATATCTTCTAAAACTTATGACAGTTTAATCTATGCTATAGACGAATTCAATAAGAAAAAGTTAGAAGATAAGTTCTATGATAAAATCTATATGTGTCATACTTGGGATTTAAACCACCATAATGGTAGATACGACGAATTACCATATGGAGATGAAATAGATAAGATTGAAGTTCTTTTAGAAAAATATGGTTTCTATCATCATGAATATGAGCTAGATAGAAAGATAGCGAAAGACACATTCAGTACAACGTTTATTGGTCCATATATAGGATAAAAGATATTGGCTAGGTTTTCCTAGCCTTTATTTTTTTTTTTTTATTATTCGAGAAAATATAAGTATATATAATATAAGTAGCCGAAAGGTAAAATAAAAAATTTTAAGGAGGAACAAAAATGAAAAATCTAACTAAAAAGGAAAGATTTGAAAATGTATTAGCAGAATTAAAGGGGGTGAAAGGATTAAACGTTATAGCATCATATTATTACGACCATAAAAATCTATATGCGAATGAACCAAATAATACAATGGATTTTGATTTCTTGGATTTATCGGTAATAATTCTAAATACAATTACTATGGTTGGAAGTGACGATGTCGAAAGTGAATATGATACACTTCGTGATGCTTCTTTATATGCTGCTATGTGTGGAGAAATAGGATATTATTTTAATAACCCAGTGATTATAGTACAAACCAATGAGCATACAGATGAAAAGACTGTAGAGGAAATTAAAGCTGTTTACAATACATATATCTATAAGCAAGGTGACGTAGCTTATATGGAAATGTGTGATATGTTCGGTATAAATATACTTGGAAACCGTGTGGATAACGAAGCCTTATTTGATGACGAATTTAAACTTCGTAATGATTTAGATTTCTTAGATTATAAGATTGTAGATAACTACGGTGAACCTTATATGAGAAAGAAACTTATAAGAGAACTAACAAGACAAGTTTATAACTATATAGCAGATGACGAAGAAATTATAGACAGACAACTAGCAATTCTTGTAAGTAATGGACCTAAAGAACTTCTTATAGATATAATTAAAGATGTTCATAAAGAACTAGGTTCTAATATCCTAGATGATAAGATAGAAAATATCTTTGAAGTTTATGAAGATAAGAAAGAGGAGTAAAATAAGTGGTGGGGTTTATCCTCACCATTTTTTTTTTTGTAATTTTATCTAACTTCTTGATAGCTTAATAAGATAAAAGGAGATGAAGTAAATGAGATTAAAAGAAATACTTATACAGAAATGTCGTACTAAGGGACTATACTCGCTGGAAGCTGACAATAGAGATGAAATGAATATCGCTGTTACTATAATAGAAGAAAACTTTATTATTCCAGATGATAAGATAGATAAATTGTACGATTATGTATATTTAGCTACATTATCGCTATCTAAAGTGTGGGGTAATAGATATGAAGCAGAAGTTGATGATATAGGACTTATGCTTGAAACGTTATATTTGCCCGACTTAAAATACAAAGGAGATGAAAAATAATGCAACTCAGTTTTAAATTTAGAACATTAGAAGAAGAATCCGGTATGAACAGATACACAAGAATTAAAAATGAAGATAGCATACCAGCACATGTGAAAGATAAGGTTAGTAATTATAATTTAACTTTAGTTGAAATAGCAAATATTTTAGAACGCAATCTTACAGAATGTCATGTGGTAAGTGCAAGCAAAATAGAGGCTGAAGGACCTTCGGGCGAAATATTAAGTCAAGCTATGTCTCACGATATCGTATTTTCAGATAATAATATTTCAATAGAAAACGTAAGGTCAAGACTTGCATATATATGTCATTTTGAAACTATAGCAAGAACTAAGATTGAAGAGTATCTTAAAAAATATAAAGAAGATTCATTTAGATTTAGAATATCTTTAGATTATAAAGAACAGTATTGTCCTTATGAAGTAGTTATAAAATACGATAAGCATACTAAGGTTAATATTACGCATCATGCTATGCTTGATAAGTATCACAATATAGACTTAGATAAATATAAAGAAATAACTGAAATAAAAAGTGAGTATGGAGCGTAATGCTCCATACATTCACTATCCTCTTTGTACAATACCTTTTGCTTGCATATTTTGAAATTCAGCAACTTCAACTGGGTCGAATTCCTCAAGTTGATGATGAGGAGAGTCAACTCTTTTCCAGTCTCTTCCGTGTACCAAGTTAATTCCTAACATTTTAGCACAAAGTTTTGCGTGTTCATATATAGTTTGCCATCTAGGGTCAGCTGGTGAATCTGTGTTCTTCCAACCAACGTAGTATATATCAACAGCATGTCCGTACCCATCTCTTTGAATTTGGTGCATAGATTTATTTTTTACACCATCTGTCCAAGAAACTACTATTCCGGGTTTAGTTCTTCCTTGTGCAAATATTTCTTGTTGTCTTGCAAGAGTTCTTACTCCTTCAGATACAAATATATCTACAGGACAAGTAGCAAGCATATACCCAAGCCATAATTGTAATTTAGGGTGTAATCCTTTAATTCTTTTCTTGAATGTATCAGACGCACCATTCATTTGAAACTTTACTTCTTCTGCCATATTAAAAACCTCCTTTGTAATTAATACACAAAAATGTTTGTGAGCACCCTTTCGGGCACTCACTCTCTTTGGGTAGGTAAAAATTCTTTTAAGGAAAAAGCAAAAAATTATTTTGTCAATTAGCGGGATATGAGATGAAAGAAGTAGAACTCATATCCCTTTATATGAAAACCTCTATAAAAGGTTATTGACAATCAGTATTCCAAGAATATGTTATTTACATCGAAAACCCAAATAAAACAGCTGTTTAGAGAAAAATGATAATTAATTAATTAAAAATAGGAGGTATAAATATATGGCAATATTTTACTATTCAAAGCAAATGTTCCCACATACTTACCTAGAAATTCACGATTATAGTGAAGTTACTCTACCATCACTTCCTCTTGACAATACTTGTAGACAATTATCTGGAGTATTTGCAGATATGGGACCTGACGATAGAACTATGGTATGTACTATGGAAGCTTCGTTTACTGAGTTATTTGGTAAGCAAACTTACAAAAGACATGGGCTTATGGGAAAAGCTATAATAAAGAACTTAAGAGCTGGTGGTTGGTCATATGTTAGAAGACTTACAGATGAAAAATCTAAGAATGCTAACGTATCACTAAATGCCGTTGTAACTCCTGCTGATACAGCAAGTCCTAAAAAGAAATACTTTGTATTAAAGACTTCTGCTTGGCAAGATACACAACCAGCTACAGGTGTTGTAAATGTCGACTACGTTGAACTTACTTTAACTAAGACACCTACAGTATCATATGTGGCTGAAAATCACGAAAACTTAAAAAGAAAAGAAGATGCTGAACTTTTAGCTCCTTCTAATGTAGGTAACGCTAACAAAGTTCCAGTTTATGTTCTTATGAGAACTGGTGCTGGAATACTAGGAAATAAAACTGAGGTAATCTTCCAAAAGATGAGAACTGTATCTAATAATGAAGACAATATTTATCAAATGGATGTAACTATATCTGAAACTCAAAGAGAAAGATATAAGATAAATGCTGTTGAAGATTCAAGATATGACACTGTACCTTTAAATATTAAGCAAGTATTAAAGGGACAATCTTATCAATTAAATGCACACTCGTCTGAAGCTAACCACTTGAAATTACAAGAGTTAGTTGTAGGAGCATTAGGAAAACTTGAAGAAGATTTAGAAACTTGTATAGGAACGCTATCTTCTCACAATATAGCAGAAACTGCTATGAAAGGTGAGCTTGAAAAAGTTAAAGTTGTTAAGCAAGCTTTAGAAGAAGATGATGTACCAGTTACAGCTTTATGTACTTTATTTGGAGATAATACAAGATTTAGTTTCTTCTCTTCATTAGTTGAAGATAAAGCGACATATCTTGATAGAGTAAGACTTGATAAAGGTACAAACGGAGAAATCTTAAAAGGTAAATTCGATTGGAACTTAAAAGTTACTCACCCTACTTTAGGACAAATAAAGATATACGAAGAATTGTGTAAAAACTTCTATGAAGGAAAGATAGACCCTACTATACTTGACTTTAACGAAACTCCAGTAGACGTTATATATGATATCGGATATCCAGTTCCAGTTAAAGAAATGATAGGAAACTATACATCTATTCCAAAAAGAAGAGACGTTATAGCTACTATTTGTCCAAGTAAAATTGCATCTATAGCTGAACTTAAGTCTTTCGATGAAGGATTTAAACTAAATAACTATATGTGCTTAAAAGAAGTAAACTGGTGTGATTACTACGATACCGATGAACAAAAGACATTAACTGTGCCTATGACATATTTAATGATTAATGCTCAAGTAGAGTTCGTAAACGACGGTTGGTCAGACCCTATTCTTGCAAATAGAATAGTAGGTGGTCCTATAGCTGGAACTATAACCCCAGTTATCAATATCTTAACTGATATCGAAGATAAGACTTATCTTGTTATGAATGGATGGAACTATGTAACTTCATCTAAAATGGGATATTTCTTAGACGGACAAAAGATGGCTTCTACTAACCCTTATAAAGTATCAGTTCTACAAGAATATCACAATGCTTTCTTAATAGGAAGAATTATGAAGAAGATTACAGATACATTAAATAGAAATAAACACTTCTTACAAACTGATGCAAATGTTGCAAAGATTCAAGAAGTTGTAAATAAGGACTTAGAAGAATTCAGAAGTAAATGTGGAAATGTAGCATATACTGCTTACTATAAAGATAAATTTGACCAAGTTGAAGGAATATTATCACACGGTATAGATTTAACTCTATTCGGTTCAAATAAATCTCACCACATTGACCTTAACGTTTATAGATACTACGTTGGGGAATCAGCATAAGAAAGGAGTGATAACTAATGGCTTTTGATTATTTTGGAAATAAAATAACAGCGTCTACAGCTGACGGTAATAACCTAAAACCACATCATATGAATACAATATCACAAGATGATTTCCATTATCTTAAACCCGGTATTATATCAAGAAGAACACTAAACGCTCTTCATCACTATACTACTGGACGTGGTATATTTATTCCTACTAAAATGTGTGCATTTATGGAATTTGCATTTCCTAAAGAAACTAAATTCTTTAAGCAAATGATAATGGTTGGAGCAAATAAACTTGACTTCGCTCAAGATAGAACTGCTGAAATAGGAACTAAAGACCCGGGTATTGAAGGACAACAACAAGACTACATATCAAAAACATCAGGACTAACAAGAGAGTTCACAATCAATATGGTTGCAGAACTTGACGGTGCGTTCTATACATTCTATATGGCTCACTGGCTAGAAGGGTGCTTGTCTATTCGTGACGGTGTTACAAATATGTATGGCTTCCAAGGAGCTCCTACAGCGGCTAATATGAGTATGGAAGGAATGTACTTTACAATGGACCCTACTGAAAGATACGTTGTGTATTCAGCATATATAACTAATATGCTACCTAAGAACTCACAAATGTCTATCTTTGACACTACTAAAGGGGAATATCAACACGCTGAAATTCCTTTGCAATTCACAGGTATGCCAATAGACTTAGACAAAAACGTATTTAACGCTGCTCAAGCTTATCTTGATAAGTTAAACGGTCAAAGAGGACATGCTCAAAGACTTACTGGACATGCTTATCACGAAAAGAATAAACTTGAAATACCAGCAAATCAACCAGCTATATAATACTTATGCAGGGGAAACCCTGCATATTTATTTATTTTTACATAACTTATATATAGGATTATGGAGTCCAAATACTTAAATAAAAGGAGATTAAAAATGGAAAAGAAAGAATTTAAAACTTATGAAAAAAGAGAGTTTACAAAAAAGGAGAAAGATGAAAGAGCTATACTTGGTAATTTAGCATACTTCTTTAGAATGTCTGATATAGAAAGAGAATATAAAGATTCTAATAACTGGAAATTCTTAACTTTAGACGAATATGCTGATAGACTAAGAAATGCTAAATCTATAGCTAAATATGTATTTAAAACACTTGCTGGAGATATAGTAAACGGGTGGAACTTACTTAAAGTAAAAGGTAGAGTTAAAGATAGTGAAACTGAAGTGCCTGAAGTTTATTTACCAATATACTTGTATAAAGACGGTAAACTTGCTATTCCTTGCTATAATAATATAGTAGTAGGATTTAAAAGATTTGTAGGGTTATCTAATCTTGTATACGGATTAGGTAAAGATATGAAGAATTTAAAGTATTTCAAACACTGGGAAGAAATAGAACTTGTGAAAGATGAAGAACTAAAGAAAGAAGTATATAAAGAACTTATGAAACCTGAAAAGATAGACGGTAAAGAATTTAAAGCTAATACTAAATTCACAGGTATTACTTTTGATTACGCAACTATTGATAAGAAAGGTGTAAGACATAAAATCTCTAAAAGAGATAATGTACAATATGAAAATGAAGTTAAAAAACCTTTCAAGAAACCATTTGAAAAGAAAGAAGGTTCTAAAGGTTTTGTAGATAAGTCTTTATCTAAATATGGTAAATTTAATAAAAGAGGGAACTTCGATAAGAAAGATTAAATATTAATGGTGGCATTACGCCACCATTATCTTTTTCAATTAAATACAATAATATTAGACAAGTAGAATAGAATTATACTCGGGAGTTCCCATTCTCTGACATATTATAATTCCTAATACTAATAGATTATTCTATTCTACTTGTTTCTATTTTTTTATTCCAAGAATACATTATTACCGTGTATTAACTTAAACGTATTTCTTGCATATCTTATAGCTGTATATATAACTGACTTATTTATGATAGAATCATCTCCAGCTATAAGAAGCGTTTTATTGTATCTTTTCTGAGCAGCATATAATGGAATAGCATATGAGAAATATAACTTATATCCTGTATCTGGTGTGAACTCTACATCTTTTGAAACTGCACCTTCATTTAGTAAATCTATAAAGTTAAGATTTATAGGAATTTCAAATTCTATATCTTCTCCTGAAGGTAGTGTGTGTTTTACTCTATAGATAGGAGCGTTAAACATATCAGAATCTTGTACTTTATCTACTATTACTAAATCCGAATATATCGGTACATCATAAGTAGTTATACTATAATCAGGGTGTAGAACTTTAGCAACTACTGGAGTATAGCATATCATCTTATCTCTTGTAACTGGAGAGAAAGGACGAGACAAGGCTTCTCTTATTCTTATATTATACTCTCCTATATTTTCTCCATTTATAAGTATTATTTTATCATAATCAAGTATCTCTTCATCTTTTATAGCTTCGTGAGTTACTATAAAATCTTGTGACATAAATATAGGGTCTACAAGATATTTAACTTGATATTTCTTTAATTTATTAAGTATCATATTAATAGCTGGAACTACATCAGTTCTTCTTGTATAAGTCTGTATATCCGAGTCACATTTAATAAATCTTTTATAAAACTCACCATCTGAGAAATCTGTAAGTAAGTTATCATACAGATATACAAGATGAGTAGTTAGAGGAATATTTGCAAGTATATCATCAGTTAAGTCTCTATCAACTACCGTATCTATAAGTACAAATAATATATCACAGCTTGGTATCTCACCCTTTAGCATATAACGAAGATTTATTGGAGATATAAGCTCTCCTTTAAATACATCTGTAAATCTAATATCAAATCCTAAAGTTTTAAAATATTCATTATCGTATCCTACATACATTTTACATACATTTACTTGTCCTTGAAAGTTTTCATTTATATAATCTTCTATAAGTTTTCTAACATTTACAGCTTGAGATATTCCTATAGAGTGTACTCTTTTCTTTTTTAAATCTATCGTAATTTTATCCAATTTCAATCACCTCATAATAGTATTAATTTATGAGGCTGTTACACAAGTTTTGACGTGTTTTGGAACATTTTACTAGGAAATATTAATAGAAGGCAGGGGATTTACAAAATGGATACTAATATACCTTTAGGAGGGGTATCGTGTTTTGCCACTAAAGCTGGTAAAATCACAGACCCCTATTTTTATGTAAAAGTTCCAGTTTTGGGACTAGACACCGATACAAAAGACGGTGTAGCCGTAATGGAAATAAAGGCTAAAAATGGTACAGATTATAGAATATATCACGACGGAGATATAGATGCAGAAGCGGCAGAAGATTGGTGGATTGAAGAAATGTATTCATCTATTCCACCCGGACCTATAATAAAATCAGGAGGACACTTTCATAAACACATAGGACAATCTAATCTTCGTAAAGTACATTACTATAATCTAAATGATGTAGCTGTAAATGTTGGGGATTTACTTTTGGGAATATTCTTAGACGGAGATACAAGAAATCTAGTTATTTGGCATATACCTCATAAAGTCCCTATTGGGGGTGAGGTAGTATATGATTAAGATAGAAGACTTGTCTTGTATTACTATGTACAAGATATATAAGATACATAAATCACCTAATAAATATAATAAGAGAAGATTACACGACGATGACTTATTCTCACTAGAGCTTGATGATAATATGGTAGTTCACTTTAAAACTAAGTATCCGTCAAGTATAGATGGTGGCTTAGATGAGTTTGTGCGAAAACTTAGAAGAAAGGTTATAACTAAACTTACAGTATCAGAAAAGATAAGATACGATTATAAATGTATATACATGAATTTCAATAATGAAGTTGTAGTAACGCTACTAACTTCTAATCTTGATAATGAGCTTTGTGTATACGTGGAAGGAGACAATAATGCTTAATAAGAATACCCGTTTTATATCACTTAGTGATTATATAGAGTCTCAGAATGACAATATAAGAATAGATACATTTAGACTTAAAAATGTCGAGAATAGTCTAATTACAGATGTACTACCACAGTATTTAGAAACTATGCAGGTAGAGCTTTCTGAAACGGAGATTAATAAGTACACTTCATCTCCTAAGACATTATCATTTGATTTATATAAATCTGTAGATTTATGGTTTATACTATGTATTGCAAATGGTTGTAAAAGAAGTTATGAATTTAAACCTGAGAAAATAATAAACTTACCTACATCTAAATCAATAGGTGCTATGATATACGCTTTTAATAATCTAAGAAATATTTAGGGAGGACAATATGCTTACAAAACTTATAGGACGTACAATAGAAGCTGTAAAGATTTATAAGCCTATAAAGGGTAGAAGAATATTTGGTTACAATACTGAAGATATGAAAGAGAAGCTTATTGATACGTCTACGACAAACTTCGTTATATATCATAAAAAAGGAAAGGTATCACTTATAAAACCAAGAGAGTGTACAGATTATATAATACTATCATGCACGGGAACGAGTGATGCTTATGGATATAAAGATATAATAAAAGAGATGAAAAAACTTGTAGGAAATAAGATAATAGAGGTTGAATTTAAAAAGAGAGAAGAAAATGAAACTTATGGAATGCTATATAGAATGGACGAGTATTATATTCTTAAATTATCAAATGGCGATAAGATACCTATTCGTCTTTCGATACTTTATAGTGATAAAGGATTATATGATAGTATTCCACTTATTGAGAAATATGTTATGGAGGTAGGAAAGGATAATGGAAAAAGGATTTCTAGGAAATAGTGAGGTTGCAAGATACGAACAGCTATCAAATACATATCTTGTAACTAAATCACCAGCTATAGTTGATGAGATGTATGAAAACTTTAGAGCATCAGATATTTATACTTGGGAAGATAACGCAGTAATACTTTATAATTTAGCTAAGAAGTATCCAGCCACATTTAAGGACGCTCCTCAAATTAAAAGAGAGTATATTATAATGGAGCTAAAGGACGAGTTTAAAGTATACTCTGGACTTATGGAAACAGTAGAGGCTATAGTTCATAATATGAATGTAGAAACAGCTGATGAATATAGAGATGATATAGTAGAGCTTTGCGATATAGCTATTCAGCATATGCGTTCACAAGGTTTTGAAACTGTACCTTATATTATAACTTCTACAAATATAATGACATTTTGTGATAAACTTATGGAGATAATAGAAAACGCATCAGTTGAGTATTCCTCTATGTTTATGAGAACTATAATAACAAATAAGAACTACTCATATATTATTGAAAATCTATGTTCCTCTTGTTTAAAGGATAGAGAGCCCGATTTTAAAAAGATGATATATCTTATAGGGGATGCAATAAATGCAGTAGACGAATTACCAGAAGATATTAAGGAGGACGAAGAAGATGATGATTATAACCCTTTGTATGATATGGCTATGTCGAAAGAGGAAATGCTTAAACTTGCTTACGATAGTATAGATTTCACTATGGTCGATTTAGATAAGGTAAATCAAATAAAATGTATTATGGCTATAAGAGATATTTTGACAGATATAAAGGAAGAAGATACTCTACATAAGATTTGTATAAAGATGATAGAACCTTTCTTAAAATCTATAGCTGAAAGTTATAACCTTATATCTCAAAGAAAGGAATCTCCTGCAACTATAATAAAAGATATGCAGGAAATAGATGAGCTTGAGTATAGACTTCCAAGAGTTTTATATTTATCGTCAGGTGAGTTTGAAATACTTGAGCCTGTATATGAGATAATACTTATAACAGAAATGAAGGTTTTAAAAGACTTACAAATTATCGAACAACAGCATAGTTTACGTATGTGCTCAGAAGCTTTGCTTCCTGAGGCGACATACGTTCCATATTTAAAAATTGATATGGAAACTATAGAAAAGATAGTACCAATAGAATATAACGATGAAATGTTATACGATAAAGATATATTAAAAATTGTACGTGTTTAATATTTTGTCTATATATTATATAAGTAGCCGAGAGGTAAAATAAAATTTTAAGGAGGAATTAAAAATGGCAAAATTCGGAACAATCAAAACAAACGACGAGGAAAAGGTAGTTACTAGCGGAAACGCTGAAACAGGAACTGTTGGTGATTTAGTAGCAGGTGCTTTAGGTAAGAAAGTGGAAGAAGTTAAAACTGAAACTTTCGATGAAGGTTCTACTGAAATAGTTGAAACTAGAGAAGTTGTAGAAGAACCTAGAGTTGAACCTAGAGTTGAACCTAGAGTTGAAACTAATGTAAAAACTA